CGTGCACGCGAGGTCGGCCGGCGGGTGCACGTGGAAAACGGCGTGCTGTACTTCGTTGACCCCGCCTCGCTGGCCATGGCCCGCACCTCCCGGGCGCTGCCGGTGAAGATGGACAAGGGCCGCGACGGCGAGGCCGTGGTCAACGTCGAACCGCTGTACGGAACCTTGGTCCCGCGCGCCGGCAAGCAGGCCCGCCGTGACCTGACCGGTTTCGACCTGGACACCAACAGGCTGATCAACGCCAAGCAGACCCCCGGCAAACCGTCGCCAGACTTCGTTGCCCGCGACACCGCCATCACCTCCCCGACCGACCTCTACACCAACGCCCAGGCGCTGAGCGTCGAGCACGAGGAGTGGCTGCACGCGACCATGCAGATCAAGCACCTGTCCGACGTCGAGCACCTGCCCGGACAGCTCGTCAACCTCACCGGAAAGGCCGTCAGCCCTCAGATGCACGGAACATGGCTGATCACCGAGGCAGCCCACCACCTGGAGTCGCGGCTGGTGTCCAAGCTCGGCACCCGCCGTTTCGACTCCTCCCTCACCCTGTCGCGTAACACCGACCAGGGATTTCAGATGCGCGACCGGCGAGCGCCGCGGGTCGACGACGGGTGCATGCTCTCAGGCGGCCGGTGGCGGGCGCGTAACCGACAGGTGGTGATCCTGTGAGGGAGCACACCGGCAAGTACCAGGCCATCGTCGTCTCGGCGCGCGACCCGAAAAATCAGCGCCGCATCACCGCCCGAGTGCCCGACGTGCTCGGCCAGACCGTTTCCGAATGGGCGCGGCCGGCCACGATCGTGGACGCCCCGCTCAAACCAGGCGCCATGGTGTGGATCACCTTCCCGAACGGTGACCTGCGCTGGCCGGTCTACCACGTGCCCAACGACCCCAAGCACGGGAGGATCATCCCCACCGGGGGCTCCTTGTCGGTCGACGGCCCCGGCCCGGCCGGCGTGGTGCTGGACGCCAAGGTGCACGCCAAGAAGTCCAACAGCGGGTATGTGGCCATGGTCGCCACCGCTTTTGAGATCGCCTCCACCACCGAGCTCAAAGAGCGCATCAGGCCCCTGACCACCGACGCGCTGGCCGCGGTCAAGGCCGCCCCCTCCTACGAGTGGTGCTACACCAGCGACCACACCAGCGACTCGCGGCTGCACGTCGGGCCGCTTCTGGAAGATCTGCCCGAGGTCGTCCAGGCGAGCGCCTCCACCGTCGACACCGGCGCCGTGATCGGCATCCTATGGGAAGCGGTAAGAACACTTTCCGCAAAAGTTGAATTGTTGGAGCAGGCGCTCGCAACTGCAAACGAAATCGCCAACCCAAATACACTGAATGGTGACTCTGGATAACCCTTTATCGCGGCAGGAGGAATGAACTATCGTGTCGCTCGGAAAAGCTCCTGTTGCGATCGACCAGCCGTTCCGTTTCGGTGTGGACGGCAGCGTGACGACAACGCGAAACGTGGACCGGCAGATTCTTCAGCGCCTGGTCACGATCATCGCCACCAACCCCACCGAACGCGTCATGATGCCGGAATTCGGCGTCGGCGTGGCCCGCATGGTTTTTGAGCCGGACCCGTCCACTGTGGTCGCGGACCTGTCCATTGACGTGGCCGAGCAGGCCGCCCTGTACGAGCCCGGCGCGGTCATCACCAAGCTGACCCCGTACCCGGAGCCGTCCAAGGGGATGGCGCTGCTGGACGTCGGATTCAAGCGGACCGACACCCCCGACTCCGGCGTGGCCGCGAGCCGTTTCGTGCACCGCGGCGTGGTCGGCCCCGGCGGCACCGTGAGCGAGGTCATCCGTGGCTGACGAGACCCTGGCCGAGATCGGCTACACCGTCCCCGAGGTCTCCCTGGACTACACCGCCCGCGACTACGACGCCGTGCTGGCCGAGCTGGTCCGCCGCGGGCGCCAGGTCATCCCCGAGTGGGTGGCCAACGGTGAGGGCGACTTCGTGATGATGCTCGCCGAGATCATGGCCTCTAGTACCGACCTCAACAATCTGTACATCGACCGGGTGCTGGGCGAGAGCGTCCTGGCCACCGCGACGCAGCGGGCATCGGTGCTCGCGCTGGCCGAGCAGATCGGCTACATCACCCACGGCACGATCGCGGCGACAGGGTCAGTCACCCTGACCTCCGACGCGACCACCACCGCGGCGATCACCGTACCCAAGGGTACGACGCTGCTGACCGACTACATCGAGGACCTGGACGCCCCGATCGTTTTCGAGACCGACAGCGACGTGGTGGTCCCGGCCGCCGGCGGAACAATCAACGCGGCGATCACCCAGGGCCAGACCGTCAACCGCTACGAGGCCGGCGAGGGCACCGGCCGCGCCGGCCTGTCGGTGCGCATCCCTCACCAGGGCGTCATCGAGGGAAGCGTCCGCGTGTGGGTCCAGGCCCCGCACGCCGACATCGAGTGGGTACGGGTCAACCGCGCGGTCGACGCAGCCCCGCAGGACCGGGTGTTTCTGGTCCGGCTGCGCGCCGACGGAACCACTTCGGTGATCTTCGGAAACGGGATCAACGGCTACGTGCCCGAGCTCGGCGCGAAGATCTTCCTGTCGTATCGGGTTGGTGTCGGCAGGGCCGGCAACCTCCCGGCCGGGAAGATCGGCCAGCTGGTTTCCAACACGGTGACCGGTGTTCTGGTCGCCCTGGACGCGGCCAGCAAGCCCCTGTCGACGGCGACGCTCGGCGGCTCCGACCCCGAGGACAACGACGAGATCCGCCGCAACGCACCCCACGCTTTCGCCGCCCAACGGCGCTGCGTCACCCTGCTGGATTTCTCCCGCCTCGCCCTGGAGGTGCCCGGCGTCTCGGCCGCCAAGGCGGTCTCCGCGCGTACGAGCTCGGTCACGGTGTTCTTGGCCGGCCCGGACCGCTCCACCCCGAACACCACGCTGCTGGACGCGGTGCAGGCCCGGCTGAAGGCCGCGGCGCTGTCCGGCGTCGCCGTGTCGGTCAGCTCACCCACGTTCGTCCCGGTGAATTTCGGGACCGACATCAACCCGCTTCGGATCTTCGTCGCCCCCGGTTGGCGCGACACGCAGGTCAAGGCGGCCGTGCAGACCCAGCTGGCCGCCTTGTTCAAAGCCGCGGACATGACGTTCGGTACGCGCGTCACCCTGAGCAAGATCTACACCACCCTGGCCTCACTGCCGGGTGTGATCAACATCAACATCCCCGTCATGGCGCGCAGCGACGCCCCCCAGGCCGGCGCCGACGACGCGGTGATGAAGGACTACGAGATGCCCGTCCTGGGTGTGGTGAAGTTGGCCACGACCGGCGGCGTCATCACCCCGGTATAGGAGCCGCCCCATGCCCGCCTCCTACCCCGAAGGAATCCGCACCTACTCAACCAAACTCGGCTGGCGCAACATCGTGTGGGCCGAGCACATGAACACGATGCAGGAGGAGATCGGCGCCACCCAGACCACGGTCGGCGTTAACCCGCACATCGCCCGCAACAACCCCGGCGGCCTCCTGCGCGAGTACGGCACCGTCGAACAGCGCATGACGGAACACGCCCGAGGCTCTGACCTGCCGTTTTATCGCGGCATGGCGTTGGGTGTGCCGCTGGTGGCTAACGCCTGGAATCCGGTGGCGCTGGTGGCGAAGTCCGATCCGTTCGTCATGTCCGACGACGCCGGGGTCCTCACCCTCAACGAAACAGGCCTGTGGATGATCGAGGCCCGCGCCGAATACAAGGCCACCGGCTACAGCCTGCAGAAAAAGGCCCGGCGCAAGCTGCGGGTGCTGTTCAACGGAATCGACGTCGGCATGGGCGACTTCACCGGCGAGGACGCCCGCAACTCCTTCGCCCTGCACAACCACATCACCTGGCCCGAAGTGTGGGAGAAGGGGACCAAGGTCACTGTGCAGGTACGCACCGACCTGGAAGCGCCCGAGCACACGCTGCTGGCCAACGTGGTGCTGCGCGCCTACCTGGTGCGCTACGTCAAGCAGGTACAGCAGGACGGCCGCCTGCTGCACATCACCGGGGCCGCCTGATGAGCGCCCTGTATCCGGCCGAGCTGCGGGAGTGGTCGACCAAGTTCGACTACACCACGGTCGTGCTCGCCGACCACTTCAACACCGTCCAGGACGAGCTCACCACGGGCCTGCAGCGCACCCTGGGCCTGACGCCGCAGATCGCCCGCAACGACCCCGGCAGCACGCCGTTCACGCTGCAAGCGGTCGTCGACTGGATCAGCAGCGCCCCGTCCGCCGACGTCGAGCGGATTATTCAGGTGCTGGAGGACTCCGGTCCGGTCAAACACAACTTCGACCCGGCGGCCGTCACCGACGCCCTGTACACCCACTGGCCCCAGTGGGCCGAGCGTTTCCCCCACATCGTCAGGACCAGCTGATGCCCGTCGTCAACACACCCCTGCCCTACGGTCAGGACAACCACTTGTCCGGCAGCCCCGACCGCATCTCCTCGTGGATCACCGGGACCTCGTCGTCGGCCATGTCCGAGCTGCTAGGACGAATCAAGGCGCGTACCTCCAACGGTCTGGAGCTGCGCCGGCCCGACGTGGACGCCTGGGTGCGGGACTGCACCCGCTACGACCCGCCCAGCGGCGGCACGACCACGCCCGGCGGCGGTTCCGGCGGCGGCACCACCACGCCTCCGCGCGGTGACGTGCGCAAGCCCCCGCAGGTCGGCGCCAAGGACCACCAGACCGTCGCGGCCCGGTTGCAGTACCAGGCGCGCGGCCTGCACCTGCCCTACGTCCGATCGGCCTCCTACGACCAGCAGGTCCCGGCCAACACCTGGACCCGGGCAGCGCTGCGGGCGCATGACGACCCGTACCAGATCACCTCCGGCAACGGCATGATCATCAACCAGGACGGGCTGTGGACCATCACCGTGAAAACGGACTGGTCGATCGGCCACGCCGAAGTTGTCGTCGGCGCCGCCCAGGCCACCCGCCTCATGGTCAACGGCCACGACGTCGGATTGCGCGATTACCTGGACGACGACGCCTACAGCTCGAAGATCCCCATCAACACTCTCACCTGGAGTGACACCTTCCGCGCCGGCACCACCCTGAACATCGACGTGCGCACCGAGGGGCTGGGCGCCAACTACACCGCCGTCTGCAACGTCTACCTGCGCGCCCACCTGGTCCGGTGCTTCGACGGCGGCATGGACATGGAGACCTTCCCGGCCCCGCCCTCTCCCACTCCGGGCCTGCCCCTGCCCGAGCTGCCGATGGGCGGCTACTGCGGACCCAACGACCACGCACCGGCCATCCCGCACCGGCCGGGCACCTGCAATGAGACCTCCTTTGCCCAGCGCTTCCTCACCAACGACGCCGGCCAGGTCGGCTACCTGCGCTGCGTCAACGGCGAACTCATCGACGTGTGGAGCTCGACCGGCTGGGGGAGTGGCGGATCCTACGGCGGCGGCAGCACCGGCAGCAACATCATCAACTCCCGCGACATCTACCGAATCACCGGCTGGTAACCATGGCCACCTACCCCAACGGCTACCGCGCGTGGCCCACCAAGCGCGACCTGTCCCAGACGATCATCGAGTCCCACACCAACGACGTCCAAGACGAAATCCGGGCCACCCAGACCGTGCTCGGCGTCAACCCGCAGATCGCCAACAACAACCCCGGCGGCCTGGTGATCGACTACACCACCGTCGCCGACCGGCTGACCTCCCACACCCGCGGCGAGCACCTGCCCTACTACCAGGGCGCCGTACGCAACTACCGGCTCAACACCGCGCCGCTGCTGGTCGGATCACCCGGCGTGCCGGCCGCCGACCCTGACGGCAACCCGCTGCGATGGGTGGGCACGGCCAGGCGGCAGCTGTGCAAGGAACTGCCCACGGCCGACGGCAAGCGGCTGCTGCTGCCCTACCACTACGAGCTCGCCGACCCCGAGGGTATCGACACGCCGTGGGTCGGGCTGCCCCTGGAGGCCGACGCGCTGACCGTGTCCGACGGCGGCTGGCAGCGACTCCCGATCAGGTACTACGACGACCCGTTCGTCATGGGCGTTCAAGACGGCGTCGTGCTCAACGAAACCGGCCTGTGGATGATCAGCCTCAAGGTGGACCACACCCCCGACGCCGACACCCGCGCCGTCAGGGCACGTCGCCGCGCACGCCTGGAGATCAACGGCAGAGACGCCACCTTGCACCACATGGTCCGCCAGAACGAGCACAACGGCGATTTCTTGATCAACACCATCCACTGGAGCGAGGTCCTCAAGCGCGGCACGCGCATCACCGCATCGGCGCGCATCGACGGGACCGACCTCACCGACGCGCTGCCGATCAACGCGTATTTGCGCGTGTACCTGGTGCGATGCACTGAGGAGGAGGACGACGGCATGCTGAGAGACTTCCCCCGGAGCATCTACACCCCGCCCCCGCCGCCTCCGCCGCCCGCACCTCCCGCGCCGACGCCGCCCAGGCCCGGCTCGCCGTCAAGTTCGGCGCCGCCCGCCGACTACAGCGGCGGCCACACCGTGGTCAACATCAACGGCAATTGGTACGCCTACTACGGCTACGGCACCGTCGGCCCCGTACCCGACGACGGCACCGGCCAGGTCCCGAGCTTCGACGGGCCAGGCGGCAAGCGCACCATCAACACCTACCCCTGATCGGACAACCAGATGGCCGTCTACCGCGTCGACCAGTACGCGCGGACCTTCTACGGTCCCAACCCTGAGCTACCCAGCTTCGATGAGCAGGCTTTCACCGCCCACTCGGTCGCCTACGACGGCATCTACCTGTCGTGGGACCTGCCCGCCGGCCAGTACGGCGGATTCCGGCTGGTCGCAAGCCTGGACGGCTACCCGCGCACCTTGGATGACGGCCGCCTGGTCATCGACGCCGACGCGGCGCCGAGCTCCTACATCGACGCCCAGACCCTGCCCGGACGCTTTCACTACTACGCGATCTTCCTCAAGATCAACAACGTGTGGGTGCGCGCCGGCACCGCCAGCACGCTGCACGTGAAAAACCACCAGATGGTCGACTGGTTGTGGCGCCGGATGCCGATTCACCACCGGCTGCTGCAGGGCTCCAACCTGACCGTGGACGCCGACTCAAACCAGACACTAGCCCGATTCATTCACATGATCGGCTACGGCTTGGACCGCGTTCGCTCGTCCATGGACGCGGCCCTGACCGCCTCGGAGCTGCGGACCACCCACATCACCACCGCCGGCCACCTGGCCGCTTCCCTGGGAGCTTTCGTCCCCGAGGGCGTCACCCCCACCCAGGCCCGCGTCATGACCATCGACTCGGCCTACCTCAGCAGCGAGCGCGGACACCCCGACACGATGAAGGCCGCCGCCCGCGCCGCGAGCGGCTGGGACCTGGAGCTGCGCCAGACCCTCAACCTGCTGCCGAGCTCGGACATGTCCGAGCAGATCAACCCGCTTTTCCCACCGTGGGATGCCTCCATCCGCTACGCCGTCGGCGCCGTGGTCGCGGTGGACTTGCACCTGTACCGCTGCCTGGTAGCGGCCTACGGCATCGACCAGGCGCCGCCCGGCAACGGGTCCAACAACACCTGGTGGACGGTGCACACCGCGGTCGACGACCGCACGGCCGCCTACGACTCAGGCCTGAGCACCCAGCACGGCTGGTCCGGCGCGAGCTTCACCGCGGGCGTGATCGACGCCAAGGCGGTGCCGAAAATCGCCGTCGGCGTGCCCCACCCGGTCACCGGCGACCGGGACGCCAACTGCCTGACCATCCACAACACCCACACCGCCGCGGCCGACATCGCCGCCTGGTCACTGCCGCCCAACCCGACCGCTGACCCGATGATTCCCGTCCAGTACGGGATCCCGCTGCCGCGTATCACCGTCTGGGACAAAACCCGCACCTACCGTGTGGAGGATCTGACCGAGTTCCGTGGCCAGGTCTACCGCGCCGTGCGCCGCTCGGTCGGCCTGCGCCCCGACACCTCCCCGGAGTGGGCGAAAAACTCCTCTGACCGCCGGCTGCGGCTGACCGTGTCGGCCTACATCCACCAGCCTCACGGCACCGCCCAGGCCGCCGCGCCGTGCTTCCCCTACGTCACGTGGTTCGACGAGTTCGGCCGGACGATCGGCACCCGGGCGGCCGTCGCCAGCGCTGACACGCGGGTGCTGGACACGTTCACCGGGTACCCCGGCGCCGACGCACTGGCCCCCTTGCAGGGACGCACCACAGAATTCGGTGGCAAGACCTGGACCAGCCCCGTGGCCGGATTCATCCGCGACTCCTACGCCGACGGCGCCGTCCGGCCGGCCGTCCCCGGCCAGCGCTGCCTGTCGATCATCGACTACGGCGTCAAGGACGCGGTCGTGGCCGCGACACTGGCCACCACGCCCTCCGGGGCGAACAAACAGGGCCTGATTCTGCGCTACATCGACGCCGCCAACTACATCCGTGCCTCGCGCTCCACGCTGGACCGTGTGCAGGCCGGCGTGGTGACGACCCTGGCCACCTACGCCTACCCCGTGCAAAACGGTGACCGGCTGTCCGTGCGCGCGGCGGGCGACAACTTCACGATTCAGATCAACTCAGCCACGGTGGCCACGGCCACGTCCGCCTTCCAAAACACCGCCACCCGCTTCGGCATCGTCCTGGAGGCCTGACATGGCGATCTACGCGAACTACGTCACCAACCCAACTTTTGAACTCGGCACCGCTCTGTGGGAGGCCGAAAACGGCGCCTCTTTCTCCCGCGTGGCGGCCAATCCGGCCTCCGGCACCTACTCCCTACGCCTATCGAATTTCGGCTCACAGAACGTCTACGGTGGTGTCCGTACCACTGTGCCGGTCGAGCCCGGAGGCCTGGCCTACAGCCTGTCGCTGAGCATCAAGGGCATCACCGAAAGCCACGGCAGCGGCTACAACGACGGTGTGCGGGTCACCGTCTACGACCTGCTGCCCGGCGCGGCGATGTCGGCCCGCGTGCAGGTAGCCACTCAGACGTTTGCCCGCACCACCAACGGCCGGGTAGCCGTACGCAACCTCGTGCCCCGCGCGGGCGCCGACCGGCTCGTCATCGCCGTCACCACCGCGAGCAGCTATTACCAGGCGGGCTCGACATCGACGAGCTACGGGTCCTACCAGGACTACACCGACGGCCCCGTGTCCGGTGGCGGATGGATCGTCGTCAGCCCGTCGACCTACACCAGCATGCTGTCGTCGCCCAACTGGCAGGGCAGCACCTCCCATACGACCGGCAGCCAGCGCTTCGGCAGCTTCCGCACCGTCACCACCATCACCAACCCGCCCATCTCCGGCGGCACCTCCTCCGCCGACATCGACGCCGTCAAGCTGGAGCAGGGCACCACCGAAACCGGCTACGTGGACGGCAGCAGTCCCGGCTACGTCTGGTCAGGCGCCGCCCACGCCTCGGCCACCTTGGCCATGGTCGCGCTGTCGGCCGCCGGCGCAGGTGCGATGACCTCCCCCGCGGTCGAGATGATCCGCCTGAAGTTCTTGCAGGGCAGCGGCTCAGGTGCCAGCACCGGCAGCGCGCAGCTGAGCGCCGAAGGCACCGTCAAGGCCTCCGGCACAGGTAAGGGAACCGGAAGAGCCAGACTGTGGAGCTCGGGGGCGTTCTCGGCCTCCGGCGTCGGCGGTAGCCTCGGCTCGGCCTACCTGTATCGCATCGTGCCCATATCCGCCTCCGGCGAAGGCGGCCCCGGCACCGGCCTGGACGCGCCGCGGGTGATCATGTTCAAGGCGTGGCCGACCTTCGCTGACGGCCACGGCGTCGGCGGCGGCAGCGCGTCACTGTCCCCGCCCCAACCGATCTCCATGTCCGGCGCAGGCGTCGGCGGCGGCAGTGCGCAGCTGGGAATCGGCCTGCAGCTGGTCGCCACCGGATACGGCGTCTCCGTCGGCTCCGCGGACCTGACCGACGGCACCCCCGACGGTGCGTTCACGGATTTCGCGATCTGGGGAGCGGCCCCCACCGAAAACGACCCGCTCCAGTTCGGCACCGGCGCGACCAACGCCGGCATCACCTCCGGCGCCAACGGCCAGCCGTGGAACCGCGTGCACGCCGAATTCATCGCCCCCGCCGACCAGCCGGCCGGCTCCGGCAAGTACGTCTGGCGCCGCGCCGCCTACGCTGCCGTGGGCTTCCGCTTCAACGCCGTCCCGGCCGCCAACTTCCACGAGGTCGCTTGCGTGCAGGTCGAGCCGTCCGGCACCGCGACGTCGCCCGGCCCGCGTCCCTACACCACCGCGCAGACCCTGGTCCCGCTGGTGATCGCCGACAGGGCGAACTACGCCGAGGGCGTGCTGTGGACCTCAGGCGACGCGACCAACCTCACCGTTACCGAAGACGGCGTCTCGCCCGTCGCCGGCGACGTCTTCCCCGCCCGTAAGATCACCTACGGTGCCGGCTCGACAGGGTTCGTCGGCGGATCCATCGTCACCCCGCCGCCGGGCGCCGACTGCGTCCTGTCGCTGTATGTGCACAGCGACGGCAGCCTTCCCGAGATCGTGCTCAAGGTCACCTTGAACGGGCCGCCGTACACGACCCTCGGCCAGCTGACGGTGCCGATGACGGCCGGCTGGAAGCGGATCGAAGTGCCGTTCAGGTCCGTCGTTGCTGGCGTTTTCCTGGAATTCGTCAGCCCGCCGGCGAACCTGCCGCGGCCGGCGACGTTCTGGGCCGCGGGAGTCATGGTCGAGCAGGCGACCAAGGCCGGCAGCTACTTCCACCTGGTGGCCGGATCCAAGGACTACTACTACCGCGGCAACGGCGGCGACCCGACCAAGGGCGTCTTCTGGTACCCCAACATTGAAGAGCGCACGCCTGCGCTGATGGCGGCTCTGGAAGAGCACGCCCCCTTGGGAGTCCGCATCGGAACCCCCCGATTCGGCGACATCCCCCACCTGGATTAAATGCTCAATTACAAATCGGATCGCATTATCTCCTAGCGTCTATTGGTACCCCCGGAATTCTCTGGGGGAAATACCAACTCTCTCGCGAGGAGTTATTGCAGTGGCTGGTTTTGATCTCGTTCTCATTCTCGGCTTAGTCGTCGGCCCGGCCCTTTCCCTGGTCGTCGGCCTGGTCACCAAGGCGTCCTGGAGCGGCACCACCAAGGGCCTGCTGCTGACCGCCCTGTCCGCCCTGGATGGCTTCCTGGTCGCCTGGGAGCAGGCTGCCGGCGCCGGGCAGAGCTTCGACTGGCGGACCGCTCTCCTGGTCGCCGTGGGTGCTTTCCTGGCCGCGCAGGCCGCCCACGACCGGGTGTGGAAGCCCTCGGGCCTGACCGCCGCCGCTCAGGGCGCGCTGGTCAAGGACCGCGTGGACCTGGCCGCGTGATTCAGATTCTGCAGGTCGGCGTGGCCGCGTGGATGGTGTACGAAGCCATTCGCGCGGTCACGGCCGTGGTCGCTGCGCTCCAGCCGCTGCTCGTCATCGCCGTCTGCTACGGGCTCACCTTCGCCCCGCCGGTCGCCCTGCTCGCGCTGAACGCCGCGGCCGTGGTCGCGGCCGTCCGGCTGCTGTTCGCCCGGCTCGCTGTCCCCGAGCGGATCCAGACGGCGCCTTCGCCGTCGCTGCTGGAGCGTCTGCGCGCGTCCCGACCGGCCAAGCCGTCGCGGATCCCCGACCTCCCGTAGCCTCCCAAGTTCACATTTTCCCAGATTATTTCTCGTTCGCAGTTGGGATATGAGTTGCGCCCCTAGTTGGGATGCATCGGATGCTTTGGTCACCCCGAAAACGACCCCGCGAAAAGGACCTTTACGTGGCATCTGATGAGGAACCGATGGTCATTCTGGCTGTGGCCGGCGCTGCTCCCATTACCGGCAGCCACATCGACGATCTCCTGTCCGATTTCCTGCTGGTCGACACCGACGAGGCCCGCGAGTTCGCCGTCTACCTCCCGGCCGACCGCGCGCTGACCACCACGGCCGTCCTGGAGACCGCCAAGTGGCTGGAGGAGTTCGAGGACGTGGGCTACATCGCCGTCACCGGCGGCAACCCCGGCCGCAAGGGAAAGCCGATCCTGTCCGACGCTGACGACGAGATCGGCGAGGACGGCCAGGACGTTGCCGAGCACCTGGTCAAGATCCTGGCCGATGCCGTCGCGGACGGCCACGAGGCGTACCTGCTGCTGGCCTGGGGCGACAGTGACGACGCCCCCGACGAGCACACCCAGCGTTTGCTGGACCTGGCCGCCGCCGCTGGGGTGAAGGCCAAGGACCTCACCATGGGCCTGGACGACCTCGGCTTCGACGACGACGACGAGGAGGAGGACGACGAGGAGGAGGACGAGCCGCCGGCCAAGAAGAAGAAGAAGAAGGACGCCGAGCAGATCGAGCTCACCGAGCCGGAGATCGAGCTCGGTGCCGGCGACGAGGCTCAGGCCGAACTGCCCGGCTACGTCGACCCGCAGCCGGCCGACGACGAGCAGAACATTCCCGACCTTCAGGTCACGCTCGCGTTCGTCTTCGAGCTCCTCACCTACCAGGACCGCGCCAACGCCGCCAACCACCTGACCGGCGTTGTCTACAGGCCCCTCACCAAGGCCGTCCGCTACCACATGCAGAAGCTGGTCAACGCGCTGGGCGAGGCTCCGACGCCCGACCCTGAGCCCGCCCAGGAGGAGCCCGCTCCCGCGGCCAGGCGGCGCGGCAAGGCCCGCGACATCGACGCGGACATGGTCGATGTCTACATCGACGAGGCCAAGGGGTCCATCCGCCTGATCAGTGGCCGCGGCCGTCCGCGCAAGGGCGAGGCGAAGGACACGATCCCGCGTTCGGAATTCGAGCGGATCAAGAAGGAATTCGCCGAGATGGAGTAACAGAGAAAGGCCCTGGCCGAGGGAAGGGGCACGGCCAGGGCCTTTCATCACCACCACGCGCTCGCGAGTGGGCGGGAACCGGGAAACCCACCGCGAGGGGTTCGGCGCCCGTAGCAGCGCCGGTGATGAAGAACATACCGGAACCCCTTGAATAACGCGAATTCCGTAGCAAGTAGAAGGACCCGCAGTTGGCAAATGAAATCGAATCCGAGGTCTGGCATAAAGCGCCGCGGGAAATCAAAGGCGTTGAACTGCTAGTCCTGCTGCGGCTGGCCAACTCCGCCGGCTACGACCACCGGATGACCTGGCTCGGCGTGGACGCCCTGGCCAAGCAGGTTCGGGCCTCCCGGTCCGCGGTCTACGGAGCCCTGGCCAAGCTGGCCGACAGGGGAGTCATTCAGGAAGTGGCCCAGACCGAGTGGCCGGCCGCGGCCGACGGTTATATGTCGGTCGTCCGTCGGATCACGCCGGTGGAGTTCTGGGACGAGAATTGCCCGGCGCCGGAGTACCGGACCCCCGTCGGCGGCGGGGAAATCCCAACTAGTCCAGAATCTGGACCTGTTGGGGAGGAGGCTGCACAGAGTTCGGATCCAGAGGCCGGTGAAATCCGAACTAGTCCAGAATCTGGACCCAATAGAAAGATAACTACCTATAGGAGTACTTCGTACTCCTATAGCGCCGCGCCTTCGGCTCGGCGGAACGGGAAGACGACCAAGGCCGAAGCCGCACGCAAGGCCGACGCGGCCGACGCCGAGCTCGACCCTGCCCGGTTCCTCTTCACCGACGACGAGCTCCCCGAAGGCGCACGCCGAGACAAGCCTGCGCGCCAGCTCCGTGAGCCTGGCCCCGACACCGGTATGGGCCTGGCGACGTACTTCGCCAAGGCCGTTGTCGACCTCGGCCGCGCCGAGAGCGGCGGGGGAGGCGTTAGCCGCCTGCTGTTCACCGACGTGGCCAACCGGACCAAGCTCGCGGCCACCCTCAACCGGTGGAAGAACCAAGGGATCAGCCCCGACGAAATCCGCCGGATGGTCGACGCCTACGTCTCCGTGGCCGGCTTCCGCAACCCCCGGGCAATCCCTTGGGTCGACTTCCTCGCCAAGCGGGCTCTGCTGGCCGCCCACGCAGCCGGAGCCGCTGCCGTAGATGCGGGCCGGCCCGAAACCTTCAATCCGGCCGCCTGGACCTCCCAGGAGCCTCACAGCGCCTCAGACGGCACTTACGACTTCAATCCGGACGACTGGAGTTCCCAGTGACACACCCCCCGTACATCACCGAGCTCTACCGGCGTCGTCTGGCGGTGGCCGGCATCCCGATGAAGTACCGCCACCTGCGCCTGGCTGACTGGCAGCCCTACAACGACCTCGCGGCCAAGGCCTACACCGCCGCGGTCAACTTCGTGGCCACCGTCCCCGAGCGCCTCGCGGTCGAACCCATGGACGAGCCCGCCGGCCCCCTCATTGGCCGCGGACTGGCCCTGATCGGCCCGTGGGGCGGCGGCAAGACCACCTTGGCCTGCGCCACGGCCAGTGAAATCCACATTCAGCACAACCCGGCCATCTTCTTCGTCGCCATGGCCGACTACATCGCGGTGTTGGCCGAGCAGCACTCCATCAAGCCGCAGGCCGACCGCGGAGTGCCGGAAGCCGTCGAGCGCTACTGGAAGATCCACGAGCTCAAGCAGCGGGTCTACAAGAGCCCGCTGGTCGTCTTCGACGACGTCGGCAAGGAGCACAGAACCGCCTCCAACATGGCGGTCGACGAGGTGGACCGACTTCTGCGCCAGCGCTTCCGCAACGGCCTGCTGAACGTCGTCACGTCCAACGAACCGCTCGAACGGTGGTCCAAGCTCTACAACCCGTCAATGGCCTCGTTCGCCTCCGAGGCGTTTGACGAGGTCGTCCTGGGCGGCAAGGACCTGCGCCGTGGCTGCTGACCACATCCACACCACCGTCACCGCCCGCGCATACCCCCTCACCACCCCCGCCAAGGAGTTCTGCTGATGGACATCGTCGAATTCGACCCCACCGACCCCCTGCTCAGCAAGGCACGTAACCGGCTAATGCACCTGGTCAACAGGCGCACCCCGACCGGCTGCTGGTTGGTCAAGCCGACCGGGGCCAGCCGCGCCTACGGCCGGCTGATGGTCAATCGCGACTACGACCTGGCCCACCGATGGTCTTACCGGATCTACTTCGGCCCGATCCCCGCCGGCCACCGCGTTTTCCGCACCTGCCGAACCGACAACTGCGTGGCGCCGGAGCACCTGTACGCCCGCAAGGCCGAGCCCCGCACGCGCGTAGCGTTCGACCGGCGCCGCACCAACCGGCCCCGGGCCAAGCTCACCTGGGAGTCCGTCGCGCTGATCCGCGCCAGCACGAACACTGACACCGCGCTGGCCGAGGAGTACGGCGTGCACCGCGTCACCATCCGCGACGTCCGTTCCTTCAAGTCGTGGGTGACCCGGTGACCGCCGCCATGGTCGCCACCGAGCTGGTGGAGGAGACCGGGAAGCTGGCCAAGGCCCGCCGCAAGCTGCTCGACTACATGCGCGTCGACCACGTCCGTGGCTGCTGGCTGGTCCAGGTCGGCATGACCCGCAACGGCTACGGCCAGATGATGGTGGACCACGAGCGCGACCTTACCCACCGCTGGAGTTACCGGGCTTTCCACGGCCCGATCCCCGCGGGGCTGGTCGTTCGCCACGCCTGCGACGTCCGCAACTGCGTCAACCCGCTGCACCTGAGCATCGGCACCCAGTCCGACAACATCCGCGAGTGCGTCGCCCGAGGCCGCTTCGCGAAAAACCGCGGCGGAGCCAAGCTCGGCTGGCCCGAGGTCGAAGCCATCCGCGCCAGCTCGGAGACCAACACCGCACTGGCCGCGCGCTACGGCGTCCACCGCCTGACCATCGGCGAGATCAAGCTTGGCAGGACGTGGATCCGATGAAAAACGGCGACATCTCCAACGAGGTTTCCCCGCGCCTGCTGATCGAGTTTGAGGGGCTGTTGGGCGCCAAGTTGACCTCACGGCGCATGTATCTGGTGGCCCGCAGGCTCCGCCGTTGGGAACAGGCTGCGGACCTATGGGACCTCGATGACCTGGTGATCAAGGTGATCATCGACTTGACGTGGCGGCTGCATCAGGAGATCGACGTGGTCACCACCGGGCCGCGGGAGTTCGCCCGCGCGCTCGGCGATCGGCTGGACAACGAACAGGTGCCCGTGCGCCGGGTCTGGACCTACGACCCCCGCTACCTGGCCCGCCGGCTGATCTCCATGCCGTACGTCACGGCCGTATACACCCCCGACCCCAAGCACGCGCTGATGTACGGCAGCAGGGGCCGCGTGATCACCCCCGAGACGATCACCCAGATAGGACGCTACTGATGGACACCGAGCGCCTGCTGATCTCCAAGGTCATCGAGTCAGCAGACCTCGCGCCGGCCGCAGAAGCCGGGATCACCCCCGGGTGGTTCGCCGACCCGTCCTCGGCGAGGGTCTGGTCGATGATCGTGGACCACAAGGGCCGCTACGGCAACGTGCCCACCCTCGCCGCGGTCAAGCGGGACTATCCGACTTACAAGCTTTTGGCGACGCCCGAGGGGCTGCCGTACCTGGTCGACCAGATGCGCGAGCACCGCCAGCTGGTCATGCTGGAGGCCGCGATCACGGATGCGGCCCAGTCCCATATCCGGCGCGACACCGCGGCGACCACTGCCCGGCTGGCGGCCGTGCTGGCCGAGATCGCCCGGACCACGCCGACCGCCTACGACATCGACCTGTCGACCAATGGTGACGAGCGCCTGACCCACTACCGGGAGCTGGATGCACTGGACGGCCGGCTGCGTGGCATCCCCAGCGGGTTCCCGGCGATCGATCTTGCGCTACAGGGGTTCGAGCCGGGACAGCTGATCACGTTCGTCGGCCCGCCGAAAACCGGCAAGTCGACGTCCATGCTGCTGATGGCCAAGGCCGCCAACGACTCGGGCAAGGAGCCCTTGTTCGTCGGGTTCGAGATGAGCAACCGTGAGCAGTGGGAGCGCCTGGACGCCATCCGCGCCGGCATCTCCCACAAGCGGCTGCGCAACGGCACACTCAAGCCGGCCGAGTGGAAGCTGTTGGAACGTTCCGTCCGAGCAAGTCAGAACCTGCCGAGCTTCCACATGTCCCAGGACACGAGCTCGGTCACCACCCTGACCGGCCTGCGAACCAAGATCGAAAAATTGGACCCGGACATCGTCTACGTGGACGGCGTCTACATGATGCAGGACGAGGAAGGAGAGCCCAGCGGATCATCGCAGGCGCTGACCAACATCACCCGCGGCATGAAACGCCTGGCCCAGCAGCTCGAAAAGCCCATCGTCATCGCGACCCAGGCCCTGGAAAGCAAGATGAACGGCAAGAAGCTGACGACCTACTCCATCGGCTACAGCTCCAGCTTCGTTCAGGACTCGGACGCGGTCATCGGCGTGCAGCAGACCGACGACCCGAACATCACCTTGATGAAGCTCCTTGCCGGCCGTAACGCCTCCCCGATGGAGGCCTATTACACGTGGACGTGGGAGCCGGTGAAGTTTGAGGAGCTGGAGTACAACCCGTTTGGCGGCGACGGATACGAGGGCGGCAGCGATGGCTGGTAGGCGACCGCGCCGCCGCCCAGCCGGGCCGGCGATCAGATCCGGCTGGGGCCACGTCACGAACGTCGTGCCCGGCGACCCTGTGGCCTGTATGGAGGAGCTTGGCCTGGACGTGCTGCGCGTGGACGATTCGGGAGAGGCGACGTGCCGGTGCCCGGCGCACATGGAGTTTCTCGGCCGCGAGGACCGCCACCCGTCGTTTTCGGTGAACATCGGATCAGGGCTGTTCGCCTGCTTCAGCTGCGGATTCAAGGGCACCTTCGGTGACCTGGTGGCCTACGTGCTCAAGGTCGACAGAGCCGAGGCCGTGTCCTGGATCCGCGCCCGGGGCACAATCCGCCAGGTCGAGCGGCTCATGGCGAAGAAGACGCCGGCGACCATCGACACCACCCAGCAGATCAACGAGGCGTCGCTGGCGCTGTACATCCCACCGCCGCGCGAGGCCCTGGACGACCGCAACCTGACCGCCAAGGCGTGCGCCAGCTACGGCGTGCTGTGGGAGCCGACCGAGGAGCTGTGGATTACCCCGGTCCGCGACGAAAACGACGTTCTGCTTGGCTGGCAGGAGAAGAACGCCCGCTACTTCCGTAACCGGCCTAAGGGTCTGAAGAAGTCACACACCCTGTTCGGCCTGCACACCATCACCTACGGGTGCTCGCGCATCATCGTGGTGGAGTCGCCCCTGGACGCCGTACGGTTGGCATCGGCCGGCATTGAGAACGTGGTGGCCAGCTACGGCGCGTCGATCTCGGACGCACAGATGCAGCTGATGCTGGAGCGCACCCAGCACGTGGTGCTGTTCCTGGACAACGACGGCCCCGGCCGCCAGTACCGCGACAAGGCCGCCGCCGCTTGGCGCCACCGAATCGGGATCTCCTCCGTCGACTACCGCAACCTGCTCGACTGCGACGACCCCGAAGGCCTGGACCCGGGCGACCTGTCGGACGCCGAGCTGATCCGCCTGACTGATCTGACCGTCCCGGCCTCGTTGATGCCCTACCTGCTGCGCTGAGGGAATACCCGCAGTTCGGATGCGCTGCTGGTAAGGGGTGTGCTGACGATCCCCTTGCATCCGTATCAGGATGTCGCCGTCGACCGCCTGCTGGAGCGTCGTTCCCTGCTGCTGGCCTACGACATGGGCCTGGGCAAGACGATCACGAGCATCGCCGCGGCCGAGGAGCTGCTGGGCTCCGGGGAGATCGACCAAGCCCTGATCGTCGTGCCATCGGGGCTGAAAATTCAGTGGGCGGTCGCGTTGGCCGCGCGCACCGACGTAGCCACCCGGGAGATCACCGCCAAGGGCGAGGTCTTCCAGATCCCCGAAGAGCGCTACGCCGTGGTGATCGACGGCGGCCCGGCCAAGCGGCGCGAGCAGTACGGACTCATCAAAGAGCTGCGCCCGCAGTACGTCATCGCCGGCTACAAGACCGTGGTCGCGGAGCTGCGCACGATCCGCCGGATGCGGCCGGGCCTGATCATCTTGGACGAGGCCACGGCGATCAAAAACCCGTCGGCTGACATCACCCAGGCCGTCCGTCAGCTGGACGCCGGCTATCGGCTGGCGCTGACCGGGACGCCGGTGGACAACCGGTTGGAAGAGCTGTTCCAGCTGATGGGGTGGGTCGACCAGAGCGTGCTGGGCGACCCCGACGACCCCGACGCCGCGAGGATCTTCGACCAGGCCTACATCGACCGCGACGACTGGGGCTCGGTCAAGGGGTATCGCAACACCCCGACCCTGCACGCCAAAGTCTCGCCGGCGCTGATCCGCAAGCGGACCACGGACCCTGACGTTGCGCCGTACATGCCGAAGATCGACCACCGGACCTGGTCGGTCACCATGGAGCCGGCCACGGCCGCGGTCTACAAGTTGATCGCCGCGGACTTGGCGGCCGAGCTGGCGCAGATGCCGACCAAGACAGGGTTCGACGTCGGAGCGCACTACTCCGGCACCGATGAAAACACCCCCGCCGGTCGTGTGATGGCCGTGCACTTGGCTGCTCAGCAGCTCATTACCGACCCCGAGATGATGGTCGATAGCGAGTCGTCTTATGTCCGAAATCTGGTCGCCTCCGGAGTGCTGGAAGGGCTACCGGAGTCGGCCAAGTTGGTCCGGCTGCGCGCCGAGGTTGAAGCGATTCTTTCGGACCCGTCCGAAAAGGTGATTCTTGTGACGCGTTTCCGCTCGCTTTTGGCGAAGTTGGGGCGTATCTTCGAGGAACACGAACACGTGTTCTACCACGGAGGGATGAACCCGAGTGAGAAACAAGCTTCGGTCAACCGGTTCCAAGATCGGCCGGAAGCGCGCTTGTTTCTTATGTCCCACGCTGGTGCCTACGGTGTCGACATCCCGGCGGCTACGCACCTAATCAATCTGGACCCGGCCAGAAGCGCGGGACAGCGTGCGCAGATCAACCACCGCCACGTGAGAGCTGGATCCCGTAACAAAATCGTGATGGTCTCGGACTTGATCACGCGGGATTCCGTCGAGGAGCGCTCGTATCAGCGTCTCGACCTGCGGGCACGTGTCGGAAGTGCCGTCGTAGACGGAGTTGGTGCTGATGAGACGGGCACGATCATAGATGATGTGACCTCCTTGACGGAACATCTGTCTGTGGTGCTAAGTGGTTGAATCTTCAGGCGCATACCGATGTGACGCATAACCAACAGCCGGGGCCGTTGGTGTCACATTTACCACCTTTGGGTCGTTTGTCCGCTTTTGCTACGAAAGTGGACTTACGGTCTGCTCACAGGAAGGCACGGGGGGTGTATCACTCGCCTCACCGCCACATCGCCGATGCCATCGCCGATGTGAGCGACACGACACGACTGACCACGTGCGAGGATCTGCACGAATTCACCACCGATGAGCTGCTGACGGTCGTCGGGCAGTTCAGCCACACCGTCCACGAGCTGGAGGACAAGCAGGCTATCTACGAGATGGCGCTGGTGCCCTTCATCGACGAGCTCACCGCCAGAGGCGTCATCTACGCTCGCATATCCCGCCATATGAAGCGGCCCGAAGACAAGCCGGACCCTTCCACAATCACCAGAATCCTGAAGAAATGGGAAAGGCTCAAGGCCGACGCGCGGGCTTACGACAGCGGGGCGGCCATCGCCGACCGGCGCAACGCGAGGCTGATACACCTGCTTCAGGACGCCGCCCAGGAATCGGCCGAAGTGGTAGCTGACCCGGCCACCGCGCCGGAGGTACGAACCCAGGCCGCCCTACACATCACGCTGATCAGCCGCCTGTGGCGGAGATTTTTCCAGGACCGGGAGCAGGCCTCCAAGGTCGGAGCGATCGTCCTTGCCTGGCCACTGGTCCACAAGCTCGTCGGCGTCGGCACGGCTGCAGGAGGAGGTACCGCGGCAGCAGCGGCCGGTGTGGGCACCGTGGCGGCTACTGGAACAGTCGCCGCCGGCGGCGCCGTGGCTGTCACCGCCACCGCCGGAGTCACCGCGGCGGCGACCGGTGGGGGAGTCCTTGCAGCACTGGTCGCTAGCCCGGTCGCGCTCGGAGTCAGCGGGGCGATTGCGGTTGCCGGAGTGATCGGTGTCAGCGTCGTTGAGCAGCGGGCCAGCCCTCCCAGGGCCTATGCCGACCAGGTGACGGCGAGCCCCGCACCGTCCTTTTTCGAGGGGCTGCCCACACCCACGTTCTCGGAGCCGGCTCAGATGCCATCCCCCAGCAATCCGGTCTTCGTCGTCCCCCCGAGTCCTGTGGAAAGCACCCCTACCACCAGCGTCTCGCCCACGCCCGCACATACGACCACCACCAGTCCCACCGCAGTGCGGACGACTACCCTGTCCGGCCCCGTATCGCAGAGCACCAATCGTCCGCAGCCGGAAGTGTCCCCCGCTGCTCCGGCGCCCACGACCACCGAGGCCCCGAAACAGCCATCACCCCATCCGACACGGTCGGCAGAGCCTGCCCCGTCGCCGATCCAAAGTTCCAGCCCGACCGCTCCCGCGCCGTCGCCGATCCCGACCACGCCGGCGCCCACCCCCAGCGTCTCCGAAACCGCTCCGAAGGCCCCGGAGCCCAGCGACGGCTCCCATGAATCTCCGACGCGGCCACCGGATCCGACCGCGTCCAGCGAACCCACCGCGTCGACCTCGGGCCAGCCGGCTGATCCCACCGCCGAACCCGAACCGGTGCCTTCTGCGGAGCCCACGCAGTCTCCGTACGCGCCCGGCCAGCAGGCCGAGCCGTCCCTGACGGCCTTCGTGACAGAGGACGCATAATCGCAGGTCAGGGGCATTGCATGTTGCAATAACGATCTTCGTTTCTTTCTTTTGCAACATGCAAAAACCCGGCCGTTACCAGAGTTGCCCCCGGGACAGCTGAGCAGGTTTACTCGACCGTGTCAGCAGTGAAGAAACCCTTTGCCGCTGGCGCGGTCGCTTCGTTTCCCGACGCCTCCAGCAGAGGTGTCTTGTTGTCGGTGTGTCCGCAGTCGGTCACCGCTGCGACATTGACCACCGAAGTGATGCCGCATGACTACGAATAGTGACGACTGCTCTTTTCGGGCACTAACTATGTGCGTCCCATAGTCCTTTTAAACCCTCACACTATGGCCGCTCAATAGGCGCTTGCTGACTACATCCCAACTGGTCAGAGCACATCCCAACTAGTTGGAAGTCGAGAAACTATTTCTCCATAGAATGGTTGCGGACGGACCCAAATCAGGAGTACTGTTCGTGACCCCGAGGGGGAAATACCAACTTCTCGGCACGAAAGATCAACGATGCGAAGAGTGTCACGGACATCACCAATGTCCGATCCTAAAGTTGACGGCCCATACCAACCGTCCTCCGCGGATCTCCAAAGCATCACCAAAAAATTTCATCAGTGGGCAGCTGTCTCGACCCAGGAGCAGGAGCTGAAGGGCCGCAAGGAGTCTCTCCGAGCGGAGCTCCTGGCCTGGGCCGAGCAGTACGGCGAAGCCAACGCCAAGGGACACCACACCGTCGATCTCCCCGCGGAGTTCACGGTGCCCGGAGGCAAGGCATACGCCGGGTGGGTGCGTGAGAAGCGCGTCAGCCAGTCCCTGTCTGAGGACAGGGTCCGTGAGCTGGCCGAGGCCAAGGGCCTCACCGACCGGATCTTCAAGAAGCAGATCATCGAGGTCCTGGACCAAAACGAGCTGTATGCGTGTGAGCAGGAAGGCCTGCTCACCGTCGAAGAACTGGACGCGCTTGTCGACACCCACACCATGTACGCCCTCAAGGCGTACTAGTTCAACATCGACAAGAAGGGCGCCGCGCTGTGAGCAGCTCCACCCCCGAAATCACCGCTGACGTAGCTCTGCCGTGGCGGCCCGACCGCCGCCCTGCCACCGCATTCACCACTGACCCGCTGGCCGGCGAGAAGCCCCAGATCTACGACGTCCGCGGCCGGAAGGTCGCCTTCTACAAGATCGGCGCCTTGGCCCGCGTCCTCAACCGCAAGTCGGACACGATCCGCGGTTGGGAGGAGCAGGGCTGGCTCCCGCGCCCGCCGGCGGCATTCCCCGGCCGCGACCCGCGTAACGCCGCCAGCGCCAAGCACGGCCGCCGCCGGCTGTACACCAAAGCCCTGATCATCGGCATCTACCAGATCGCCCGCGAAGAGGGCATCTTGGAGCCCCACGCACGGCCGATCCAAGAGACCCAGTTCACCGCTCGGGTCACCAAGCTGTTTGCTGACCACGCCGCGCACGAGCGCCAGCAGCGCGCCGAGGCCGACGGGCGCCAGCAGTGATCGTCGAATCGGCCACCTACAGCCAGACCCACCACGTCAACATGGGCTCCTTCGAGTGGGTCGAGCTCTCCGCCACAGCCACGGTCAAGGCGACCGCCGCCGCTGACCATGAGCGGCCCGAGGCCCTCATGGAACGTGCCAAGGAGATCGTCGAAAATCGGCTCCGCGACGACCTGGACCTGGCTCGAACGCTCACGGCCGAGGACGACACCTACGTCAACCACCTGCTGGACGGTCCTCGCCACGTGGTCCCCCGCCGCCGCCGCCGCGTGGCCCCCCGCCGCCTCGTACGCCGCAGCAGGTAATTCCCGCCCCTCACTGACTGACTGACTGAACGGACCTTCTGTATGGGCCGCACCCTGCGCCGCCGCTCCTCTGAGAGCACTGCCCCCGCCAGCAACCACGACTCCGAGCCTGAGGAGGACTACGAGGACGAAGAGGAGGCCCCGCGCCGAACTCGTACCGCAGGCCGGCGCCCGGCCGGCCGCTCCGGCCGCGAGAGCACCCGCCCCGCCGGCCGTGCCAACTCCCGCACCCGGGACGACGCCAAGCCCGCCCGACGTAAGTCCTCCGCCGGCTCCGCCGAAGGCGGATGGGAGACCTTCCGGAACAAGGCCAAGAGCGGCAAGTTCGCCGAAAACTTCAAGATCGACAATGACGAAATCGTCATCAAGTTCCTGGAGGAAGGCCCCTTCGCGGTCTACCAGCAGCACTGGCTCAAGGAAGCCGAGGGCCGCAAGTCCTACGTCTGTCTCGAAGAGGACTGCCCGCTGTGCGACGACCTGGGCGACGAGCCTAGGTATCAGATCCTGTTCAACGTCGTGGACTTCTCCAACCCCGAGAAGCCCACGGTCAAGGTCTGGGCGTGCGGCGTCCGGGTGGCGCAGAAGCTGGAGGGCCTGTCGGAGAACAAGAAGACCGGCCCGCTGAACCGCGACGACACCTACTGGGTCGTCTCCAAGAGTGGTAAGGGCACCAAGACCGAGTACAACCTTCGCCCGGTCCGCGCGCATAGCCTCGCCGACGAAGAGGACATCGAGCCGCTGGACGAAGAGGAGCTGGCCGAGTTCGCCGCGCAGGCCGCCGGCCCCGAGACCGTCAAGCAGGACTCTCGCGAGGATCTCGAAGAGCTCGTGGACGAGCTCTCCTAGCCCTCCTTCAAGGCCCGCCCCTGCCGAGCTGCCAACGGCAGGGGCGGGCCGCTGTGTCTAGGAAAGGTCCCTCGCGTGCTGAGCAGCACCACCGTTTTGGACGCCGAGCACCTGGACCACGTCGTCGCCCACTTCAGCCGTTTTGGTGAGTTGACCTACGACGTGGAGACGGTGCCGCCGCTGCGGGGCGTCCCCGCGCACAACACCATCACCTGGTTGTCCATGGCAACCCACGGCATGACCGTGTCCATCCCCATGGGCCACGAACGCGGGAAGATCATCGGTGAGCGGAAAGAGCCCACGATCGGCCCCAGCGGTAAGGTCCGCAACCGCACCGTCCCCGTCTGGTCGAATGCCCCCGAACAGCTCCGCCCGAGCCAGGTGTTCGAGGCCATCGAGCCGCTGCTGTTCTCTGATCGGCTGAAGGTCTGCCACAACGCAGCATTCGACATCGCGTCAGTGGCCAAGTACTACGACGGCGCCGTGCCGTCCAAGCCCTGGCATGACACCTTCATCAGCTCCGTCCTGCTGGACGAAAACCGGCTGAACGGTCTGAAGCCCCGCATCAAGCAGCTGTACAAGCTCGACTACGACAAAGACAACGTCGGCAAGAAGGTCGAGACCTACGCCTTCAGCCGGGTTGCTCGCTACGCGTACATGGACGCCAAATACACCTGGCTGCTGTACCAGCGCGAGCGCGACCTGATCGGCCACGCGGGCCTGTCAGCGCTGTTGGACCTGGAGCTCGGCGTCCTGGAGACCGTAATCTCCATGGCCCTGGCCGGGGCGCCGGTCGACGGCGCAGTCTTGGCCGAGCTCGGCGTGCAGCTGGACGCCCGCCTGGTGGAGACCGAGGCCGCGATCTACAAGGGCCTGGGCAAGAAGGTCAATCTCAACTCTCCCCAGCAGAAAGCGGTGGCTCTGTACGGGCCGAAGGCTGAGGGAAACCTGGGACTTCGTCCGACCACCCTGACCAAGGGAGGTAAGGCCAAAGCAGGGCGCGGCGAGAAACTGCTGATCACCGACTACAGCACGGACGCCGACTCGTTGGAGCCGCACAAGAAGCACCTGGTCGTCGCACGGTTCCTGGACTACCAGCGCGACGCCAAGCTGAAGGGGACCTACGTCACCGGCGTCCTGGGCGACCCCGAGGACCCGGACGAGAAGCCCTGTCTGATCGTGGACGGCCGTGTCCACGGCGCGTTCAAACAGATGGGCGCCCGCACCGGGCGGTTCTCCTCGGCCGGCCCCAACCTGCAAAACATCCCCTCCCGTGGTGTCGAAGGCAAGAAGATCCGCACTGCATACCGGGCGCTGCCCGGCCACAAACTGGTCGTGGCCGACTATGGCCAGATCGAACTGGTGCTTTTGGCCCACTTCATCGGCTATGGGGCGCTTTACGACGGTTTCCATCAGGGAATCGACGCGCACACCATGACCGCGTCACTCGTCTTCGGCGTCCCATTCGATGATGTGACAAAAGCGTACAGAGCTGTAGCAAAGGGACTTAACTTCGCGATCGTGTACGGAGCCGGCCCGACGACCGTGGCGGAAATGGCCGGCATCAGCGTGGCCGAGGCCAAGCGCCACATGAAGGTACACCGGGAAATGTTCCCGGAGATCTACAAGTACCGGGCGCACGTCATCGAGACCGCTCGCCGCCAGCGCCCGCCGCACACCGCGACTCTGCTGGGACGCATCCGACGTATCCCCGAGCTGCGCAGCGCCGACGACTTCAAGCGCTCCAGCGCCGAACGACAGATCTTCAACGCCAAGATCCAGGGGTCTGGAGCCGACGTTGTGAAGAAGTCCATGGTCCGGTTGCTGCCGCTGCTGCCCGACCGCGCCGAGCTGCTCATGACGGTGCACGACGAACTCGTCTGTCACGGCCCCGAGGATCAGGTGTCGCTGATCGAGGCAGCGCTACGCGAGGCGATGCTGGGCGAAGGCATCCAGAAGCTGCTGTGCGTCCCTCTGACCGCGGATATTTCTGTAGCCGACAACTGGGCGGAGGCCAAGTGATGGATATGAAACCGCTGCTCCGGGCGCGTCTCGTGTGGGACCTGACCCCGCACCACGAGGTCCCGGAGGTGCTCAAGCTCCTAGGCATGACCGCGCCCGGACCTGACGTGGCCACCCTGTCATGCGCCGATAGCCACCGGCGCCTCAAGCGAGTGGAGCCACTGAAGGCGGATTTCGCCAAAATGTCGCATATGAGTGCCGAAATCATGATCCGCACTATGCTTGGTGGTGCGGTCGACGAACTCGATTCGGAACTCGTAGCTCTTTTGGTGAAACAGCACGGCGAAGTCATCCGCGTGGGATCGCTGGTAAGCGCAGCCCAGCTCCTGGACGCCGGAATCCTGACGTATTCGAGGACCACCAAATGAGTAGTTTCTGGGAGCGCAAGCTCAATCCCAACGCCCGACCGCAGGCCCCTCAGACGCCGGCGTACGCACCGCAGGCGAGCGCGTCCCGGCCATGGTGGGATCCGACCCCGCCCTACCCGCCGACGCCCCAGCAGCCCCAGAGCAACCCGGCCGCCGAAGTCGATCCGGCCCCGTACGTGGCGCCTCGCCAGGCGCAGAGCGCCAAGCTGACCGAAACCTGCCCCGACGTCACCTGCGGTTCGGTGAACTACATGGCGCCTCCTGGCACCAGCGCGCGTAAGCGCTGCTACGACTGCGGCTACCCGCTGGTCCAGGCAGGATCCGGCGGCGGCGGACTGCCGTCCGGACAGGGCGGGCCGGCCACCCCCGCCACGCAGGTCCACGACGGCACCTCGCAATACAACTCCGGGAACATCATCGGCCGCATCGGCTGACCTTCTCCTCCCTCCTCCTCGTAAGGAACCCCCTCACCGTGAGCATGCTTGCCGCTGACGGGTCCATCAGCGACCCCTACCAGAATTTCATCGCCACCTCCCGGTACGCCCGATACATCGACGCCGAGAATCGGCGCGAGACCTGGACCGAGTCCGTGGACCGATTCATGGACTTCATGACTGGCCACCTGTCGGACAACCACGCCTACGAGCCCGACCCCGAGCTCGTGGCCGAAGTGCGCGACGCCATCGCCAATCTGGAGATCGTCCCGTCGATGCGGGCCGTCATGACCGCCGGTGAAGCCCTGGAACGTTCCAACATCGCCGGCTACAACTGCAGCTATCTGCCCATCGATGACCTGGCAGCGTTCTCCGAGGTGCTGTTCATCCTGCTCAACGGCACCGGTGTGGGCTTCAGCGTGGAAAAGCGCTACATCGACGAGCTGCCGCCGGTGCCGCGCCTGGTCGACGCTCCTCAGGAGCTCATCGTGGTGGGGGACTCCAAGCTCGGCTGGGCGCATGCCTACCGGATGCTGATCGAGGAGCTGTGGCTGGAGGGTTGGATTCCCCGCTATGACCTGTCGGCCGTCCGGCCGGCCGGCGCCCGGCTGCAGACGTTCGGAGGCAGGGCCTCGGGGCCGGAGCCGCTGCGCGAGCTGTTCGAGTACACCGTCACGGCGCTGAAGGCCGCCCAGGGGCGCCAGTTGACCTCGCTGGAGGTCCACGACCTGGTCTGCAAGATCGCCAGCGTGGTGGTCGTCGGCGGCGTGCGGCGCTCGGCGATGATCAGCCTGTCAGACCTGAACGACCCGGAGATGGCAGCCGCTAAGTCAGGGGAGTGGTGGACGGCGGCGCCGCATCGCGCGCTGGCCAACAACAGCGCAGTGTATGAAGGCAAGATCACCCGGGAGCAGTTCGACGCCGAATGGGGTTCGCTGGTCGCCTCGGGGAGTGGTGAGCGCGGAATCTTCAACCGGACCGCGGCCCAGAATCAGGCGGCCAAGAATGGCCGTCGTGACCGATTTGTCGAGTATGGGACTAATCCGTGCTCGGAGATCATTATGCGTCCTTTTTCCTTTTGTAACCTTTCTGAGGTAATTGTCCGACCTGAGGATTCTCTGGAGTCCATCGGCCGGAAGGTCCGGCTCGCGACGATCCTCGGCACCTGGCAGAGCACCCTGACCGACTTTCCTTTTCTGCGCCCGCAGTGGGCCGCCAACGCCCGCGAGGAGCGCCTGCTGGGCGTCTCCCTGACCGGTGTCTTCGGAAACCCGCTCGTCTCCACCGACGAAAACCGGGCCGAATACCTCGGGCGAATCAAGCGGTTCGCCCGGGTGACCAACATGAAGGAGGCCCGGGCGATCGGCATCCCGAGCTCGCACGCGGTCACGTGCGTGAAGCCGTCGGGAACCGTATCCCAGCTGGCCGGAGTCTCCTCCGGCATCCACCCCTGGCACGCAAAGCATTACCTGCGCACCGTCCGTGCAGACAAGAAGGACCCGCTCGCCCAGCTGATGAAGGACAGCGGCGTGCCGTGCGAGGACGACGTCATGCAGCCCGACAGCACGTGGGTCTTCTCCTTCCCGATCAAGGCCCCGAACTTCGCCGTGACCAGGGACAGCATCACCGCGATCCAGCACCTGGAGCTCTGGTTGGACTATCAGCGGGCCTGGTGTGAGCACAAGCCGAGCGTGACCATCTCCGTCCGCGGTCCGCGCATCACCAACCCCGGGCCTTTCTCTGAAGAGCTCGCAATGCGGCTCGTCGCCGGCGACGATGGCGAACTGCTGGCCAACATCCCGGCTGAGCTTGACCAGTGGCTGGTAACCCACCCCGAGCTCACCGCTCCCGACGGCGACTGGGGAAGTCTCTGCGACGCCCTGCGCGACCTGATCGACTGGGAATCGGGGGAGTGGGACAAGGTCGGAGACTGGGTCTTCGCCCACCTGGACGAGCTGAGCGGCGTCTCCTTCCTGCCGCACAGCGACCACGTCTACAAGCAGGCGCCCTACCAGGAGATCACCCGCAAGGAGTACCAGCGCCTGGCCGCGGCCTTCCCCGAGATCAGATGGGCTGACCTCCCGTTCTACGAGCTCACCGACTCCACCACCGGAGCCCAGGAACTCGCCTGCGTGGCCGGTGCCTGTGACGTGGTCGACCTGGTCACCGCGTGATGTACATCAACGGCGACAGCGGCTACTACTGGCTGACCTGCGATACCTGCCAGGACGCACTCATGGAAGTGGTTGCGGGCACCGCCCTTTCGGAGATGGACGAGGCGGCCGGCGAGCACGTCTGCTCGCCGCACTGACAAACAGCCCTACCCCCGCCGAGGGGTAATCAAAAAAGACAGTGGCCGCCGGAAATTAAACGCTTTCAGTAGTTGGGTCCTAACTGGTGATGGTGTGGGTGATTCCTTAGCGTTTCACCCACACCATTTCCGTTTGTCCAAGTTAGGAGCCTGAATTGCCCGGCCCCTGCAGCACCCCCAAGGCCCTCGCCGCCGACGGCCGCATTCTGGACGGAAAGTCCGCGCTCTCCCGCGCCGGCGCGAAATCCGGCGAAGGCATGGACGCCGTTGACTACAACGCGATCCGCACGCTCCCGCCGGTCGCCAAGGACCTGCCGCCCAAGGCCCGTGCCAAGAAGGCCGTAGCCGACCGCAGGAACGGACTGTGACCCTCGCCCCCGAGGCCGCCGCCCTCATCGCGAAGATCAATAAGGAGCACGGGGAAGGCGCCATCGTCGCCGGCACTGACATGGTGCTCGGAGCCCGATTCACGACCGGATCTCTCGGCCTAGACGTGATCCTCGGGGGCGGCTGGCCCGGTAACCAGTGGGTCGAGGTGATCGGCAAGGAGAGCCAGGGCAAGACGGCGATCGTCCTCAAGACCATCGCGGCCAATCAGCGCCTCAATCCGGCGTTCGTGGCCTTGTGGATCGCCGCCGAGCACTACGACGCCGACCAGGCCAAGGCCCTCGGCGTCGACAACTCCCGCGTCATCGTGGTCCCGACCCAGGACATGGAATTCGCCTACGAAACCATGCTCCGCTTCGCCGAATCCAAGTCGGTCGACGCGATTGTGCTCGACTCCTACCCGGCCCTGATCCCGTCGGAAGAGGCCGAGAAGACGATGGAAGACGCCGTGGTCGCACTCGGCGCCAGGCTCACCGGCAAGTTCTTCAGAAAAGCCGGCGCCGCCACCAAGCGCGCCATGAACGGCGAAGAGCGCCCGATCCTCGGCATCATCATCAACCAGTACCGCGACCAGATCGGCGGATTCAGCCCCCACGGGGTGCCCCAGACCACGCCCGGCGGCAAGGCCAAGAACTACTTTTTCTACACCCGCGTCGAAGTCAAGCGAGACGAGTTCATCGACGAGTCCCGCCCCGGCAAGGGCAAGACGCGCGTCGGCCAAGTCATCAAGGTGCGCACCATCAAGCACAAGGCCGGCCCGCCCCAGCAGGTCGCGACCGTGGACTTTTTCTTCCGCGACGCCCCGGTGCTGGGCTTCTCGCGCGGCGACTACGACACCGTCAAGGAACTGCTCACCTACGGCCTGCTCTACGACCTGATCGTCCGCCGCGGCGCCTACTACACCGTCGGCGAACGCCGGTGGGGTCCGGGCAAGGAAAAACTCCTGGACGACCTGCGCGAAGACGCCGAGCTGCAGGGCCAGCTGCGCGCCGACATCCTCGCCGCCGCGGCCCGCCCCGACCACGAAAACCTCAAGGACACCGCTGATGCGTAGCCATACCCTCTTCCTGGTCGCCGGCTCAGTGGCCGCCGCTCTGCTGCTGACCGGCTGCTCGGAGTTCAACCAGAAAAACGGCCGCGGGGACACCCCGATCGGCAAGGTCGACAACTCCGGCGCCGAGATCATCAACATGCCCGACACCTTCGGCAACCTCGCCACCAAGTGCTCCCACGGGTTCCGCGTCTGGTCGACCACCCACGGGTCTAGTGACGACAAGACCGAGTACGCCTCTCAGATCTGGGTCGAGCGCGACTCGAAGTGCCCGCAGGACGGTGTCCAGTGAAGCGCCGCGGACTTCTTCTCACCGCCCTGGCTGGCCTGGTCCTGGCAACTTCCGGCTGCGCTGAGCTCAACCGGTCTCCCGAAAGCCCGCAGAGCTGGTCCGAGGTACAGGTCCAGACCCAGGACGGCCGCAGGGTTCTGTGCCTGGTCTGGAGCGGCGCCAGTAAGGGCGGCCCTAGCTGCGACTGGGCCAACGCGAAGAAAGCGGCCCAGTGAGTGACTTCCTGATCGGCATGGCCATGATCCTCACCTACTTCACCCTCACCCAGGCCATCAGCGCCTGGCGGGAGCGCGGCAAGAAGTGAAGCACACCTTCGCGGCGATCTTCTTCGCCTTCCTGATCGTGGTCCTGCTCGCCGACGCCATCGCGGCACAGTTCGAGCAGGACCGAGAGGACCCCCAGTGAAAATCTGGTACGACACCGAGTTCGTGGATACCGGGGACCGGATCCTGTTCATCTCCATAGGCATGGTGGCCGAGGACGGCCGCGAGCTCTACCGGGTCAGCCCGGCCAACATCCCCAGGATGCTCGGCAACCCCTGGTTGATGGACAACGTCTTTCCGCACCTGCCCGTTCGATACACCGGCACCACGAAAATCTGGGACTGGGACTACGAGCACCCGGAGTACGGAGCCGTCCGGCGTCCTCACAACATTGCCGATGATGTCTCTGCCTTCATCGGGGAGACCCCCGATCCGGAGTTGTGGGCCTACTACGCCGCCTACGATCACGTGGCCCTCGCGCAGCTGTTCGGCCGGATGCTCGACCTCCCGCAGCACTGCCCGAAGTACACCAACGAGCTCCAGCAGGAAATCGTCCGGATGGGAAAGCCGCGCCTGCCCAAGCAGATCGGCCGGCCGCACCATGCGCTGTCCGATGCCCACCATGACAAGCAGATCCACGACTTCCTCACCGGCGCCGCACATCCGCCGGCCGTGCACCCCGACCAGCGGACGCTGTTTTGATGGCCGCCCACCGCAGGCCCGCGACCGGCGCCGAAAAAGGTCTGCTGCTCATCTTTATCGGCCTGACCATGCTCGCCGCTGGCCTACTCGTCATAGCACTGAACGGACTATTCGCATGACCCCCGAGACGCTCGACTACCTGGAGAAGCTCTCCAACGAGGTCGTCACCGACTTCTGGCCCGGCCGTCCCGGAGACCCGGAATTCACTCGCCGCCGCTTCCCCGACGGCCTACGCCTGACCGACGACGACCGCGGCCGAGACCTGACCTTCTACCTGGTGATGCGCGAGTACGCGCCGCAGCTGGTGGCCGAGATCCGCCGCCTGCGCGCGTTCAGTGACTGGATCAACAGCGACGAGTTCGGCAAGGGGCTGGCACGCGACTTCTACGACACCCTCGGGGCGGTCGTGAAGCGCGCCAAGGAGCTCGGGGAGGTTCCGAAGTGAGCAGCCTCAAGGACTCCCGCCAGCAGGAGCGCCGCGGCGCGGCACTTCACGGTGGGACCGTCAACAGCGGCTCCGGAAACGGCCCCTGGCGTAAGAACGATGTCCGCACCCCGACCACGTCGATCGAATACAAGGTCACCTCAGCCAAGCAGTATCCGCTGAAGCTGGCCGAGCTGCTGGCCGCCGAGCGCCAAGCCCTGCTCGACAACGGCAGGTCGATGCTCTTCGGCATCCAGATGGGCGGGCGGAACTGGCTGGTGATGTCCGAAGAGGACTACCTGACGCTGGTACAGGAGGCCGGCTAGTGGTCCTCAAGCCGCGGGTGAAGGCCCCGGACTGGAGAGCAGCCGGCAACGACACCAAAGCCGCCAAGTGCCTCAAGTTCCCGCCGGACCTCTCGCGCGGCTACGACCCCTGGTTCGACGTCGAATACGAGATCGACTGCCTGGACATCTGCAACGGCGAATCCGACGGCCGCCGGTGCCCCATGCGAGACACCTGCCTGGACTTCGCGCTGATCAACAACGAGACGGGCGGCGTATGGGGCGGAATGCTCCCACACGACCGACGCAACCTCCGCCTCGCCCGCCGGGCCGATCCCTACCTGGAGCTGAAGTGGCACCCGCCGACACCAAAGCCAAGCGACTTCGACGAGGACGACCTTCTCCTGCTCGACTGAAGCTTCAGGGACGCCTGGCAGACCTGGCCAACACCCGGAAAACCGGCGGCCTGATGGGAGACATTCAGGCCCACCTGATCAAGAAGGCCGACGCCCCCTCAGACCGGCGCCAAGACATCATCCACCCCTCCGAAATGGCCGCCCACGACTGGTGCCCCAGGGCCACCTACTACCGCATCCGCGACGTTCGGGACGGCAAACCGTACGCGGGTGAACAGTTCGCCGTCGGCACCTTGTCCATCTTCGAGGAGGGGCACGACATCCACCGCAAGTGGCAGGGCTGGCTGCGGGAGATGGGGGTGCTGGAAGGCCGCTGGGACTGCCTGGACTGCGGCCGGCGCGGCGTCGACTTCGGTACCGACCCGCTCTCCTGCACCAAGTGCGACAGCGTGACAGGCCTCACCTACGGCGAGGTCCCGCTGGACGCCGAGAAGGAGCTGCTGATCTGCGGCCACGCCGACGGCAAGGTGGGCCGCCGCCTGATCGAGATCAAGTCCATCGGCAAGGGAACCGTCCGGATGGACGAGCCGGAGCTGCTGAAGAAGCACACCCACGCCACGGTCAACGGAAAGAACCTGGTCGACCTGGACGGCCTGTGGGCCGACCTTCAGAGGCCTCTGAAGCCCCACGTCAAGCAGGCGAACGTCTACCTGAAAATCGCCCAGCTCATGGGCATCGACGTAGACGAAATGGTCTTCCTGTACGAGTTCAAGCCGAATCAGCAGACCAAATCGTTCACGATCAAGATCAGCCCCCGCGTGATCGAGCCGCTGCTGGCCAAGGCCGAATCCGTCGCCGACGCGCTGCACGGGGGACCGGTCCCGCCGCGCGCTTTCGACAAGTCCGACAAGAAGCCGTGCAGCTCCTGCAGCTGGGCTACCGAATGCTGGAAGGGAAGCGATGCGGACGATTCGACGCAGCCGCAACGTGGTCGCCGCCGCCGAGGAGAAGCGGCTGGAGCAGAAGGCCGAGCGTCAGCTGGCAAGCCTGTACGACCCCGAGGAACCCGACGACGCGCCACCGCGGATCCCGAAGGACGTAACCGGCCTGGACGACGGCGAGCTGATGCGCCTGTTCGGCGAGATGTCTCAGTGGGTGAACTACCACAGCGCGAAGCACTCCCGAGCTCAGGTAGCCGAAAAGTACGCCGAAAGCGTGCTGGAGATCCGCCGAGCTCAGGCAGTCCTCGGTAAGGCCGCCAAGTCCGTCACCGCGGCCAAGGCCGGCGCCTACGCAGACGACGAGGTGCAGCAGGCCAATGACACCTACCTGGACGCCTACGCCGACCGCAAACGCGAGGAAACCGGCTACCTCAACGCCGAGCGCCTGGAGCGTTTCCTGTCTCGCGAACTCACCCGACGAACCGCCCGATCAGACCGTGAAGGAAGAGCAGCCAAATGGACCACCTGACCGACCCCGACACCTACGAGCTGTTTTCCGTCGAGCCGGTCCCGGGCCAGCCTCCGACGCTGCTTCGCACCCACGGTGTGCGGACCTGCGTCGGCGACCGCTGCGTGATCCACAAGCCGACCGACCACCACATGCGGCGCTGGCCGATCACCTACAGGGCCGATAAGCAGTTCCTCGCCGAGCGGACCTGCGAGCACGGAGCCAACCACCCCGACCCTGACTCGCTGGCCTACTACCGCACCGCCGGCATGGACTACATGGCCGTCCACACCTGTGACGGCTGCTGCCTCGCCCCCGCCACTACCGGAGATGCCCCGTGAAGATTTCCCTGCTCTACACCATTCAGACCACGCCGATCGTTGACGAGATGCTCCAGCCGCTGGAGTTCGAGGACGAGATGCCGACCGCGGCCGACCGTATCGGCGAGTTCGCCGGCCGCGGCTGCTATCGGTCCTTCGACCGGCCGCGGGAGGAGACCCGCACCAGCCGCGGCTACCACGCCAACATTCAGGCACGCCGGCACTTCAACATCTACGAACACGTGTCGTTCCCGTTCCTGGTCCAGGGCGTCTCCCGACACCTGCTGGGGGAGTTCACTCGCCACCGCTTCCACCAGTTCAGCGTGGAGAGCCTGCGCTTTTGTCCGCCCCGGGAATTCGTCGTCCACCCCACCCTGGAAGAGGCCGCCGAGGACGACCGGGAAATCTACGAGGCGTTGGAACGTGCCTGGCTCAGCGCTGAGGAGGAGTACGAGTTTCTGTCCGAGCGGCTGTCGGACCGCGGCGACCTGAGTAAGAAGGAAATCCGCGAGGCGTGCGCCCAGGTGCTGCCGCTGATGACGTCCACTGACCTGGTCGTCTCCGCCAACCTGCGGGCCTGGCGCGATGTGATCAAGCTGCGCGCGGCCGAGGGCGCCAACAGGGAAATCCGCCAGCTGGCCAGGCTCTTCCTGGAGCCGCTCAAGGAACTGGCCCCCAACACCTTCCAGGACATCGAGGTGGAGGCCTGATGGACGTTATGACGATTGCCGGATTCATGGAGTTTCTGGTCGCCGTGCTGGGCCTGTTCGCCCTGGCTGTCATGGGCTCGGTCCTTTTTCTGTGGGGCATGGGAAAGCTGGTGGTTCGGATCTCGATTACCACTCCTGAAGAGGAGGCCGACGAATGATCGTTGTTCTCGGCGTGCACGGCTTCGCCGGCTCCGGCAAGGACGCCTTTGCCGACACCCTGGTGCACTGGTATGGCTTCAAGAAGATCGCTTTCGCTGACCCGCTGCGCGACGTCTTGCTCGACACCAACCCCGTCCTGATGGTCGACGACGGCCGGCCGGTGCACCTGCGCGAGGTCATCGACACCATCGGCTGGGGCGAGGCCAAGATCCTCTACCCGGAAATCCGCCGGATGATGGTCGCCCTTGGACAGTCAATGCGTCAGCGGGTCGACTCCCGAATCTGGATCAACGCAGCGATCGATCGGATGGGGGAGGCCCAGCGGGTGGTCTTCTCCGACGTCCGCCAGCTCAATGAGGCCATGGTCCTCAAGGCCACCCTCGGCGCCCAGCTGGTCAACCTCCTTCGCCCCGGCGTCGGCCCGGCCAACTCCCAGGAGCAGGCCACCCTGCCCCCGCAGCTGCTCGACTTCGTGGTCCGCAACGACGGCGACCTGACCGACCTGCACGCCCGCGCCGACATGGTCATGCACCGCATCAACGTACAGAGGACGGCCCCCCAGTGAGTCCCATGTTCAATGACAAGCCTCCGTCTGAGGTCTACTACGTCAGCACCGGCTGTTACCACGGTGCGTATTGGACGCGTGCATCCGTCAAGGGCGCGTTGAAGAACAACACGTCGTGGCAGACCTACGTTCCGGAAGATCACATCGGTCAGCCGCCAAGCTACATCCCCCACCCGAAGCTGAAGATCCTGCGGTCAGAAATCGGCGCAGCCGAGGGCTGGACCAACGTCACCGAGACCTTCGTCAAGGACGGGAAGTGGGCCTGGTGAAGACGCCGAACCTCCCCAAGGAGATCTACTTCATCAAGGGCGGTAGGCGGGATCGGCCGTACGCCCAGCGAGGTCACGTGAAGCTCGCGCTCAACGGCCGGTACTCGCACGAGCGTCAGCGGATCCGGATCTACCAGGCGTTCGGCAACGTCAACGGTGAGATCGTATGGCACGACGTCACCCGCGAGTTCGTCACCGAAACCGGCGAATTCGCATGGTGAAGCTGTATGTCGGCATTGACCAGTCGCGTGGAGGGTTCGGCCTGAGCAAGCTCTACGTGGATGGCGCCCGGAGCTGTGACAGCACGATCGTGAGGAAGTTCGACGCCAAGCAGCTCAAGGTCACTCCCGGCGTGGATGTGCTCAAGGCGATCGAATACTGGCTGACTATCTCGCTGCGCGATGACCGGCTGGGGATCGCCCACGTGGCGATGGAGGGCTACTCCTACGGCTCAAGCAACGGCCGGGAGAAGGCCGGCGAGCTCGGTTACGCGGTCAAGGGCCTGCTTCACGACCTGATCCCCGGCCGAGCGCGGTACCCGACGATCGTTACCCCGAACCAGGTCAAGCTTTTCACCACCGGTTCCGGCTCCGCTGATAAGAAGAAAATGGTTAAGGCCGTCAATGAACGGTGGGGCAGAGCGTTCACCAACGATAACGCCGCCGACGCCTACGCGCTGGCCCGCATTGCGGAGGCCATCGATACGGGAAATACCAACTATCCGTACGAGAAATCCGTACTCCAGGAACTGAAACTACACACCGAGGCGCCACCTGCGGCATAATGGGGGCAGGACACGGACGGATGCGCATCGCTATCCATGAAGTGAAAAGCCTCAGGCGCCCACAAGGCACTGGGGCTTTTCACTTTTACCATCCAAAAAAGCCTCGCTCCTAATCTGGACTTACGTACCCAAAACGTAAATCCAGTAGGAGCTCAATATGAGTGAAAACGCCCCCACCGACACCACCGGCGATGACGTCGTCCTGCGTGTGAAGTCCTCCTCCAACGCGTCGGCCCTGGGCGCGGCAGTCGCACACGCCATCTACGCGGGCAAGAACGTCTCCCTACGGGCGATCGGCGCCGGCGCAGTCAACCAGACCTCAAAGTCTCTGGCCATCGCGCAGGGATTCGTAGGACCCCGTGGCATTACCCTGTCGGCCCGGATCGGATTTACCACCGTGAAGATGCCCGAGGGCGAAGTCACCGCGCTGGTTTTCAAGGTCTTGGTCGCCTGACGGAATTACATTTTTCGTCCAAGAAAAACCTACTCTGATAGAGACCAATGGCGAGCATCGGAAAGGCGGGAAGGATGCCTGGAGGCGACCGACCCACAGCGTTCACCGATTCTGCGCGCCGCAATACTGCGCTGTTCCACAGTCGACAGGTCGGAACTGGATCGGGTGGCTACAGGCCCCATTCGGTGCTCGAACCCATTACTCGAAGCTCTATCGGATATGGCTCCTCGGACTCCTCCCGCATCCTGCCCGGCGGCCAGATGCTGCCGACCCCCAACGGCTCCTCGGCTGAGACCTATGACCGGCGCACCTGGCTGAGCGCGTACTAACGAGCAAGGAGTCCCCCGTGGCAGACAAGACCACGACCAATTTTCCGAAGATGGGCACCGAGGCTGCGACCACCTGGTCCAACGTCTCGTCCAGGGCGTCACAGGGTCTGAGGACCCCGCGCCAGGCCTACTCCATGGTGAACGATTCGCTGGCTGGCTCCCGGCGCAACATCCTGGAGCGGCTCGGCCACAAGGGCGCCGTGCAGGTCCGCTACTCCTACCCCAACAGCCCCGAGTCCGCCGCGACCGGGCGCAACGTGTACCTGCTTCCCCCGTCGACCGGCAACCGCCAGTTCTGGGACAAGCGGCAGTACGGACAGACGGCGCAGTAATGCCTATCCCTCTCATTGCTGCGGCGCTCGGCACGGTGGCGCGCGTCGGCGGTAGCGCGCTGCTGCGTACGGCCGCCACCAGTGCAGCGCGCGGCGCGGCAACGCACATGGCGGAGGGCGCTGTATCCCACCTGGCCAACCATCAGGCTCCGCAGCAGGAGCAGGCCCCCCACCGACAGGGGTACTGATGGCTAACTGGTCCTACCTTCCGCCCGTCGACCAGCCGGGCGCACCGGTCACCGCCGGCGGCGGGGGTGGGGCCGGTACCGGCTTCCGCGACCTGATGGACGCCCGCCGGTCCGGCCGTGTCCCCGGCGTTCCTTCCGCCCAGTATCCGGACGGCTACCTCGGCACGGTCAACTCCCGCCGCGAAGACCGTCTCCTGGACGCCATCAAGACCAAGACCAACGACCGCTCCTACCAGCGCGGCGTGCACAAGGGCGAAAAGACCGAGGCCAGCGACTACTTCTGGACCAAGGAATTCGGCCCGCAGTCCGGTCTGCAGGCCCAAGCGCAGGGCCGACGGTGGACCGCCAAGGGCTCCGACATCGAGCGCCTGGCCCACGGAGGCAAGCACGCGTTCACCTCCCCCGAGGAGCTCGGCCGGCTGGCCGCCAAGTACGGCGTATCGGCCTACGACCCCGCGGCCCGGCGTGAGACCGACCCGAATTTCGCCGCCCAGATGCGCGGCCACCTGCCGACGTGGAAGTAGCACATGTCCAAGACCCCCACCCCCGACGACCGTAACCCGTTGACCGGTCAGCCGCCGAACTCCTACACCAAGTCGACCAACCGCGAGCTTCCCAGACCAACGAACGTCAAGCCCAAGGCGTTCGACGCGAAGGAGGGCGCGAGCCTGCGCAAGCTCCACCGCGAGGCCGTCGCCCCGGGCGGAAGCGCAGACGCACCGCTTGGGTATCGCCGGCCTGAAGGCATGGCCGACGAGCACTTCTCCTGGCTCATGGGCGGCCACCGTATGATGCCGAACACGGCCGCCGCCCGCGGGACCTCGGCGATCAACGTTCCCCACGCTGCGCACCCCGAGGTGACCGTGCAGCGCCGGGCCGAGGACCTGTCCAAGGGCGAGTACGAGCACGGCGCCGCCACCCTCAAGCATTTCGGCCACGACACCCGGGATCCTCTGAAGTCGCTGGACCGCACCCATTCGGTTGCGCTGGACCGGGTGATGGCCGAGCACACCCAGGCCGGCGTCAACGAGTCGTCCAGCCAGTTGTTCTACGGCGGGCGCCCGACCACGCGTATCCCCGGGCACCTGCAAAAGACGCACAACGAGGGCGTCATGGCCGCCTACGGCCGGCTGGAGCAGGCGCACGCATCGGTACTGAACCACCCGCAGTTTCAGGCCGCGACCGCGCACCTTCCGAGTGATCATGCGGCGAGCGTGGCACGTGCGGCGGTCAACCAGTCGGTGGCCGACACCTCGCCGAACTCCAAGTGGCGTCAGGGCAGCCGGTGGCCCAACATCGAGCAGGCCGAGGAGTCCACGGTGGCCGCGGTGGAGGGGCGTGATCCGAAGTTCATTGCCGGCCGAATCCAGAACGTCGACAAGGCCCACGGCCGAGCGAAGGATGCTCTGGCCAGCGCCGACCCGTCCACGCACCATTTCGGCAACCCGAAGGAAGCGGCAAAAACCGTAGCGTTCCGCGGGGCACTGGCCGACAAGGACGCCGCCGACGCCTACAAGGTCAGCGACATCCACGAGGCGTCGGTGATCGCCCCGGGCCTGCCCACGGGTAAGTCGTTGCGCTACACGAGCTCTGACGGTAAGGCGTTCAGCCACTACCCCGACCAGCCCAAGAGCGCGCTCAAGGGGGCCGCGCCGATCGTCAAGGAGGGAAAGACATCGGGCCGCGCGGGGAACCAGGAGACCGGGTTTTCCCGTCCCGAGCAGATGCTGGGTGAGGGAAAGAGCTACGTACACGCCCTCAACGACCGCGCTACCCGTCAGGTGGCCTCGCGCTACGGAATCTCGCGGTCAGTCGACCACGCCGACAACGTGCACACCATCCAGGCCGCGGCCTGGGGGTCACAGCAGATGCGCCGGGCGGACGTACACGTCTCTCACGCCGACCAGTATCCGGTCGTGCGGGACTGGGGTTCGGAGGGGCAACGGTCACTGGCTCCGGAGTGGCAGGCACATTTCGGGGAAAACGCGCGCATGCATATGGGCGAGCAGTTCCGGGAGAACCCCAACACCAAGACCAACGTCAACGCGAGCAAGGCCAAGCCCTACCCGATCATGCCGGGGGAGTAGCCCTTACTCGCCGTAGTAGAAGTCCGCGGTGTCCTCGTCGCCGCCGGCCGCCAGAAATTCTTCGCGGGTCATGTCGGCGGGCTCCAGCGACGTACCAGGGCTGTCGTGCTCCAGGTAGCCGTCGATCAGCTGCTCAACCGCGTGGTCCAGGGAATCGCTCATGCCGAAAATCCTACCTCCGAGGGGTGACGAAACCCATGACTGCAAGTCCCTGGGCGTCCCTGCCCGAGCGGCTGGTCACCGACCGGCTGGCCGAGCTCATGGACGCCAACGCTGAGGCGATGGCGTCCATACGGCCACCGATCCCCAACATCGGGAAAGTAGCTCCCCGATTCGGATATCGAACAGGCGCATTATCCATCGACGATGTTATTTCCGTGAACGAAAGATATCCGGGTCCGAATGCCGACCCACTATCTGCGCGGCCTGGTTACTCGGCCACGGCATTACCAGGATTCAGCGCGGGTTAAATACCCTGGGGTGAGTTGATTTCCCCCAATTTCTCGGAGGTACCTGAATGGGCACGAAGAGGCCGATGAAGGCCACCGACCGGCGGCGCGGTGGAATTGGCGACAACGTGAAGTTCACCGTCCAGGACACCGACGGTGCGGGGCCTCCGCTGGCTGACATTTTCAATGACAGGCGGAAGCCCAACGGTACCGGAAAGCGGATCGCGTAAATGGCTTATGCAACCCCCCGCAGCTGTAAGGACGAGCTGCACGAAGGCATGACCGACGGCGCCATCCGCAAGCCCCGCGTTGACCGCAGCGGCCCGGACGCCTCCCCCTCCAACACCTACCCGGGCCACGTCATGGTCGGGCTGCTTGGAACCAAGGGGAGTCTGGCGTGAGCGAGTACGAGTATGCCCCCGCTGTGTATGTCTCCCCGGTCCCGGTCAACGTCCCTGGTATGGCGCCGGTGCGCGATAGCGACGGCGCGCAGGGCGGCGAGGTGCTCGGGCTGCCAACCTTCGACGAGCTGAGCGGCGGTGTGGCATGAGCTTCACTGCTGAGCAGCTGATCAGGGTAGCCAAGTCCTACGAGGGCTACGCCGAGAAGAACGGCGCGACGAAGTTCGGCCAGTGGTACGGCGACCGCCAGAAGAACAGCGCGTTCGACAAGGCCGCCTGGTGCGACATGTTCGTGGTCTACTGCGCGCACGAGGCCGGCGGCGAGGAAGCCGTCGACATCGTCGGCGAGTACGCATACACCCCCCACCACGCCGCCTGGTTCGCCCGCAACGGCCGCTGGGGCGCCAAGCCCACCCTAGGTGCCATCGGCTTCATCGACTGGTCGGGCACCAAGATCATCTCCGCGATCGACCACGTGGTCATCGTCCTAGGCACTGACGCCCGGGGTCGGGTCGTCACCATCGAGGGCAACACCGCCGACCAGGTGGCCATCCGCTACCGCGACCGCAGCCTGTTCGTCGGCTTCGGCTACCCCAAGTACGCCAAGGCCGGCGCCCCGATCCCGCCGCCGGTGGCCACCAAGCCCGTCGGCCGCCCCGCCGCCGGCGACAGCGCACCGAAGTTCCCGCTGGCCCCCGACGACTGGTTCTCCCAGGCACGTAACAGCGGCAAGACCAAGCCCAACAACGGTGTCCGGCGGCTGCAGGCCCGGCTGAAGGAACGCGGTTGGTCCATCGAGGTCGACGGCCGCTACGGCCCTAAGACGGCGCAGGTGGTCCGGGCCTTCCAGGACGAGCACCGCCTGTCTGTCGACGGCGCCGTGGGCCGGCTCACCTGGGCAGCGCTCTGGAACGCTCCGATTTCCTAATTGACCCCCTGATCTGCAGAAAGACCTGGCGCATGTCTGACGATTCCAAGCTGCGGCTACTGCTGTGCGGCGAGTGCAAGTCCATTGAGGAGCTCCCTTGGTATGAGGGGGACGTCCGGGGTGACCACCTGCTGGACTATCTGGCTTCCCGACACCAGTACCCCGACGGAAACCGCCACCGCGGCGGCGCCCTGTTCGACGTGCCCGAGAAGCACTGGAAAGACCCCAACGCCCGGCAGATGATCATCGAGCAGATCAACGCCCGCACCGGCAAGGGCCTGGGCGACAAGTTTTACGAGGTCAAGGCAACCTTCAAGGAAGACGCCTTCACCTGCTGGAAATCCCGCAACAGAACCAAGAACTGCGGCGACTTCAAGAGCGAGAAGAAGCGCCTGATCCCCGACACCAAGGCCGAGCGAAAAGACCTCGGCCTGTCACCGGTCAAGTCCAACAGGTTCTTGTGCGAGTTCTGCCCGTATTTCTCCATCGCGATGCAGCGCATGCGCGCCGGCCGCGGCGACTACAGCTTCAAGGACTGAGCCGTGGACCACAAGAGGACCAAGAAGACGCTCAAGCGGGAGCTCAAGGCCGCGCGCCAGCAGCTCGAATACGCCCAGCGTGAGGTCGCGCTGGAACGCCGCCGCCGCGCCGATGTCGAGAGCGCCGCTAACGAGATGCGCGACCGCCTGGAGCGGGTGCTGGCCACCCCCGAGGTCAAGGCCGACACCGAGGCCGCTTTCCTGCGAGGCCACAACCAGGCCCGACACCAGTTTTTAGGCTGGCTCCAGTCCGGCATCAACGCGCTGGAAGTCGACCTCACCAAGAACAACGACAAGGAGACCTCCCAGTGAACGGTTCCGGCGCAGCCGCCCTTGGCCAGCCCCCCGCAGCCCCCGCCGGCGACGAGCCCACGCCGGAGAAGACGCCCGGACTGCCGGTCCGTGTCGCGTTCGTCCTTTTCCAGGACTACGACGGCCAGTGGGTCGCCCACAACGACATCAGCCTGATCAGCGACAAGCTCAGCATCGACAAGATCGCCCACCCCGACGAGATGGACGCCGGCTGCGCGGCCGTGCGCTCCGACATTCAGGCCCAGAAGACCGCCATTGAGGTTGAGCGCAGGATGCGCGAGGCCGCCCGCCTCGTTCAGGAACAGGCCGCCAACGCCGCCATCATGAACCGCATCAAGCCGCACGCCTAATAACCCAACTAGAAAAGCCTCCACAGTAACTTGTGGGGGCTTTTCGCATTTAACTTAAAAAGAACACACGAAACTAGAATCGGACCATGGGCTATGAATCCGATGCATTTTATTTAAGGCATGCTGTGAAGGTCACACCGGAAATCATCCCGGAACCAGGCCACAGCGGCTATTTCGCGTCCCCGGATTCGGATCTTGATCCGTCCCTGTTCGCCGGCGAGCACCTGAAGCCGGAAATCCGCGCCCACATCATCGGGGAAATCTCCCGATTCTGGAGCGGACGCTACAACTCCCAGAGCGCCTGGTCGCGTCTGTGGCTGGCCGGCTCCGGGATTTCCTACCAGTGGTCCGGAGACCGCGGAAACGGCGACCTGGACGTCATGGTCGGCATCACCGCGGCCGTGTTCCGCCAGCACAACCCAGGCTACGGCGCCTACACCGACGCCGAGCTGGCCGACCACATCAACGGCGAGCTCAAAACAGCGCTGTGGCCCGCCACGGCGTCGACCACCTTCGCCAGCAAGACCTTCGAGCTGACGTTCTTCTGGAACCCCGCGTGTTCGGCCGACCTCGGCGGGGTGCGCAACATCAACCCCTACGCCGCCTATGACCTCACCGCGGGTGCCTGGACCATCCGACCGCCTCAGCTGCCGGCCAACCCGCGCTCGCTGTACCCGCGCGAGTGGTGGCAGCAGATCGACCGCCAGGCCGACGTCGCCCGCGAAATCCTGGCCCGCTTCAACAACGCACACGCACGCCTGGCCGGCGCCCTCCCTGGATCCCCGGGCGAAACCAACGCGTCCACCGAGCTGCGGTTGGCCGCCGCCCAGGCCGCGGCCCTGTTCGACGACATCCACTTGGGCCGCAAAGCAGCCTTCGGCCCCGGCGGATCCGGCTACGGCGACTACGCCAATTTCCGGTGGCAGGCCTTCAAGGCTAACGGCGTGGGGCCGGCCCTGGCCGAGGCCGCCGCGGTGGCCAGAAGCGCCCACAAGGCCGCTGAGCTCGGCCTGTACGGCCAATCGATCGCCGACCACAAAACGGCCTTACGCGAGGCCCTGAGTTGGACCAGCGCCCGGGGGGTCCGATGAGCACGCTAGCCGTCATCACCCTGGACGGAGTCCTGCGCGACGAGTCCACCGATGGCACCATCCCCGTCGGCCGCGCCCTCTACCACGGGCTGTCCGAGATCTACCGGCTGGCCGTCATCGCTGACTCGCCCCTGGACGACATGTGGCTGGGCATCAACGGCTACACCAAGCACCAGGTGCTGGTCGAGCGGCGGCCAGAAGACCCCAGCGACAACGCCATTCGACGGCTGCGCCAGATCGAACGGCTGCGCGGCATGGGCGCCACCGTGGACCTGCTGGTCGACCCAGACCCCGGCGTCGTCGCCGTCATCTCCCACATGGGTGTCGCCTGCCTCCACTACGTGGACGCCCCGTTCTCCCGGCCGGAATTTCGGCCCGACTACGACAAGCACGTCACCCCCTGGGACCAGATGGTTTCCGAGCTCGACCGCACCCGAGCCCTTCGGGCAGCGCACCGCCCCCTGGAGAATCCATGATCGACTTCAACGCCCTCCACAACATCAACCACGAGCAGCGCCTACGGGTCTCCCAGGGCATCGGGCAGCTGAAGAACCCCTACGCCGAGCGCCGCGCCGCCTACATCGACCGCAAGCGCGTCACCGCCAAGCCCGGCGCCAAGCCCGGCCGAACCCCCGAGGCCTCGCCCAAGCCGAAGAACGGCCCGCCGGCCGCGCCCGGAGACATCGACTCCCACACCCTGCCGGCCAGGTCGACGGCGGACCTGTCGAAGTACGACAGGCCGCAGCCCGCCCCGGCGCCGCACCTTGGAGCCCAGTTCACCAGCGCCCCCCGTAACGTCCGCCCTGACCAGCTCGTAGCCCGCGGCCCCGCAGCCTCTCCCGCAGCTCCCAGTAGGCCGGCCGCGCGCCCTGACAAGCTGGTGGCCTCTTCCTCCCACCGCGTTGGCAACGACGGCAACTCGTTCGTATCCGCGCGCCCCAGCGCATCGGCCCCGACGCCTAACCGCAGCTGGCAGGAGATCGCCGACCAGGGCCAGGCTCGCCTCCAGCAGACGATCAGCAACGCCCGACAGAGCATTCACGGGACTCCGCAGTCGCTGCAGGGCACCGCGGCCGGCGCGCACCTCAGCGGCTCCTACGACCGCCTGGCAGCCGCCCGTCAGCAGGCCATGGCGCAGATCAGCCGCCCGGCCGACTTCACCCAGAGGTCCACCACCCCCGCGTCCAAGGCCGGCCGCAACCCGTACGCGCCGACGCCCACCACCGCGGCACCCGCCGCGCGCAAGGCCGGCCCGAACCCCTACGGCGCCCCGGAATCGGCGACGCGCCGAAACCCGCTGGCGGCACACCCCGCATCGCGCGAAGCCGTTGGTATGCACGGACCGCTGACCGGACCGCAGTTCACCCCGACCCTGCGCGGCTCGGCGACACCGAAACCCCGGCCCGTCGCGACGCCTGCCGCCGCTGCGCCGCCCACCGTCGTCCGCGGGTCCGTGCTGCGTAATCCGTACGCCGCGCCGACCAGCTCGCCGGCCCCCACCTCTTCGCCCGCGGCTCCGAGCACCCTGGCCGCCATCGAGGCGCCCGCGGCGAAGCCTTCACTGACCGCCTCGGCCCCGGCGCCGGCCGCCGCGCCGGCTGCTAAGCCCGCACGCAAGCGGCGCACCAAGAAGCCGGCCGCCGCCGCCGCGACTGCAGCTGCCCCGGCGCAGCAGCCGACGCAGCTCGCCGACCTTTCCGACCGTTCCTCCATCGACCAGTGGAAGTCCGTCCGGAAGATCCCTGTGTCCAAGGACACCGCGGCGGCCGTGCGCAAGGTCTCGGAGAAGTTCGCCAATCACCCGGATCTCATCAGCGCCGAGTACAACGGCACGGACGTACACGGCCGGGAAACGGTCAAGTGGAACCTCTCCAGGCCCGCCACTGCTGACGACGAGATGCGCGTCCTCGGACAGACCTTGCATGGTCCCGTACTGCCCCCCAGGGACAAGGACTCCGAGGTGTGGCGGAACCTCCGCGGGCGTGGCCGCAAGTGGGGCGACGACGGCAAGAATGTCGACACCCTTACTGACACGGAGCTGAAGAAGCACCGGGCCTACATCAACAAGATCAAGCCGGGCAACGACCCGGACAGCATGAAGCGGCTTTTCTAGTGCTGACCCTCTACTTCGGTGGGTCGGAGATCCCAGGCTGGCGCAAGCTCCTCGCCGAGCAGGACGTGACCGACGTTGGCTTGTCCTTCGTCGGTCTGTCCCGCCGGACGAAATTCGCCCGGCCATGGCTCATCAGCGACAAATACCCAGACGGACAACGCGTCTTCCTGGACTCCGGCGCCTACACCGTCAACAGCAAACCGGATTCCTACAGCCGCGAGGACATCGAGACCCTGTCGGACCGCTATCAGGCTTTCGTCCTGGCGAACCTGGACAGGGTCGAGATGGTCTCCGAGTTGGACGCCCGCGCCATGGGACCGGACTGGATCGAGCGCCAGCGATCGGACTTCTACGGCGACCTGGGGGAGAAATTCCTCCCGATCTGGGACGCAGCCGCCGGCCTGCCCGAGCTGGAGCGCCTGGCGGACTCTTACGGCCGCGTCGGGGTGCCGCAGACGTCGATCTCCGGCCGAGACATCGCCGGCGTCCTCAACCGGATCGCCCGCCGCGGGGTTCGTCTGCACGGCATCGCAATGACCAAGCCGGACCTCATGGAGTCGATCGCCTGGGACTCGGTCGCATCCACCAGCTGGCTGTCGCCGGCCCAGTACGGCGACTCCCAGATCTGGACCGGCCACACGTTGAAGCGCTACCCCAAGGCCTACAAGGCGCAGGGCCGCAAGCGTCACCGCGCGCACCTGGACCGTGAGGGATTCGACACGGACCTGTTCGAGGGCGACGACTCCACCGAGGTCCTGAAGGTCGCCGTCTGGTCGTGGCGCCAGCTGGTCGGACATCTCAACTCGCGAAAGAAAACACTTACTATGTCGCCTGAACCGGTCACGGACGTAAATGGGGAAACCACCCCTGCCGTAGTTGGGATGGACACCCCAGAAGCTCGGACCAAAACCACAACTGCGGTCGCCCGCGACGAGAGCGAACGCGAGCTCCTCCCGGGCCTCTCGCTCCGCCAGGTTTCACGCTCTGAGCTGGGAGAAAACGGCGAGCAGATCAGCCGCACCGACAACCTGCCGAGCATCGCCGGCACGTCCCTACGCCAGTGCAATAGTTGCTATATCGCCTCCCACTGCAAGGCATTTCGCCCTGACGCCGGCTGCGCCTATGAGGTGCCCATCACGTTGCGGACGCGCGAGCAGATCGACGCCGCCGACGACGCAATCCGAGCCATCAGATTCCAGCGAATCGCGTTCATGCACATGGTCGAGCAGATGGAAGGCGGATACGCCGACCCGAACCTGACTAAGGAGCTGGACGGATGGGACCGCAGCATCGCCAAGCACCGCGAGTCGGAATCGGAAACGCTGTCCATCTCGGTCAAGGCCTCGTCCCGAGCTCAGGCCCAGTCCGGAATGATCGCCAGACTGTTCGGCAAAGACGCGTCGGAATCGGCTCGGGCACTGGCGGCCCCGGTGCAGTCGGACCACGTCTTCGCTGACGCCGGCATTGTTGAGGCCGAGGTGATCGGAGACTGACCGGACCGTCCGGCAGCCTGCTACCGTTGATGCCGCGGTGGTACGGAATTCCCTTCGGTGCCGCCCGTGGTGGATAAACGCGAAGGCCCCCCAGCGCAAGCCGGGGGGCCTTCGTCATGACCGGATCAGGTGTAGGCAGAGTTCGCCGCTTCCGCAGCGCTGCGGACCGCTTCGCGCGGGTCGTCGAACAGCCGGACGTCTTCATCCTGGTATTCCGGGTTGCGCACCTGCACCGTGTACTTGCCGTTGGGGCCGAACTCCAGCAGCCTGGTCGTCATCTCGTTCGTCTCGGCATCGTAGTAAGGCACGGTCCGCGACTCGGTCTCGAACCGCAGAGTCACCCAGACCAGTGGCAACGCGTCGTACACAGGGATCCGGTAGGTGTCGTACCGCTTGCTGAACTCCGACTTGATCGGCGAGTGCCTGACCGCCCAGACCAGCGCAGCGAACCCGCGCAGATCGCCTACCTCCTCGGCAAACAGCCTGTCGTCGGCCTCGTTGTGCTTGCGAACCTCGGCCACGATCTCGGCCAGGTCACCAGTCACGCTGGTCGTCACCGTGGGCATGAACCACGAAACCGGCCGAACGTCGAACACACGCTCTGTCGGCTGGTGCTGGATGATGTGCGCAAACCTGACGCGATCCTCTCCAGCCAAGCGGACCACGTCCCAGCTAACCGGGTCGCCGGAACGGAGATGTCCCCAGGCGACGAGCTCATACGTCACGCCGTCGAGCTCGACCGTCTGCCGGCCAGGTCCCGACATACCCTCGGGGATCAGTTCAGTGATCAACATCGCAAACTCCTCGCGCGGTGCGAACGGAATCGGCCGAGCGGCCGTGGCCGGGAACGGATCAGATTACTCCGCGCCGCTCCCCACCATGGCTACTCGGAGACGAGACCGCGCTGCAGGTTGCGGAGAATCAGAACGATCTCAGCCGCGGTTTCCGTCTGGCCGCCCGTGTCCCACTCCTTGACGAGCATCTCCAGGTTGCGCACGGTGTCCAGGATGCCGCGCAGCTTGTCCAGGTCCTCCAGCTTGACCTTCGCGTGAGTGATGATGTCGTCGTCGTAGGGGCTCAGCTCGCGCAGCTTGACCCCGTAGACGGACAGGCTGTTGCGCGTGTCGTTGTAGTGCTGGCGGCTGGCGGCGGCCTTCGCCTCGTGCTCTGAGAGGGCGGCCCGGCTGCGCTCGTCGCGTGCGGCGGTCTCGGCCTTCAGCACGTCATACAGGCCCGTGATTAGCTGCGTACGGGCCACGACATCGAGCCACAGACCGTCCCCGAGGTCAGCCGTGGTGGCGTGCTCGAAGTCCTCCATGGAGACCTCGGCGGCGCGCTTGCGGTTCTCCGGCGTGTCGACGATCAGCCGCACCACGGGGTAGCCGGACAGGGCGACGCCGTAGCGGGACCGCGGCCGAACATCGCTCGTCTGGCGGAAAACACCGCCGACGGGGGAGTTAGCGCGCGAGCACTGCTCGTAGATGGAGCTCGTCGACACGAACATGATCGGTTCAGCGTGTCCACCAGTGCGCTGGTGTGCGTAGACGGAGCCAAGTACGATCTCGGAGCGCTTCATGATCGGATTCCCTTCGGTGGTGCGTAGCGGAGCTGGCCGAGCGGCCTTGCCCGCCGGCGGGTCGGACCAAATCGGCCCGCCGGCGAACAGGACCACTGGGACAACTAGGCGTTCAGAGCCTGGACCTTCTCCCAGACCCCAAACGCGTATCCCGCGCCGTACCTATGCGCTTCGATCGACGCCATCTCGAAGGATCCGGCGCCCTGGTCAATCTTGGTGTGCAGATCAACCGCGAGTTCGGCCAGCGCGGCGAGCCGCTCCAAGTCGTCCATGTAGGCCCTTCCTGACATGGTCCCGCCAACGCGCTCGGGGAAGACGGTGACGCCCATCGCGTTGAGCCGCCCGCGAATGCCGTTGAACCGTTCAGCCACTTCCGCGGCCTTCTTCTCGGACTGCTCGCGGGCAAGCCTCGCCCGCTCCTCCTCGGCCTCCTTGGCGGCCATAACCTCCGTGTACGGGCCGAGGATCTTGGCCAGGGTCGTCACGATCACGAATTCCAGACCGTCAGCCGGCTCGGAATTCGTGGCGGCCAGAAAGTCGTCAAGGGTCAGCTTGGCCGCGGCCTCGCGCAGCTCGGGGGTGTCGCTCGCCAGCTTCACCGCGGCGAATCCCGAGGCCTGCGCGTAGTTCCAGCGGGTCGGCCGCTTGTCGCGGGAGGTCTCGAAGCACGCTCGAACGGTGCGGTCCCAGCTCCGGTCAACGTTGACCACCAGCTGGTCGAGATTGATCACGCGTACCAGGTCGGTGCTGTAGCGATTGTTCAGGGCGTAGAACTCGCCAGGCTTGATGCCGGACTTCTTCACGGGGGTTCCCTTCAGTGCGAACAGACTCGGCCGAGTGGCCTTGCCCGCAGGCGGACCGGACCAAATCGGCCCGCCTACGGTGAGGGTTACTCGGACTGCTGGGCGTTCAAGGTGTTGACGCGGTTCCAGAGGTCGAATGCCAGCTCAGATTCGCGGCCCTCAAGGGGGATCTGCTGGTCCGCGCACGACTGGATCTCGCGGTGGACCCGGAGCGCGATTTCGGCCAGGGTGACGAGCTTCTCCAGGTCCTTCACGCGGATGGCTCCGGCCGTGATCAGCCACGGGCCGTCGGCCGTCTTGCCGCGCAAGGCGTCGACCATGATGTCCATGGCGTTCACCCGCTGGCGGATGCCGTCGAACTTCTCCCAGTCCGCGCGGGTCTGGGCCAGCGCCGCACGCTGCTCGGCCTCGGAAATCTGCTGGTCTACGGTGGTCTGTTCCATGATCGGTTCCTCTCGTATTTTCAGGGTGGTTATGCCTGAGCCAGCGCCGCGAGCTGATCCCATTCGGCGCGGTCGGCAAGGATGAGCGTTTCCAACTCGCCGTTCTCCAGGTACGGAAGATGGGGAAGCAGGAGAGACCGGCGGGAAAGGTCGCGCATGAGAACGCTTGCGGCCCATTCCTCTCCGCGTTCGCAAAGAATCCGCTTGGACTTGGCGACTGCGTCAGGGTCAACGAAGCGGCTGCGCTGTGACTCGGCGAATCCCTGCGCGGCGAGGCTTGCCAACTGATCAGGGGTGAGACAGGTACGCATAACAGCTCCCTTCAGGCGTCAGGGTCGGACCAGAAGTCCAGCAATGCGGGGCTGAGCTCGTAGGAGCAGGTCTTCCCGTCCGTGGCGTTCTGGTGTGCTCTGGGGTAGCCGTCGTCCTTGAGGTTGAAAAAGCAGGCGGGGCACAGGATGGGGAGCGTGGGAAATTCACCGTCGGTCATGTCGTCCCCTCAGGCGGTACGGCGGTAGGTGGAGCGGGTGACCTGGGCGCGCGGCTCGTAGGGGCAGCCGTCGTTGATGTAGTCCTCCCAGCCCGCGATGTGGTTGGACGTGGCGCGAATGCGGGTCCGCAGGATTCCGCGGGTGAAGCCGTCGGCCGCCTCCGTCAGCTCGGTCTCAAGGCCCTGAAGGTCGGCCAGCCGGTCGGCGCGCAGGGTGAGTGCCATCTGAAGGCGCACCCGGTAGTCGGTGCTGGCGAGAAGGTTGCGGGCCATGTGGTGGCTCCTTGTCGGTTGTTCTTGGTGGATGTGAATACCGTAGCACCGACAAGGAATGCAGCGCAATACATTCCTCAAAAAAGACTGTGAGCAGCAAAAAGCCCCCGATCCCATAGGGGGAACGGGGGCCTAAAGGGCGCCGGTCAGGTCGAGATCATCGCCCCGTCCGCAAACGCCTCCTCACGCTCCAGGAACTCCGCCCAGGGCATGACCTCCACCCGTCGGATACTCAGGTCTCTGACCCCCTGGGCGCGCTGGAGAGCCCTTCGAGCGCTCGACAGGGCCGCCTCGGCGTCCCAGCCCTCATGGGTCGCGATCATCAGCCGAGCCGACATCAGGCCGTTCTCCAGGATGCCCAGAGCGGGGAGCGTGTCCGGCCGGTGCTCGTTCAGGTAGTCCAGCATGGTGTCTATCTCGCGCTCGCTGGGGACGTTTCCCCAGTCGACCTGGACCGACCATTGCTTCTCGGCCATCGCGTCACCTCGTCGTCGTTATTGCACGGGGAAGCCCCGCCCTCAGTATTGAGGACGGGGCGGGGGATGTCACTTTTAGCGGTTCTTCCACACGAACCCAGCCCTGCGCAGGTAGGGAAGTGTGTTGTCCAGGTTCCGACCTGATGAAGACGACGACGGGAGCGTAGTGATCAGCCGGCGCCGTTCACCGCCGTCGGGGTTGGTCGTCACCTTGTAGACCTTGGGGTGTCGGACGCCTTTGGTGACCACCTCGAACCCTTGGTCTGTAAGGGCCTTGGTGAGCTCGGTCATGTCGTGCTTGCTCATGGGGCGGGGGTTCCCTTCGGTACTGCTGTGGTGTGTGCTCAGTATGGCAGCGTGAGGAATGAAACACAATATATTCCTTAAAAGCACCTTTGAACAGCGAAAAGCCCCGCATCCTAATTGGGATACGGGGCGCAATCCGCCAAACACAGTTGGGATGCGAGGCACAATCCGCCAACGGACCAAAATCGGCCCGACCATGATCAGAGATGATCGGACTTCACCCGGACACCTCGGCGAACTGGTCGGCGAACTCCGGCCAGATTCGGATCGCGGTTTCGCGACCCCACGCGAAGCACATTTCGATCATGTCCTCGTCGGTGTTGTCGCGCCAGAGCCACGACGCGTGATGTCCATATTCGTGGAGCTGCTCGCGGATGTACTTCTCCGCCGACGTCTTCGACAGGGGTTTCGTGACGTCGAGCTCGTCGAAGGGGCCGGCGTCGTTGTTTTCGTGAGCGTACTTCGCGAGGATGTTGACCAAGTCGTACAGCCCGTAGCGGTGCTCGATGTACACCCGGCCGAAGATCTCACCAGTGTTCCGGTACTTGCGCCACGAGATCGCCATGTCAGCCGTTCCCGTTGTTGCACAGGCGCATCAAGGCCCGGTTATCGGCCTTGCGCTGCTCCTGCTGCTGTTCGAGGTCGTCGGCAATCGCGGTCAGCTCGGCAATGTACTGGCGCAGCTCGGACAGCGGCAGCCGCACGCCGATCTCCGCGCGCATGTCCGGCGCCCAGATTCCAGAGGTCCGGGATTCGGCGAAGAGGGTTGCGGAGTCGCCCTCGTTGTTGGCCCTCATCGAGTTAGTCATAGCGCCGTCGGATCCCCAGGAGGGGACGGCCGTACGCTGCTCGTAGATCTTAGTGAAAGCGCCGTTCGCGACGTGGACCAGGTCTTTCTTGGACATGTCCCTGATGGTCATATCGGATCCCCTTCGGTGGTGCATGGTGGACTCGTCCAGGCGGACATCTCACCTACCGGACCGGATCGCCGGCCCGGTAGGTGAGGACCCGTCAGGCGGAGTGCTTGGCGATCAGCTCAACCAGCTCGGTGAGGAATTCGGGACTCTCGACGTTCAGAGAGACCACCGCGGATCGACCAGACCACAGGTCAATCTGTCCCTTGGAGCCGCGCCACGTGATGCGCTGGTTGGTGCCGTTGTCGTCGCTGTTCCTGGCGTAGCCGTCAGGCAGCATGGCGGCGATTGCCTGGGCCATGTTCTTCGTTTCGGCTCGCCGGCTGCGCGCCGCGTCGATCTGCTCGCGCGCCTGGCGCATGGCCTGGACGTATTCGGGAAGCAGGCGCCGGGTGATGTCGCCGGCGAGTGACTTACCGGTCCGGTGAGCGCTCAGGGTGAGATCGGGGGAGGTAACCGTACGGTCGTTGACCCTGTCGCCATAGGGCAAGTCGGTCAGGAACGTGACCTTGCCCTTCCGGTGCATCGCGCTGTCCTGGTGGAGCACGAGGCGGAACGCTCCGTTTACAAGACTGATCTTGCTGTGGCCGTCAAAGGGCACGGGGTACAGCTCGACCGTGAAGTCTTTCAGGTGCTCGGCGATGTCGTGGGCGAGCTGCAGCATGGCCGCCTGATCCTGGTACCAACTCATGTCGGATTCCCTTCGGTGGTGCGTGGTGGTGGCGTGGGTGGATCCACGCGAGGACCGGCGAGCAGCTGCCCGCTTGTCCCCGGACAGACCCACTAGGCCGACCGCATCACAGCCCAGGTAGCAAGGTCGTTTCCCTGAATGACCCAGCGGCCGGTCACTTCGTACACCCACCCCTTGCCGTCGACCCAATGCCCTTCGGACAGGAACGACATGGGCACGAATCCGTCCGCCTTGACTTCGTCCAGGTTCTCGACGGTGCCGTTCCAGGCGTAGACCGTCCCCCTGTTCTGGTAGATCCGCGGCTCAGGGGAGAGACGTACGCGCATCCCGTATGTCAAGACGACGTCCCCGGCCTGCAGTTCGGGCGTGGAAAGCGTCAGCGGCTTGTTCACGATCGGATTCCCTTCAGTGGTGCGTGGTGGATCGTCCAGGCGGACGCCCCGCCCGGCCGCGCCGGATCGCCGGCGCGGTGAGCGGAGGACCCGTCAGGCAGATCAGCAGGAGACGCCGTCTCGCTTGCACTCGGCGAAATAGGCGATTGGGGCGCCCCCGTGTTCGTCTCCGTCGCGCAGCCGAACCACGTTGCCGTTAGCGAAAACCTGGCGGCAGTACTCCGCGGTGATCCCCTGTGCGTGGTGGGGGGCGAGCAGGAGAAATTCGGCGCGGGCGTGGTCCAGCTTCTCGAAGGTACGGCCGCCGAGCTTGCCGCCCCCGGACTCGCCGGGCCTGATGACGTGGTAGTGGATCATGATTCGATTCCCTTCGGTGGTGCTGCGTGGCGCTGCCGTTTCCGGCGTGGCATCAGCTAACCACAGCTGGGGAATGTATTGCAACTCATTCCTCAAAAAAGGCTGTGACCTGGCCTTATGTGAGAGATCTAGAGAGTTTTAAGGAATGACTTGCGGTGTATTCCTCAACTGTGGTTAGCTGTGCACACCACCAAGAACAACGCACCGCAGGGAGCACCACATGCGCCGCATGATCATTACGGGAACGATCGTTCACGCCGTCGCCGCGGAGGTTGAGGCGCTCACGGAGGGAGGAATCGGCAACGTCATTCAGGGGGCCGACCTGCGCACCGGTCGGGGTAGCCGCTGGCTGATCCCGGGTAGCTGGCAGGTCGTTTTCACCGGCGCCCGCGCCACCCGCCAGACCTGCGCTTACCTCCTCGGTATGTACGAGCAGCTTGGCATGCGGGAGGAGGCCGAGATGAACCCGCTTGTCGTGGACGCTTACCGCATTCTCGGCTGGTACGGCATGCTGCACGGCTCCAAGCACTTCGAGAACGGCATGGCCGAGGCCGAGAGCTACAGCCGCAACTACGGCCGCACTTCGGCCGCCGCCTGATCACCCCCCACACCAAGCGCTCGGAGCCTCATATGCGAATCAAGAACGCCCCTGTCACGGACATTTCCCCGGCCGACCAGCTGCGCGAGCACATCACCAAGGCGGCGCGCAGCCTCACCTACAACGCGTGTGGCGCGTACCGGCAGGCCGCCAAGTACCACCACCCGGATTTCACCCAGGGCGGCGACGCAATGCTGTGGGTGCTCTACAACGGCGAGGCGCACGCCTTCCGCGTCGGCCTTGCCGCACTGCTCGGCCTGGGGGAGTCGTCGCCAACCGTGGGTTACGACAGGGCTGACGAGATGCTCGCCAAGTGCAAGACGGTCACCTGCGACCACTGATCACCCCACCAGAGAGCCCCAACACCATGCATGGCGTTGGGGCTCTCTGCTGCTCAGAGGCATTTTTAAGGAATGTGTTGCACTAGATTCCTTGGACGTGCTACGGTCTTCACATCCACCAAGAACAACCACAAGGGAGCACGAAAATGGCGAACACTCTCGACAACGTCCGCGGCCTCTCCGCCCTGATGATCACCAGCCTCCGGAATCTCGCAGTCGCCGGCGGCAGCGTGGCCGCCTTCCTGGACGACATGCGCAGGGCTGGCGTTAACGCCAACTCGGTGCAGGCTCTCAAGCGGCGCGGTCTGGTCGAGAAGAACACCCCGACCGACCGCAGCAACTGGGCCTATGTGATCACCGACCTTGGGCGGGCGGCCCTCGCTGAGATCGACGGCCAGCAGCCCGAGCCGGTCAAGCCTGAGCCCAAGCCCGAGCCCGTCAAGGCCGCCGCCGCACCGGCCAAGAAGTCCACCACCGCGAAGAACGGCAAGAAGAAGACCGGCAAGAAGAAGTCCGGTCGGTTCAGTCTCACCCCGGAGGAGCGCGCCAAGCGCATGCAGGAAGCCCACGAGGCACTGACGGCCGCGGTAGAGACCCTGACCACCGCGGAGGGTTGGGCCGAGATGCTCCGATTCCGGGCGTCCCTGCGTAAGTACAGCCTGAACAACACGCTTTTTCTGCGGACCCAGATGCCCGAAGCAACCGACGTCCGCCCGCTTTCGGAGTGGAACAAGCTTGGACGAACGGTGATCAAGGGAAGCAAGTCTCTCAAGGTCTGGGCGCCCCGCACCAAGAAGGCCGACACCATGACCGTTACGGAGACCGACGCCGCGACCGGTCAGGAAACCGAGATCACCCTTATCTCCGGGTTCGACTCCACGCGGTTCTTCCTGGTCCCGGTGTTCGACATCTCCCAGACCGAGGGGGAGCCAGTGCCGACGGCCGCCGCGCCGATTCCCCAGGATCTGACCGGCGATGCTCCGGCGTGGCTGTGGGATGCGCTGGCCGCGCAGGTTGAGGCCCGCGGGTACACCTTGGAGCGTGGCGACGCCGGGAGCGCTGAGGCTTTCGTGAACTTCGCCGAACGGCGCGTTGTGGTCAAGGGCCACCAGGTCGACGCGCAGGCCGTGACGTCCCTCACGCATGAGCTGGCGCACATCATGTGCGAGCACAACACGCGAGGCATGAGCCGGGAGGCCCAGGAGGTTGAGGCCGAGTCGGTGTCGTTCGTGGTCGCCACTGTCGCGGGCATCGAATCGGCTCAGTACGCGGTCCCCTACGTGGCCGGCTGGGGGAAGGACGTCAAGGCCGTGAAGGACAGCGCCGCCCGCGTCCTTCAGGTCTCTAACGAGATCCTGTCGGCCCTCGGATTCGACGCCAAGAGCCCCACCGACCAGGACGCCGCCGCGCTGGCCGCATGACATCGGATCCGCCCCCGGGCGCGATGTCCGGGGGCGGATCGGACCACCACCACCACACACCACCGAAGGGAAATCGGATCATGAGCATGACCAAAGACGAGATGAACGAGCTTTTCGGCGATGACATCGACGTAATCACCCGGGCGGACCTGATCGCAGATGAGTTGCTCCGAGAAGTCCCGGCCGACCTGTTGGAGAACGCCGGGATTGTGATCCCGCTGGCCATGACGGCGGCCGTGTGGGCCGACTGCGTGGAGTGGACCGACGCCGACAACAACCGCAAGGGGACCGTACAGGACCAGGCCGGGCGCCTGTGGGACGTGGTCTGGATGACCCGCCTTGCCATCAACGCCGTCCGTCGTCGTGGTGGCAAGGCCCCGGTGGAGCTCTACCGGGTGCCGCGCGGTGGCCGCGGGAGGATGGCCCGCCGCGTCTCCCTGGTGGTCCACCTCGGCCCCGGGGACAAGGGGGAACCCGTTCTCACCCTCATGCAGCCCGGTGAGGACTGAGGCCCCCACAGCCCCACACAGAAACCCCCAACGCCTCATGTGGTGTTGGGGGTTTCTGCTGTTCAGGCTCATGTTGAGGAATATGTTTACGTATATTCCTCATCTGTGCTAGGCTCCACGTAATCCACCAAGAACGACCGCAAGGAGCCCCAAATGATCCGCACCGACGACCACCGACCGAGCGTCATCGACGCCACCGCCTACCACTTCATGGACGCGGTGGACTGCTGGGACGAAGAGCGTAAGGACTACTCCCACGAGTTCATCAAGTGGGAGCGTGAGACCTACCGGCCCAACGCCGAGACCAGCCGCGCGGCCACGAAGTGCGACATCTGCGGCTCGCGTATGCGCTACATCGCGGTTTTCCTCTACGCCCCTACCGGCAAGTGGATCACCATCGGCCAGGACTGCGCCGAGAAAATGGAGATCGCGGCCGAGGCCGCCGGGAAGATCCGTTTCCTTCAGGTCCAGTCGACCAACCGCCGCGAGCAGCTGCGCATAGAGGCCGAGCGGGCCGAGAAGCGGGCCGCGTTCCTGGCCCAGGGGGAGGAGAACGCGCGCCTGCTGGCCTTCCTGGACGAGTGGCAGGAATTCGACCGCATGTGCTCTCTGTGCAAGACCGAGGAGGAGCACGCGGAGCGCAACGCCGAAGCGCTGGAAGACGCCGAATTCGCCGCGGCCAACCACAACGCCGACGTTGACCCGCGACAGATCCCCGTCTCCACGTGCACGGGCTACTACCGCTTGGACTACGTGCGGGAAAACGGCCTCCCCGCGCGGGGGAGCCAGCGACAGCACCGCCTTTACCGCGTGCTGTCTGACTGGGCGGGCCGCTTCACTGACGACATGGTGCGCGCCTTCAACCGGTACGGCTACCTGACCCCTAAGCAGTCGGCCACCCTGGCGAAGATCGTCGACCAGGCCGACGAGCGCGCGGCCAAGCGCGCCCGTGAGCAGTCCGAGGCCTCCCCGGTCCCGGTGACTGACAAGCGCATCAAGATCGCGGGAACGGTTCTCAAGGCCGAATGGCGAGACAATAACTATGGGTACGGGCGCGGCGGTTCGGTGAAGATCACCGTCAAGGACGACCGCGGCTTTATGGTCTGGGGAACGTGCCCGTCCGCCCTCAGTGTCGACAAGGGCGACCGGCTGGAGTTCACGGCGGCCGTGGAAGTCTCCGAAGACGATCCGTGTTTTGGGTACTTCAAGCGCCCGACCAAGGCCGCGATGCTCCCGGCCGCCGACGTCGACCAGGCCGCGCCCGAGGCGCCCGCCGAGACCGCCCCGGCCGTCGAGTCCGAGCCCGAGACCGCGCCCGCCGACGTCGACCAGGCCGCGCCCGAGGCGCCCGCCGTCGAAGCGCCCGCCGCCCCGCCGGTGCCCGCCCAGCGACGCGCGCCGCGCCCGGCCGTACTGGTGGCCATCGCCCCGCGGCCCGACGTCGCCTCCATGACCACTGAAGCCCTTGAGGAAGAGTCGGGGGTCTTGGATTGCGAGGGCGACCGGTTCGCCCCGTCGGTCGCCGCCCGCCTCGCGCAGGTCCGCGCAGAGATCGACGTGCGTTGGGCGGCCGAGCTGGCCGAGATGATCGCCGCGACGTTGGCCAGCCTGCCTGACGCGGAGCTCTGGGAGCGCTTGGAGGCTGCGCCCGACGACTCTGCGCTCTGGGCCGAGGCCGAGCGCCGCACGCTGACCACTTCCTGACCGCCCTGCCAGCGAACCCCTGCAACGCGCATGGGGTGGGGGTTCGCTGCTGCTCACAGCCCTATCTGAGGAATGTGTTTACGTAGATTCCTTAGACGTGTTAGGCTCCACGTAGTCCACCAAGAACAACCGCAAGGGAGCACGAAAATGCGAACCATCGCCCGCAACTCCAAGAGGGTCGACGAGATCAAGGCCGCTTGCACCGTCGTGACGGGCTTCGTGTCTGGCTGCGACGAGAACGGCCGCCGTCTCGGCCAGCCCGTTACTTGGCAGGAACCGGTTTGGGAGATGCTCAAGCAGATCAAGGCCGCGCGTCTGATTGAGCATGTGGAGGGTAAGGCGTACACGATCGAGCTCAACGACAAGGCCGCTACTGTGATTGCCGTAACCGCCCCGGCCACCGTCGCCGCGGGAATGGATGGCATCACCTACACCAACGACGAGGGCACCACCGACAGCGCCGACGTGTGGAGTGTCCGGGTTGTGCTGGACGAACTCGGAGCCCCGGCCACGCTCGCCGACATCTACTGTGACGGCCTGGAGACCACGGTTTCCGCCGACGCTCTGAGCCCTGAGCCTTACGTGCGGGTGCCGTCGGCCGAGTACCTGGCTGAGCAGGCCGAGACTGAGCGCACGACTGAGGATGAGCGCCCCGAGGATGACGCGCGCCACAACTGGCTCACTGAATCCGCCGACAGCTTCACCCTGACCGCCGAGAACGGCCAGACCGAGACCGTTCGCGCGCTGTGTGCCTACCCTGACGGCAGCATCACCGTATTTGGTGCTGGCCGGGCCGAGACGGTGTCCGCGTGGCAGCTGGCCCCCGAGCTGTTCGCCGCCGAACGGTTCACCCTCACCGACGAAAACGGCGAAACCAAGCGTGTTCGCGTGATGTATGTGCACGGCGTCTATGCCGAGGTCAACGTGTCCACCCTGGAGGGCAAGATGCTGACGACGGTCTCAGCCTTCGACCTGTCGCGCGAAGTCGTGAAGACGACCAGGGGGCCGGAGACGCTCGGGGTTCCCGTGCCCAACACGCGCGTACTCGTGTACGCGCCCTTCAACACGATCACGGGCACCGTAAAGGCCGTGTCCTGGGGCAAGGGACGCGCCCGTGATGGCGTCGTGGCCGTGGTCGAGCGATCCACTTACGACCCCTCGCACGGCGTCACGCCGTTCGTTGTGGCGGTCTTCTGGCCGTCGGTGCCGGTCGACCCCGCCGGAGAAACGTACGTCACTCGCGACGTGCGCAGCTACCACGCCGATTGGAAGTCTGCCGCCCACGCCATGAGCGATGTTCAGGCCGAAGTCTTCCCGTGGGGTGACAAGGTGACCGAGCGGGAATCGGCGCCCGTCAAGGTGACCGGTCCCAACGTCCCCTCTGCTCAGACGTTCACTCTTGAGGGCAGCCGCTTTGCGCGCCGTGTCCTGTCCGTCGACCCGGTCACGCAGACGGCGATGGTCGAGGCGTTTTACGAGTACGCGGAGCCCTTCCAGGCGTCGGTGTGGCGTCTCAGCCCCACCGGTACCGCCCCCGCGCATGTCTGACCCCCTGCTGGCCGACAGCGCCCTCTGAGGCCCTTACAGGGCCGCCAGCAAACCCCCGTACCGCGCATGGTGCGGGGGTTTTCTGCTGCCCAGAGGCCAATTTGAGGAATATGTTGCTGTACATTCCTCATGCGTGCTAGGCTCCAAGTAGTCCACCAAGAACAACCGCAAGGGAGCACGAAAATGGGTTACCTCAGCCCCAACGCCAAGCGCATCAAGGACACGCTCGCCCAGTTCGGCATCAAGCGCTCCGAGATCAGCACCAAGACCCACTCTGTGCGTCGCCACTACGAAGACGGGCAGGGAAAGAAGCGGTCTTTCATGGAGCCCATGTACGTGGTCGGCCACCTGGGTTCCAGGGAGCACACGCAGCTTGTCGCCGACAACGCCGAGACCATCGCCGCCAATGATCTTCACGTCTGCGTGATCACCCACCAGTGCGGCCACATGATCACGGCGTGGATCACCACCGAGGGCTCGAAAGACGGCACGGTGGAGCGTAGGGCCATGACTAGCACCAATTGCCGAGAGTGCAAGGTAGCCGCCCTTGAGGAGTCGCCGGCGACTACCCCGGCCGAGATTGAGCAGGGGGAGGGGGAGGAGACCCCCGCCCCGGTCGACCGCCTCGCCGAGCTCGCCGAGATGGTCCCGGTTCTGGCTGCCACCGTCGCCCGGGTTAAGGCCGCGCAGGAATCGGCGCCGGTCGACGACGCCGCCGACGACATCTTGACCTGGTTTGAGGCCTACCTGACCCCGGCCACCGAGGAAGAGCGCCCTTACCCCACCGTGGGCGAGACGATCCACACGAAGGCGCCCGGGTTCACCGGCGGCAACGTGGCCGCGACGATTACGGGCGAGACCGTGGTCCCGGCTGACCCCACCGACAAGCACCCGCGCGCCGGGCGTATCTGGGTGATCACGTACTCCGACCACCGTTGCACGTGGTACGGCATCGTTCACGGCCGCGTCCCCGGCGCTCCCACCACCTACGACACCCCCGCCCCGGTCCGTTGGTTCACCGTAGAGCAGTACGCCATTGACGCCGCCGCGTCCCTGCTCTCTGACATCAAGCGCCAGCGCCACACCATCAGCGACGGCGGGCCTAAGACCCTCCTGTTCCTGCACGAGGAGGGCAACGGCCGCCTGTTCCGCGTGATCGGTCCCATGAGCACGGGCGTTGTGTGGCGGGAGACCGCGGGATGGTCCGCCATCGCTCAGCTTGGTTCGGGCCGCAAGCTGCTCAAGCAAGACGGCCAGCTGCGCCCGGACGCTCAGGGGTTCTCTTGCCTGGCCCGGCCCGAGCACGCCGCCGAGATGCTCGCCGAGTACTGGAGCCTCCCGGCCGACGCCGTTTCCTTCAGCTTCGCCGACGCCTGACCTTCTCGCCCCGGGCGTGACCACCACCGCGCCCGGGGCGCCACCCCCCATCACACAGCACCGAAGGGAAACCGCCCCATGGACATCACGACCGCCCCCGACGTTCTCTCCCTGGCAGTCCGCACCATGCACAGCTACTACCGCGAGACCCGCCCGTCTTACGCCGCCGTTGCCGTGACCGGCGTCTACCCCGGCGAGGCTGCCCACGCGCCCACCGCCGCGGGCCGTCTCCCCGGGTTCGTCGTGCCGGTGCTGGCCACCGACGAAAACGGCGAGACCTGCGCGCCCTCTGTGATCACTGAGGCTGCAAAGATCCTCGCCGCCCGTGTCTACAACATGAGCCGTCGTGACGTCGACGCCGCCAGCCTGGAAGCGTGGTTGTGTTTCGCCCCGCGAATCACGGTCCGAATGGTCACCCTCACCGACTGGTACGCGGCTTACGACATGCGGGCCGAGGTCATGTTTTACGTGCTGGCGTGCGGCCGATGTGAGATCAGCGCGCAGAGCGAAATCCGCAAGATCTACAACGGGTCGACTCACGGCCTGTTGGTGAGCATGAGCGCTCAGCCCGCCAGCCTGATCTAGCCACCGGCCGCCCGGCGTCACCACCACGGCGCCGGGCGCCGCTCCCCACCACCACACAGCACCGAAGGGAAATCAGCCATGATCGAGCTCCGCACCGCCGATGTCCACATCTACTACAGCACCACGAGCAAGCTCGCGCCCGCGCCCGTCTGGAACGTGACCCACGTGGCCGACCGCGCCGAGTTGCTCGAAGCACTGGCCGCCATGGGCGTTGCTGAGACCCGCGTCCGCCAGGCCGAGCGTGACCGGATGTATGGGGGCGAGAACACCGGCCGCTACGTCCTGGGCGCCCGGTATGAGAACGGCGCGCAGGTGACAAGCGAGATGTACCACCACCATGTCCAGTGGGCACCGGTCCAAGAACCGGCCACCATGATCACGCTCACTGTCACCATGACCAAGCGATACCAGGGACGCCGCGCCGCGGTGCACGGTCCGAACGGCTTTCACGCCGTGATCCACCAGACCGGCGGCACGCTGTGGAGCAACAACACCGTTACCGGCGGGACCTGGGCCGCGCGTAGCCGCCCCGGGATGCCCCACCTCCCGCAGCGATACAGCATCTCCGCGGCGGCCGAGGACGTTGCAGCCGCCCACGGTATGCCGCGCGGCGCCCTGGTCGTCAACATGCGGTATCCCCACCTGTAGCCAGCCCACAGAACCACCTGAGCCCCCCGGCCGTAGTGCCGGGGGGCTCCTTCGTGTTGCGGGCGAAAATCGGCGCCCTCGGGTATCGGCCATACGAGAGCACCGACCGCCAGGCAGCATGCGCGCACTACTGCCCGACGTACGCAGACAGGGCCACACGATCCCCGACCCTGGGGAACCGCCGCTTGTCTGTCTGCGCTGTGGGGGAGCGTATCAAGGCTGGGCATACCTGTCTGTACCTGTCCACAAAATCGGCCCGCTCGGTGGCTCTGAGAGCCCTACAGATACATAGGGATACAGCCACCCATTCCCCCGGGTAGCGTGGTCGGTGCGCCGTGGTCAGCGTGGGCGCCAGTGGGCGCCGGGCGCCGTGCGGCATGGTCTCAATAAATAGCGCGTCGTTACCGTGTATTTATCTGCGGTATTTTATTTTGTGATTGGTATTCATGGGCGCTTGCAGCACGCTTGCACATGCAAGCAGGGGTAAGACATGCAGGGCAGCGCATGAGTATGCAGTGGGTAGGCGATATGGTCATCATGTTCATTTCCGGGGCGTGGGGCCAGACGCGCGGCCGGCCCTATATAGCAGTGGCCTCAAAAAGTCAAGGGCGCTGGCGACAAGTGACAACAGGTGCGCCGCCTCGTCGCCGTGCGTGAGCGCCAATGCGTGCCGTCTGGCCCTCTGGGCGCCCCTGTATATGCGCAGGTCAGGGGGTCGGGCACATTGCGCCCCACAACTCTTAGTTCTCAGGCATTGGGGTATATGCGCAGGTCACAGGCTTGCGGGGGCACAAAATGGGCACGTTCCGCACGGCAAGAGGTATGTCTACCTTGTCCGTATTACACAGCGTGTCACAGTGTAACTTTGTGTGCATGTTGTAGGTTTCGTGCAACTTCCCCCAGGGGCTTGACAAATGGCGAGACCCCCCACCCTTAAATGATCTTGCCCGGAGGTCGCCGGCCTGGTAAATCAGGTAGCTGACAGGGATATTTACATAACAGTGGCCTAAGCCGCCATGCATGGACATTCAGTGTTCCCGGGCTCGCGAGCAAGGCTGCTAGCACTGCAGGTCAGACCATAAAAAATATGGGAAAAATGCTCGAAAAAGGCGCACAGTGGCCTGACGCAGCAAGTCACCGACGGGGGAGTCGACAAGCACGAAAATACGAGAAAAAACGTCCGAAAATGGGTGCCTGGGGCGCTGGGACACGGAATAATGGCCCCATGAGATCCACCGAGAACAACGATCCCCCCACCTACTCCAGCAACCCGTGCGCCGACGTCCCCGTCCTGCTCTACAACCCGCCGGCCTCCACGACGAGCTCCCGGGACCAGGTCGCCTACCGGCAGGTCGTCGAGTACCTGCGCGCCAACCCCGACGTGCTCGCAAGGCAGAGCGTCTACACGCAGCGGCTCGTGGCTGAGTACGGGATCGAGCAGGAGATCGACGACTCCACGAAGGCCTACGTCATCGTCTTCGGCGAGAGCAGTCCTGACTCCGACGAGTCGCTCAGGGACTACGTGATCGGCGTCGCCAGCTCCCGGCAGAAGGCCAAGGAGCGGCTCGGCGAGTACCTCCTGCGCGAGTACCCGGGCAAGACCATCGTGCAGACCGCGGACAAGGAGCAGGAGCTGCACGCCCAGCACCTCAAGGGCCGGCGTCCCATCGACGTCATCACCCTGTCGGCCGACGGCATGGCGGCCTTCGTCGGCTACAGCGCCTTCCACATCATCGGCTACGAGATGGACGGGGAGCTGCAGTGATCAGCACCGACACCCCCTGCCCTAACGGGGCCTGCCTGTACGAGAGGGCTCCTGAGCTCGGCGAGGCCCTCGGACACGACCGTCTGGGCCACACGATTCTCAACAAGCTGGTTCGCGAAAAGATCACGACGCTGCAGCGGCTGGCCAACCTCAGCAACGGCGAGCTGGTCGACCTGAAGCTGTTCGGACCCCACAATCTGGCGAGGATCCGTATCGCGATCGGCCACAGGACCTACCCGCCGGTCGAGGTCGTTGAGCAGGAGCCGAAGCACGCCGACTTCGTCAAGGACGACCGGCCCCGCCTCGCCACGTACTCTCTGGACCTCGTGCGGCGCATGGCCGAGGCGGGATCCTCTGACATCAGGGCCTGGGAGCAGGAGCCGGTCAATAGCGCCCTCCATACTGGCGAGCCAGGCAAGTCTTACGTGATCATGCAGACCGAGGGCTGGTGCGTTGGCCCTGAGATCTTGTCGCCGGTCGGTGTCGCGTCGTCGCCCGCGCGGCTGCGGGAGATGCTCTGGACGTACTTCTCCAAGAACTGGCCGGGCCTGGAAGTGCGGCAGATGGCTGACTGCTCTGTCGAACAGCTCGGTGAGCGCCACTTCGCCGAGCTGCTGCCGGACGACGCCGTCTACATGTCGGGTGACGGCATGGGTGCCTGCGTTGGTAGCACGCGCCTTGTCGTCGAGACCTTCGAGACGGACGGGGACCTGCTGTGAGCGACTTCGAGACGAGCGAGTGGGCGGGCATCTTCCCGATCGCGGACGCCCTGGTCAAGCACGGTTGGGACGTCACCATCACGGGCAACCGGTCCAAGTGCTACCTGCGCGGCGAGCGCGGGAACTGGGCGCTGGAGCTGGTTGACGACGTCCCGGTGGTAGAGGAACGGCTGGTCGACCTGGCCGGCGGCCGGTACATCAAGGCGACCGGCACCTACGACATGATCCGGCTAGCCGGCAAGGACTCCGACCGGCTGGCCCAGATCTGGGAGAAGAGGGTGAAGCTCGGGGCCGCGGTCGTCGAGACGGGTAGGGCCAAGGGGCCGTGGTCGGTCACCTACTTCCGACACCACAAAGTGGAGACCGAAGACGACTTCGCCACGCGCGCCGAGGCACTGGGGCGGCTGTGGGCCGGCCTGGACAGCGGGACCTTGACCCCTCGGTCAGTGATTGGCCCGGACGGCTCAGTCGAGCTGGCCGGCAACGAGCTGGACGCGGCGATCGAGGACTACACGAAGCGCCTGGACCTGGAGGCAGGCGAGTGAGCGAGACCACGGTTACCCGTTGCTTGAGCCTCAGCTGCCGAGCGGATGTGGCGCGCGAGCTCGCTGACTTGCTCGGCCACGACAACATCGGCCATCGGGCGACTAGCGGGCTGGTCGCCGGCGCCGGCGCACTGACCGTGGCCGAGGCGGCCAAGCTGACTGACAAAGAACTTAGCGACATCCGAAACTTCGGCGTAGCGGTGATCGCCCGGGTGCGTCAGCACATCCCGTCGCCGGCCGCGGCCCGTCAGGCAATCAAGGACGAGCTCGGCTTGGTCGTTGCCTTCTCCGCCGACAACCGGCAGTACTTCCTTCCCGGCCCGGGGCTGTGGGAGATCGACGAGGACGGCCGGTGCACGCCGCTGGTCCGCGGGGAGGAGGGGACGGCTCCCTCGGGCGATGTGTCCGCGGACTGGTGGGGCGAGGTCTCTGCCGTGGCGCGGGTCGTGGTGAAGAACGGTTGGGACGCGACCGTCGGTTGGAACTCCGTCTCTCAGTACTACTACCTGGCCGCCGAGCGGCCGGTTGGTGAGGACGGGTGGCTGCTGGAGATGGGCCGGCATGAGGGTAGGCCGCGCCTGGTCCTGGCTCGGCGGTCGTATCCGCTCTGGCAGCGGCTGCGTGATGCTGACCAGCTGATCGAGCTGTCGACCAAGACGCCGGCCGAGCTGGAGGCGGTCTGGCGCATGCTGGAGAACGGGGAGAGACTGTAGGAACAAAAGACCCCGAGCGAGTGGAATTCCACTCGCTCGGGGTCTCCCGCTTTTAAGACGGGGTCAGACGTCGTGCTCGCCGGCCTTCACGGAACGGGCGAAGCGGTGCCACTGCTCCCGGGTGAGGTCCAGCACAGGTCCGTGCGGGTCCGTGGAGTCCCGGAGGCCGACGGCGTCGGGAACGACCGCCACTTCGACGCAGTCTCCGCCGTTGGTGCTGCGCCGGCTCTTGCGCCAGAGGGCGCCAGCGTACTTGTGCATGTGGGTATCCTCGCTCTGTGAGACCCTCCCCGCCTTCATCGGGGAGGGTCTCCGCTTATCGGTCATCAGGCGTCGTACATGCCCGACTTCGCGGCGCGGATGAAGGCGCCCCAGGACGGGCGGCTGACGGCCAGGGCCGGCCCGCTCGGGTCCGTGGAGTCACGCACGCCGACGACGCCGGGGAGGTTGTCGGCCACTTCGACGCACTCGCCGCCGTTGCCGTTGCTGCGGCTGCTCTTGCGCCACTTCGCACCGGTCAGATCCATGGTCTTGCTCCTCACTGATGGGGTTGTGTACGGACGTGTGCGGTTAGACGGTCGTCAGCTCGTCAGCGTCTTCGATGTCGAACTCGCCGTCCTTGACGCCGCCGATGAAGGCCGTCCATTCGGCCTTGTTGAAGGCCAGCAGCCCCTCATTGCCGACGATGACGAGCCAGATCTGCGCGTCGGTTCCGCGCTTGTGAGGGGGGACGGACGGGTGGTCTCCCGGGACGACCTCAACAGTAACCTCGGCTTCTCTGGCAGACATGGTGCACACCTCCGTGTTGGTGATCGGTCGCCCATGACGCTACGGCCACGAGCGACTACGGACTATCCGTTCAAGGTAACAAGTTCGGATCGAACCGTTCCGGAAATCTCCCACATAGGTTCCGTTCCAAATAGATAGGCCCTCCCCGGATCCCGGGGAGGGCCTATCAACGAGCTGATCAGACGGTCGCCGGCTCCGCCTCGGGGTCGAACTCGCCGAGCTTCACCGAGCCGATGAATGCGGCCCACTCGCGCTTGTCGAACGACAGCGGGGCTGCCTCGGGGTTCTTGGAGTCGCGGACGAGGTAGACGATGGGCTCACCGGCCTTGTTCTCGGCCACCTCGGGGTCGTTGCCGGGAACGACCGCCACTTCGACGCAGTCCGCGCCGCCGTTGCCGCTGAGACTGCCCTTACGCCACTGCTTCGGTGCCATAGGTCACCTGCACCCTTCTGCTGGTAGTGCTACGAGTATTCCTCGGCCACCTGCGTGATCATGGCACGGGATTCGTCCGGGCCGAGAGCCCTGGCCACGAGGTGGTCGAAGAGACGATCATAGGAGGCCACGTCTGGCTTCTTCTCCAGGTAAATGGACCCCTGCTGGTATTCAACGTACACGATGGCGTCCCCGGTGGCTTCTGGGAAGCGGAGCAGGTGAAATCCGCCGTGCATGCCGGGGTAGGCGCCGGTCTTGTACGGAAGAACCTGAATGGTCACGTTGTTCAGTAGGGACTGCTGCACAAGGTGTTCGAGCTGTTCGCGCATGGTTTCGGGGCCGCCGACCAGCCGGCGCAGCGCGGCCTCGCCGATGACGACCCAGAGGCTGAGCGGTTCGGATTCGTGTAGGCGTTCCTGGCGCTTGAGTCGTACGGCCACCCGGCGGTCGATCTCCGAGGCGTCGGGGACTGGCAGCTCGGCGCTGATCAGGGCGCGCATGTAGCTTTCGGTCTGAAGTCGGCCGTCAAGCACTTCGGGGTGCCAGGAGCTGATCTCCGATGCTGCTTCCTCCAGGCCGACGTAGACGGAAAACCATGCTGGGATCGCTCGGCTGTACTGGTGCCACCATCCACGCTGGCGGGCCTCGCGGGCAAGCTTCAGCATGTCGTCGCGAGCGGGGCCGGCGACGCCGTAGATCTCCATGAGCATTGCGACTGTGGCCACGCTGACCGCGGCCGTTGCGTTCTCGAACTTCGTGACGGTGGCCGGCGCGCAGTCGAGCTGCTCGGCTACATCCTCGCGAGTCATCTTGGCTGCCGTACGTAGCCTGCGGAGTTCTCCAGCGAGCTGCCGCCGCCCGATGGTCGGGCTTGATCTACCACCCATACCGCACCCCTTCTGCACCCTTTGCCTGGATTTGGAACGTAAGTCACTCGAACCGTTCCGATCGAACGGCTTTACATGGGCGTGTCGAACCGTCACGATCGAGAGTAACGGGTCCTCCACCGCATGTTGGGCGTTCGCGCTCTCGCCTGGATGGGGCCTCCTTGGGCTGACCATTGAGCGAAATCGGGGCTGGCGAAAGGGTCGAAGTATGATGATCGGACTGCTTTCCGAGTACCAGGTTCCGGGCGGAACGCAGGCCCCCGGCCAGGCGCGCGACTGGGTGCGAGATCTGATCAGCAGCGAACACCCGTTACATGATGACCTCGTGCTGGCGGTCTCCGAGCTCGTTACCAACGCGGTTCGCCACACGCGTTCCGGAAACGGTGGGCAAGTCGCCGTCGGACTGGAGACCGGTCCGGACTACGTGCTCGTCGAAGTCCGCGACGACGGATCGGAGTCGTCGGCGCCGCAGGTGCTCGAAGTCGACGAGCTCGCCGAGAGCGGCCGAGGCATGAAGTTGCTGAGCGATCGGTCGGAGGCCTGGGGGGTTCGAGAAGAGGCCGGCGCCAAGGGCCGCACCGTCTGGTTCCTGTTCATGTACTGACCCACAAGACTCCGCCGGCCGGTTGGTGACCGTGAGCCCGAGGGATAGGCAGGTTGATTGGTCGGCGGACCCTCGGCGGTGCGCGGCGTGTGTCATCCCCATAACGTGCGCCTTTTCCGGTCGCTTCCCCTGACCGGCCACCGCCGAGGGTAACCAGGGTTCGTGGCTCTGGGATGAGCCGTTCCGGGTACGGGACTCCCCGGGGCCACGGCGTACGAAGAAAGGCCCCGTCTTTCGACGGGGCCTTTTGCCGCGCCTCGCGTGGCGCGGTAGCTCTGACACTGTCTAGGAAATCGATAAATTATCCGCATTTTCCCAGGTCACGGCGTCTTTGAGGAATGAGTTGCGCTGGATTCCTTAACGTGAGAGTATTGGTGCACGCCAGCAGGAACGGCGCACCACGCAACACCGAAGGGAAATCGGGATGAACGAGATCACTGAAGCCATTGTCGGCGATACCGACGCAGACGCCGCCTTGGCCCGTCTGAGGCTGCTCTACGCCGTCGAGAGGGAGATCCACTGCCCCTACATCGGCACCCTCCTGGACGCCGACAAGGCCGTCCTTGTCGAGTACGTCGACCTCCCCGAGCGGCGCGGATCCGCGGTGATGGACAGCCGGGCCTGGGACGCCATGGCCCAGATCATCAACGCCCAGTTCACGCTGAGCGGCATCGTCTACACCGTCCACGACGGCCGCGAGCTGTTCGGGAGCCAGAAGTGATCACCGACGACAAGGGCCGCCCCGTCCAGGTCGACGGCCTGCCCAAGCCCGGGTGTCGCATCGTGTGGAAGAACACCCCGCGGGGCCGGCGGGAAGGACTGGTCGGCAAGGCGCCGGTCTTCTTCATCGCCCCGGCCGGAAGCGCCCCGGGAAACCTCATGCGGGCCGATCTCCCCGGGTTGACCGGCACCAAGTGGCGACATGCTGACGTGGCTGCCCTGGAGGAGCTCGCCGAAACCATCCTCACCGACTGCGCCGCCACCATCGGCGCCACCTTGTCCCCGCCGGCCCCCGAGCCCGGGGCCGAGCCTGCTGGCGAGCTTGTGCACGCGGCTGGCGAAGTGATCCACGCGCGGCCGGTCGACAAGATGGCCGACAATCGGGCCGTAGTGACGTTCTGCTACAGCGAGTGTCGTCACTGCCCCGAGCGGTCGGAGGCGTCGGAGGAAGAGCAGGTCGCCTACACCTGGCAGACCGACCACGAAGAGGCAACCGGCCACCGCAACTACTGGGTCTACTCTGCCCAGCGCGGCACCGCGAGGATCTTCCGCATCTGACCAGGAACGAGGAAGGCCCCGCACCAGCTTGGTGCGGGGCCTTCCTGCTGCCAGGGGTCAGAGAACCTCGGTCACCTCGGCAGCGAGCCGGTCCGCGGAGGAGTTGGTGGAGAGGAAATCCTGGCGGTCGTAGGAGAGCTGGGCGCCGACCATCGTGAACGATCCGATCTTCGGTTCCTTACCGCCGGTGACCTTGTAGGTGACGGTGTACTGCTGGTCACCCAGGGCCGGCCCGCGGTAGGACGGCACCACTCGAAAGGTGATGAGGCAGCCGGCCGAGCTGAAACAGGACTGCTTCAGGGTCTTAACCGAGAGCTGGAAGTCGCCAGGGCGAGGCTTGCGCGGCTCGCCCTCGGCTTCGGCCGCCTGGGGCTGGGTGGACTTGTGGGTCGGCACGGCGGCCTTGCTGGCCCGCGGGAGGGTCGTGCGCTCGGAGGGAGCCGCCGCGGTGGATCCGCTCACGCTGCCGATGATGAATCCGCCGAAGCAGCCGGACAGGAGCGTTCCAGAGGCGACGAGGACGACGGTCAAGCCGCTGAATCCCGGGCGGGACGGAACCGGTGCAGGCGGGTAGCCGTAGCCGGGCGTGTAGTGGGATCCGGTGTGATGCGTCACGGGTACTCCGCTGTTCTTGGTGGATGTTATGTGCATCTTATAGGTGTTAGTGGCTGGCCATACCTGTCTATGGACACCATTCCGGTATTCGTGAGCAGGTTTCCCCGTGGCTCCGGCGCGATCTTCCAGCTAGAATCGCCGCATGGGAACGGTACGAGTGGCGCAGCAGCCTTACGAGCGGGGCACGGTGTTCTGCACCGCGCAGAAGTGCGCCGCGGTGGCCGGCGAACCGTGCCGTGAGCCGCGTGGACGCGGTCAAGGCGGTTTCAGGTTTCGGTACAAGATGCACAACGCCCGGCGTATAGCCATGGGGTTGGAGCCGTACCCAGAGGAGAAGCCAAAGACGCCCCAGAAGCGGCACAGGAAGGCGCAGCGGCGCCGGTAGATCCCGAGACGTAGGCAAGGCCCCCGCCGAGTGGTGGGGGCCTTGTCATGTCTGTCGGACGGCCGCGTGCGGGGGCCGGCCCGATGCGCTCGGGCGCCGCGGTCGCTCGCGAGGCTGCCCCGATCTTGCAGCTGGCAACAGCTGTACATACCTGGCCATACCTGGTAACTTCGGCCGCGTCGAACAACTTTGGGGAGTGGGCACCCTCTGAAACATGCCCCTGCGCAGTCCCTGCCCCTCGTACGAGGCTCGGTGGATGGCAGTCCCGCCAGCGGAGGAAAAGGCGGAATGAGTAACCTCCCACCGGCTTGGCCACCGGGTGTAGAGAGAGCCCCCGAGAGGGGGTAAACGGTCTTACTGAATGTGTAGGCAGCCAGAGGTTGGCTCCCTAGCTTCAGTACTCGGGTGCGACCGCCGTTTCGGTAGAGCTCGGCCCGGGGCTGGGGTGAACGCCGCGAGGCCGGGAGCGCACGCTAAGACAGGCTCACTCTGGGGCTGGCAGTCCAGTCGTACTACGGATGACGACCCATCGAGATGGGGCCGGGTACTAGATCTGCACAACATCTCGCCCTGGGACCGGTGGTAATGCCCGGTCCGGCACGAGTGACCAACCAAGCGACCGCGAAGCGGCGTACGGAGAGTTCCGTGTCTCCCCTCACCTCGTGTAGACCGCCTTTTTTGGCCCAGGTCTGCGCGAGGGGAGGGGAGATCCCCGCCCTGCGCTTCCCGGCTCTCGGCCCCGGAGAGTGGGGAAGATCAAATACAAGGTCAACGACAAAAGACGATCAAAAAACAAGATCAAAATCAGGGTGCGCGGAGGCTCGAAGTAAAAAGTTTGACCAGGTCAACGGCAAAAAGTTAAAAACAGATGAAATATGTCCAGAACGGACAGTCGTGATCTGGTAAGCCTCGCATAACTGGCTGTAGAGTCCTTCCAGCTCACCGAGCGCCGCTTGTCGATGTTGCGGGCGCACTCCCTGGGTGTGAGTCACCAGCTACCAACCGATCAGGGGGAGGAACCCTTCTTCAAGCCCTGTCGAGGCTGGTCAGGAAGAAGGGGAGTCTCCCGGGGTGGTATCCGGGGGACTCCCCTCTCTTAACGTCCGGTCAGCGGACAGATCACAAGTACTTGTCGGGCAGATCCCCGTTGGCGTAGGCGGCCACAAACTTCATCTGCACCTCGTGCGACGGGTAGCCCTTATCGCTGACCTCCAAGCCGGCCTCCTTGGCCCAGGCCCGTACCCGCTGAGAATCCGCCCAGACGGGTCCACGCATCCCCGACCGACGCGGGCGACGCAGCACAGCCTGACGGCGGGCCGTCTTCATCCACGGCTCCATGAACTCCCAGAACTCCTTGCGGTGCTCCTCTGACACGTCGATCTCGTACGCGAAGCCCGACACCGCGAAGTTGATCGTGTCGACCGCCTCGCTCCCGTCGAAATCGTCGACGAGCTGTTCCCGAAGTTCTTTTGCCATGTCAGCTCCAAATACCCCTTATGCGCACAGGTGCGTCGCGAGCCGAAGAGTATCAACGCTCTGATCAGGTCAGAAGGGTTCGTAACGACCAATTGCATATAGTTGGTAGGCAACGACAAGATCATGATCTACCCTCTACGGGCCAGCCGTAAACGAGCCGTCGGCCCGCCCGCATCCCATCGAGCCGGCCGGCGGCGAGCTACTCGTCGACCGCCTGGAGCCTCTCGACCGCACCGGCCCGGACCGACGACCCGACCCCGACTTCGGTCTCCAGCAGCCCTTCGTCACGCAACTTCGTAATCGCCTTGCGTATCGTCTGGCGGGCGACCTCGAACTCCTGAGCCAGCTGCAGCTCGACGATGAGCGTGTCCGGCCCATACTCGCCCGTGCGGATCCGCTCGCGCAGTATCCCCGCGATCTGCTTCCACTTCGGCTTCGTCGCCGAAAATTCGACCATGTAGCTGACCCTAGGCAGGGGGTCTCTACCAGGCCTGATGCGATACAGCAATAGCTGGCCATAGACAGGTATTGCCACCTCCAAATATCCTGGGATCATGCAGATGACCCATATCCGCAACGGCATGCTCGCCACCGAGCTGCCCGACGTTGCCTGGCGAAAGAGCAGCCGTTCCCACGGCAACAGCAACTGTGTCGCCCTCGCCCCGCTGGCCGGGGGAGTGGTCGGCATGCTGGACACCAAGCACCCGACCGGCCACGTCCTGGTGTTCACCCCGGACGACATCGGCGCCTGGACGGCCGACATCAAGGCCGGCGCCCTGGACCACCTGATTTAAGAACCACCACCACGCACCACCGAAGGGAACCCCGTGCACAACAGCCCTGAAGGAGCGACCGCAACGGCCCCCACCACCGACTGGGTATGGCGGGCCTACCTCACCAAGCCTGCCTGGAAGATCGGCACCCAGAGCCTGCCGGCCCCCGAACCCTGGTACGACGACCTCGCCGACGCCCAGGCCTGGGTCGAGCGTGAGGCAGCCATCTACACCCGCAACGGCAACCGCTGGCGCATCACTGGCATGGTCGAGTTCGGCCAGGTCACCATCCCCAACGGCATCCTGATTTTCGAGCAGCACGGCTCACTCCACGGCTTCCACTACAAGTTCGCCTATGGGATGTTCCGCTGGGTAGAGTTCGGCCGCTCACCAGTAGCGGCCTAAGTAGCACCCGCTGACCACGAACCGGTAGGGTCAGCGACAAGCCGGTTTCCCCGACCTTGCGGATGCGATTGTTCTTGGTGGATCTTGGGCAAGAGGATCCAGTGGATGGGGAAGCCGGCCCACTCTCTTAGAGCATCCATGGTCCGGATGCCAGGCCCCGAGGTTGCCCCTCCGGGGCCTTTTTCATTTCCGGGCAAACATCCCAACTTGACGCATCCCAACTACGCATTCGTAGCGTCCTCGCCATGCCCACCACGCAGCGGCAGCGCCGCCACTTTGTCCTCGCCCACTCTCTCACCGTGGCGAAGCCGATCATGGACACCCTGCGCAAGAACGGCCTGCGGTCGAACAACATCATCTACCTGACCTCACAGACCCAGCTCGACGGCATCGACCCCAAGGACGCGTGCTTCATCTACGGGCCTTCCTACCTCTACTCCAGGTGCTGGAACTCTCAGATGAGGAACCGCATCTACAACCTGATCGAGCAGGGCGCCACGGTCAAGCCCGTGCCCGTCCGCCCCGAGCCGAAGCCTGAGCCCAAGCCCGAGCCGATCAGGCCCACCGCCCGCCCCACTCTCAGTCTCGCCCCCTCCAGGCGCCCCTTCTTCTCCCTCTCCGACTCCTTCGGCACCGCGCTCTCGTCCGTCAGCGGCGGCCCGAACGGCACCCTGGCCTCGGCCCCCTTGGACAAGGACAAGCTCGTCGAGCAGCTCAAGAGCTACGCGGCCGGGGACAAGCCCACGGAGACCGCCGAGCCGAAGCCCACGCCCGAGCCGGTCTACAAGGAGATCTTCTTGGGCGGGCCGAAGCACGGCCAGCGTAAGACCGACCCCAACGGGCCGTTCGGTACCTACTTCGTCCACACCGAGCCGCCCCAGGGCTTCCGCCTGATCTCCTCCCTGTCCGGCATCAACCGCTCCAGCGCTTCGACGACTTACCCGACCAAGTACCGGCGCCAGGAGGTCGAGATTTTCGGCGCCAAGGTCAACTTCTGGATCGCCGAAGACCTGTGGAACGACCGCAACCAGCTCATGCGTGACTTTGTCCTGTTCCAGCTGGAGGTCTGACCCATGACTGAGCCCCTCAAGGAAGGCCAGCCCGGGTTCCTTCGCCAGGAAGTCTGGAAGAGTCTCAACGATCTGTTTGAAGAGGTCGGCCCGCCTATGTACGACCTGCCCGAACCGGTAGGCGTCAACGCCGACGGATCCGTGCGCTTCAAGCTTCCGCCCGTGCAGCCCCTGCCGCGTCGACCGCGCCGCTACGACCCCATGGCCGAGCTTCGAGAGTGGCACGAGGCGATCGACCAGAAGCCGTTCCTGGAGCTCGATACCGACGCTCAGCAGAAGCTCCTGGTCCTGCGGCGGACCCTCATCGGCGAAGAGAGCGACGAGGTCGACACCGAGATCTACAAGTTCCGGGTCGGGCGCGGAAACATCGCTGCACTGGCGAAAGAGCTTGCCGACCTGCTGTACGTCGTCTACGGCACGGCCGAAGTGATGGGTATCGATCTGCCCGCCGTCTTCCAGCTGGTCGACGACAACAACAAGACGAAGATCGACGCCGAAACGGGAAAGGTGAAGAAGCGGCCGGACGGCAAGGTAGAAAAGCCTGACGGGTTCGTCGAACTCACCTACGACGACATCAACGACATCATCGCCCGCGCATAACAACCGAATAGCGACAAAACGGTACCCTCGAATACAGACGTTATTTCGACTGATCGGCGGTACCGTGCTTCTCTTCACACTGGCTGCGAACGCCGTTGAACCCGCGGGGGATTTTCTAACGAATCCGCTGTTCCTCGGCCCACTCGCGGCCTTTGTGTTTCTCATCTTTGTAAACGAGATCGTCGTGCCCGGACGCGCATACCGGCGCGTAGTCGATGAGAACGCAAGACTTTCCGGCGTCATCGAGACAGTAGTCCCCATCGCGCAGTCGATGGTGGACAGTGCCAAGCAGAACGCGGCCGTGCTTGAGGACGTCGTAGCCGTGTTGGAAGACGTCACCACCAGACTGGCGGAAGCTAAAAATCCGCAGGCGAAGGACTCCAACACCGCGAAGGCGTGAGCATATGGCCTGGAGCACAACCCGGCGCACCGCTGAATCTGAGCCCGCCGACTACATCACCGCCGCACAGACCGCTCTCCAACGCGTCGTGGCGGAAATGGCCGAGAACGCCGAGCGGCTCCGAGCGACCTCCATCAAGTCGGCAGCACTTCGCGAAGGCTCATGATGCACGTCCAGACCTGCTACTTCCATGACGGAATTCACTACGGCCCGCCCGGCTGCTACCACGAAACAGTGTCCAACCACGAGCTCGGATACGAATGGGCGCCCGGCACGACCGCACAAACACCTCAAGGCGAAAACCAGCAATACTGGGATGAGTCCCAGTAAATCCCCGAAAGGCCGATAATGGCAGTCAAGCAGAACCCCCAGAACCTGGTCGCCCCCGGCTACCCGAATTACAAGTCGATCGACCGCGACGAGCCGAACGTTGGCGGCACCGCGCAGAACGGTGGTGCGACCGCACCCCACCTCAACTCCGGCCAGGTCTACGGCCACGAGGGCCTGCACCTCACCGCCGTATTCGACTACGCCTTCGACGACGCCAAGCGCCCCCCGCTCAGCACCATCACCCCTCCGGCGTAAGCCCCCCTTACCCCGGTCCCGTCACGGCCGATTCAGACAGTGACGGGACCGGGCTCCACCACGCACCGACCAGGGAACCACGCTGATCGGAGCACCACATGATCCCCGCCTCCTCCCTCAATCGCCGATTTACGCACCACCCGCCCATCTCTGAGAGCCGCGCCAAGGCGCACGAGAGCGTCCGCGCCGCCTGTCTCAACCTGGCCCACGTCCTCAACACGCTCATGCCCGACGGTCACGAGAAGAACAAGGCCATCGACGCACTCGACGAGACCCAGTTCTGGGCCAACGCCGCCATCGCCCGACACAGCATCTGATGGCCCGCCGCCCGTCCGGCAACCGTGGCCGGCAGAGCAAGCAGAGCAAGGTCTTCAGACCCCGTAACCCGGGAAATCCCGGACCGCAGCCCGCGCCGGCATCGACCCCTGCGCCGGCCCCTGTGCCCACTGCAGCCCCTCGGCCGCCCCGCCGTGGTGCGCCGGCCACCAGTGCCCAGGTCCGCGCTCAGCGCTTCGCTGAGGCCCTGCGGCCCCTCCCGAGCCGAACGGGCGCCCGCCCCGCCGATGCCCTGATCCCCACCGCCGAGCAGCGCGCCCAGCGCGACGGCACCCAGGACGCCGACGCCCAGCATGAACAGCTCGACCTGCTCGACTATCTCAACGAGCAAGAAGAGTCCCGCCATGTCCACATGGATCCCATGGCCTGGTGGGCGCTGGAAATGGCCCGGCAGGGTAATGACATCTACCTCATGCCCTATCAGCCGACCCCGAGCATTAATCCGCCCAGGCCGCGGACCCTGGCCGCCGGCTACGACAAGACCACCAACACCCTGCGCGTACGATTCCGCAACGGCCAGGTGTACGGCTATTACGACGTGCCAGCCAACATTTGGCGGAACTTTAAGAGGCAGAAGTCGCCGGGCCGCTACATCAACCGTGTCCTCAACTTCTATCCCTACGCCCCGGAACCGGCCCTTGACCAGCCCACCGGCATGACCTGACCGGCGGAAAAAGGCCACCGCTGCGGTTGCCCAATCGCTCGCGCCTACCGCCCCGCGGAAGTGCGTGAATACCGCGGAAGAATCCGCTGACTAAGTACCCCGCTACCACATTTGGTGGCGGGGTAAATAGCTTTCCGGGTATGTCGAGAGCCTACGTTTTTGGTCCGGTCTTCTGCCAGCCCCTGCGGCTGGAGCCGGGCTCACCCATTTTCCACACCGCCGAAACGCGCGAGGACAACTACCCCTACCGATTCGGCCGCTGCGTCATCATCCGATACGGCCGCGCCGGCCGCGCCATCGCCATCGGCCGCTGGACCGGCTACGAGCTCGACGAGGACACCGCGATCCTCCGTGCTCTGCAGGCGGTAGAAGATGACGGCCTGTTCGACGACGACGGCCGCATCAGTCCGCGGTTCGAGCGCCAGGTCGAACGGGAGATCATCGCTCAGAAAGCCGCCGGCGACGTGGACGAGGAGTGGAAGCTGATCACCCTCATGGACCTGGCCTATGACGGACAGCCCGATGACCAGGACGAGGCGGGGGAGGACCGGTGAAGCTGTGCAGACTCATTCCCAGACGATTTCGCACCGGAGTGGTCAGCAGCTACTCACGAGGCGACATCATCGGCCCCGTAGAGGTACAGCTCACAAGCCACTGTCGAACACCCCGGTGGCTTGTCGAGCGTCGGGCCGACCGCTATTTCCGCCACATGTACACCTCGCGCACCCAGTTCGGACGGATCGACTGCATTCGGTCCCCATACATCGCCATGGACGGAAAACGGCATTGGAAGGCGATCTATCGGAGCGTGATTCCGTGAGTCTGTTCAAGAGGTCGCCGGACAGGGTCCGCGCCCGCGCAGCCGCTCGGCTGGCCCGTATTTCCAGGGAGCAGGTCCTAGACTGGCTGGACGTGTGCCTGTCCGGCGCCTGGAAGGCTGCTGAGGACCACCGCAAGAACCTCCAGGACGACGAGCTGGATGAGCTGGAGAAGGGCCTGCAGATGGCCCTGGGCGCCGTGGACGACCTGCGCCGGCGGCGCGCAGGCCAGACAACGCCGCGGACCTGACCCCGCATAACCCGATTGTCCGGCTGCGGAAAACATCACATTCCATTCCTTAGTTGGGATGTCTCTTTGGGGGGTTGCGGCCCTAGTTGGGATGCATGTTCTGCTCTTGCCACAGGACGCCGCAAGGCGCCGTAGACCGCAAGAGAGGGCCGGCAATGGCCGTTGTGAAAGTGGGCGACCGGCTCCTCACCCCCGAGGAAATCGCCGAGATCGTCGGCATGAGCCCGCGCTGGGTGAAGCGCGAATCCCGAGCCTATGGACTGCCGCTCAGAAGGATCGGCGGAAGCCCGAGGTGCTCGGAGCGCGAGCTCTACGACTGGATCAACCAGCAGCCCACGATCTGAATCCCAACAGGAGCAATTACATGGACACGATGACCCCCGACATGGCCACCGTCGACACTGAGGCTGCCGAGCAGGCCGCCGAACAGGTCGCCGCCGGCGCGATTGAGCTCGACGACCGTCACGCTGGCTGGTGGGAGAAGATCGACAAGAGTCGGCTCAACCAGGCTGACGTCTACGACTGCGTGCTGGGTCAGCTCTACCGCTTCTACTGGCACGGCAGGGACGTTCTGCGCTGGTGCGCGGACGACGCCGAGAACTACGGCGTGTACGTCCCCGGTGAGGAAGAGTCCTCGGAGGTGATTGACGCCTACCGCCTGCGGACGCACCTGTGGATCGCCGAAATCGACAAGCGCGAGGCCGCCGCGGCCAACGCCGATCAGGCTTAGGAGACGTCGAATGAGCACGGTAATCCTCGTCACGGACGACGCCCTGCGTATTGAGGCCGGCAAGCAGGTCGCCGCCGGCGCCGCGGAGATGGACAACCGACTTCCCGACTGGTGGACGGGGATCGACAGGGTCTCTCTCGACCTGGGCAACTCCTATGACTGTGTCCTCGGTCAGCTGTTCGACGAGTTCGAGATCGGCCTGGAGCTCCTCGGCCTGAACCTGGGCGAATCCGAGCGGCTCGGCCTGTACTGCAGTGGTGACTCCCTCTCCCAAGCGGTTAGGGACGCCTACCAGCTCCGGACGCAGCTGTGGATCGCTGAAATCGACATGCGCGAGGCCGCGCAGGCGTTGGAGGTCTGAGCATGGTCACGGTTACCCCCGAGATCCTCGCCAAGTACGGCGCCAGGGTGGCGTTCGGAGCGGCCAGCCTCGATGCCAATAAGCCCGACTGGTGGGAGAAGATCGACAAGGCCAGGCTTGACACGTCCCACACTGTTTTGTGCCCCCTCGGCCAGCTGTACGACGGCTACGACAGCGCCCTTTCGGTCATGGACTGGGACGACGACGACGCCGCCGCACGGGGTTTCTTCCTCCGCTGTGGCGAATACGACAATTTCGAGGCGGGCTACGAGCTGCTTGACGAGCTGTGGATCGCCGAAATCGACAAGCGTATGTATCCGCAGGCACAGGAGGTCTGATCATGTACCGTCTGCGGCAGCAGGACCTGGAGAAGATCAACTCCCTGACGAAATACCCGAGCATCCCCACGCACCACGCGCTGAACCCCCGGGCCAAGGGCATCCTGCTGGAAGAGCCCACCGAATACGAGGGCACGGTGATCGGGACGGAGAAGGTCGACGGCACCAATGCTCGGCTGATCGTTCTTCCCGACGGCCGTTTCCTGATCGGCTCCCGCGGTGAGCTGCTGACCTGCTCAGGCGACCGAGTCCACAACCCTCAGCAGGGGATCGTGGACGCCCTGCGCGAGGTCGGCTACAAGGTCGAGGGCGCCTGGGACGAAATCCTCGTGCTGTACCTGGAGGTGTACGGCGGCAAGCAGCTGCCGGAATGGAAGCAGTACGGGGACGGCACCGCGGCCTTCCGGTTGTTCGACGCCGCCACGGTGGACCCGGACAGGATCTCGATGGACCACAACGAGATCGCCATGTGGCGTGACCGCGGCGGCCAGGACTTCGCCGGCGAGGCCGCGCTGCAGGCTCAGGCAAAGATGGCATACCTGCTCCTGACTCCGAGGCTGTTCACCCTGGACGCCGCCGAGCTTCCGCGCAGCATCGCCGGCATGCGCGAGTTCATGGCACCCTACGCGGCAACCCGGGTGTCGACCGGCACGCCCGGCCGCAGCGAGGGCATCGTGCTGAGGTCGCATGATCGGCGAGTCATCAGCAAGGCGCGCTTCAAGGACTACGACAAGACCCTCCGCATGCGTGCCGAGGCCGAGCAGGCGATCCGCGCCAATGTTTAAGATCCACGATGAGCTCGCGGCGGCCTACGCCCGCGCCGGATACGTGATCGTCTCCAAGGCCGATCTGGCCTACTACCTGGACCGTGCCGACCCGATGCCAGGCGTAGATTTCGGCGCCTATGACAGGCTGCGGGACGCGGTGGAGGCTGCGTCATGATCGTCCTGGGTATCGTGCTCGGCACCGTCGCGCTGCACCTGTACGTCGGGCTTGCCCGCGTCGCGCCGATTTTTATCAAGCGGTCGATGGAGGATCACGTACGTCTCTACCCAACGTTGGCAGAGGATGCAGTGCATCTCGCCAGGTGGCGTAAGGATGCAGCGGCCGAAGCTATGTTTGTCGCGTTCATCTGGCCGTTCTACATCGCGGTAAGTGGCTTGCGTGACCATCTGGCAAACGCTGCACCGCTCATCGACCACGAGCGCGAGATTCGATACCAGCAGGCGTTGGTCAAGATCGAGCAGTTGGAGAAGGAACAGCGCGAGCTGAGCGCCTGACTGCACAGCAAAACGCCCCCGTACCGCTCGGTACGGGGGCGTTTTGCTGTCCGGGACAGTGTCATCGGTGCCGACGGCGGTAGGCGGTCTTCGCAGCGGTCATAGACGGCCAGCGTTCCCGGAGTTCTTCCCAGCGGTAGCGCTGCCGGGCGATCCGTTCGACTTTCGGAGGCTTGGAGGCGAACCACTCCCGAGCGAAGGAGTAGTGCTCAGCTCCGGTAGTTCCCGTGTGGATGGGCGGCTGCGATTCAAACGTGGCCATGGGGATCCTGTCGTTGAAGTTGATCTGGTTCAGGCGGCCTGCTCCAGCGTCACGGTGACGCCCAGGGCCTTGAGCTTGGCCAGCAGATCGGTGACCTCGGCCTGCTTGTCTTCGGCGAAGGCGTCAACGCCGCCGAGCGTGGCGTCGACCGGGATGCCGGTGGACAGGTAGGTGTTGACGTTGCGCTGGATGCGCTCCCAGGACGGGTCGACCATCTTGTAGTAGGTCTTGAAGGTGGTCTCGTAGGACTTGTGGCCGAGCATGCGCGAGACGTCGGGCAGGGGGACGCCCGCGTCGATGACGTGGCTGGCGAAGGCATGCCTAAAGTTGTGGGCCGTGATGTCTTTGTCGTCGAGGCCGAGCCGGATGCAGGCTTCCTTGAGCGCTCGGTTGAATACCGAGTTGTTGACCGCCTGGCCGGGCTTCTTGAGGGAGGGGAACAGCAGCCCGCCCTCGGGGATCGCGTAGTCGGCGATGTGCCGTTCCAACTCCGCGGCCACGATCGGATCCAGAGGCACCCAGCGCCCCTCTTTCGCCTTGCAGTACTTCAGCGGCGCCCAGCGGCCCTCATGGTGCCACTGCCGGTAGATCCAGAGCCGGTTGTCTTTCTTACGAATGTCGGTGCTGGCGCCCAGGAATTCGCCCTCGCGCAGGCCGCACCCGGCCATGAGGTAAATCGCCAGGCGCCACATCGGCTTGATGGTGTGGGCGATGTCGTGGATCTCGGCCGGGGTGGGGACGTAGCGCTCGGCGTCGGGAACGTCGCGCAACCGGTGTCCGTCGCAGGGGTTGTCACTGCGCCATACGTCAGCCTGAGCCTGGCGGAAAATCGGGCGCAGGACGTACATGATGAGATTCTTGACAGTGCCCTCGTAGACCGGGTCCTTCCCCGTTTCCGGGTCCTCGGAGTAGAGGTAGTCGATCAGGTCAGCTATCTGATCTTTGTTGATGCGGTTGACGGGGACCTTGCCGAGCCTGGGGAAGGCGTGGGTTTCCAGGATGGACTTGTAGTTGCGCCTGCTGGCGGGCTCCAGGTCGCGCATGCTGGCTAGCCACTCGATGGCGTAGACCTCTAACAAGGGGGCCTTGCCCTTGGCCTTGGACATCCTGCCGACGCCCTGGCGCTTTTTGGTGTACTCCTGGAACAGGTGCTCGAAGCCTGCGTCGTAGTCGTCGAAGGTGAGCTTGGTGGGCTCGCCGGCCGCGTCGTACCACCGGCCGAGCCACTTGCACTTGCAGCGCGCGTCCTCGCCGTGCTTGCAGGAGTCGACCTTCTTCAGGCTGCCCATGCCCCGGATCAGCTTCTTGCGCGCCATTGTGCCCCTAACCCTTCCAGATGGGCACGGCCTTGTGGCTTTTTTGTGCCCTAGAATCCTACGCACAGGCGCTTTACCTGCGCTTTTAGGATACTAGGCGCACAACTGGAAGTTGTCAATCAGAATCTTTCGGTGGTCTAACAGCTTCCCTGCACAGTCCTATTGTCGCAGTTCAGAGCCTGTTTTGGACTGTGCGAAGCAGGGCGGTTTTAGGCGATCCGAGCGGCCTTCGGCGCACCAATCATGCCTTTTTTGCGCCATCTGCCGTGCTGAATGTGCCATCAGAGGCACGTCGCTGAGCTGGGAGGTTGTACACCGAGACGGGGTGATCGCTACGGTGGCCCGAATCCACCAAGAACGCGCACCACGGAAGGTCCCCACGATGTCTGCTGCCGCACTGCCCCGAGCAGTCCCGCGGATCCTGCTAGCGATCACGCCGCCGGCGATGCTCATTGCTGCCAGCACCAACTACGACTCCCTGCTGCAGCTCGGCCGCGCAATCCACCTCGGCGCCTTGGACTGGACGCTGCCGATCACCGTCATCGGCTACGAGTTCGCGTCCACCGCCGTCTACTTCCTCACCCCCCGGGGGCACCGCACCCTGAAGCGGTCGGCAGCATTCGGCGCGATCTTCGGTCTGGTCCTGACCATCGGCCTGGCAGCACTGTGGCTGGCGATCGACGACGGCCTTCTTGCTGCCGACTTCTGGCTCCGGCTGGCTTTGAAGCCGATCCCCTCTCTCGTTGCTGCCGCCTTCGGCCACATGCTCGTGTTGGTCTGGTTCTCCCGGCAGCCGGCAGTAGTGGCAGCAGCCGAGGCCGACGAGGAGGCGCGGATCGCTGCCGAGCTGGCAGCAGAAGACGCGGCAGCAACGGCAGCAATGGCAGCAGCAGAAGCACACCGCAAGGAGCGGCAGCAGGCAGCAGAACAGTGGCGGCAGCAGCGGCAGCAGGAAAGCGCCGCGGCAGCACCGGCAGCAGAGCGACCGGAAGCAGTGGCCGCCGCGGCGGCGGTGCTGCCGCCCAAGGCGCCCGAGCGAGTGGCAGCACCTGCTGCCGTGCTGCCGATTGCTGCCGGCAGCGACAAGCCGGGCTTGGACCGGCAGCGGCAGCAGGAGAAGGCCGTGGCGGACGACGCGCGCTGGGACGCGTTCCTTGCCGATCTTGCTGCCGAGGGTGGTCCGCTGCCGGTCCCTGCTGCCGACGTGCTGCCGGACGAGCCTCCGGTGCTGCCGCCGGCCCCGCCCCGCGACGTGCTGCCGCCGGTCATTGCTGCCGCTGGCGCCCGCGATCGAGTCGAAGCAGTGCTGCCGCCCAAGCCTCGGCAGCAGACCGTGCGGCAGCAGACTGCTGACGCCGAGCTGCCGCGCGTTGCCGATAAGCATGTGCGACAGGTGGCAGCAGTCTTGGAGGCGGCAGCAGCTGCCGGTGAAGATGCTGACGTGCTGACGGCTCGTGTGGTGGCAGCGCGGCTGCCGTACGAGCTCAAGGAGCGCACCGTGCGGGCGGCGCTGCAGGTGGCTCGGCACCAGATGTCTCAGAAGGAGCTGCTGCCGGTGTAAGACAGTGTCACCATGGCGGCCGAAGGCTCGTGCTTCCGGCCGCTTTTTGCTGCCCGGCCGACACGAACCCCTGCGTGTTGTGCTGATCGGCCAGCCACGCATAGAATGTATCGCGGTAGATTCCTCAAGGAAGGGACGAGAACAGATGGCTGAGACTAGGCCGGTCGGCCGGCGGAAGATCTACTTCGAGCGGCGGATCCACGCGGCCCGGCCCGACAAGAGAACGCGCCTGGCGGTGCTCAATTTCGCCGGCCACGACATCGTCGAGCTGCGGGACTTCGTGGAGGTCCCCAAGGAGGTCGGTGGCGCGACCGAGTGGAGAGCGAGTTCGGGGTACCTGCTGCCCATGGACTGCGTCATCGCGGTCCGTGAAGGCCTGCAGCAGATTGAGGCCGACTACGGACTGAAGAAGAAGGGGGCGTCAGAGGGTGCCTAAGATCTCCGTTCGCAAGGCGCAGCAGCCGGAGGACGGCGAGCTGATGATCGTCCAGTGCCGCGCCTGCCGGGCGTTCATGGGGTATGCGTACAAGGACATCAGGGCGTTCTGTTCCGACATCTGGTGTGCTTTTGCAAGGGAGTGGGTGTGGGACACCGACACCGAGAACACGGACCTGTTCACGTACATGGCCGACGCGCACAACATGGCGCCGGCGACCATCGCAGCTGCCGCGGAACTCCCGCGGCCCGACGTCCACGACCGCATCAAGACCGGCCGCGCGAGGGCGTTGCGGACCAAGATATAGACCGTCTGACCTGGTCGTAGGCCTACCGCATTACAACGCGGTAGGCCTTTTTTCTTACCCTCGAATATAGGACAAACGAGGGTTTATATGACGATTCAGGCGACCGAATACGCAGAGCTCACAAATGATGAGCTAGAAGACCTTTTCGACGAGGAAACCGAGGAAGAGCGCGCGGCGCGAGCGGCTACCGAGGTCGTCCTGGACGAGTTCACACAGGCCACGGTGGACGAGATCGTCGACAAGATGCTGGTCGTGGTCGACGAGCTGAGCGGCCACCCCCTGTATCGATACCAACGCCCGTTTTCAGCCCGAATCATAGAGTCTGTCATCATTAATGATGGCGCGACCCTGACCGCACTATTCAGCCGGCAGTCCGGCAAGTCGGAAACGGTCGCCAACACCATTGCCGCAATCATGATCATGTTTCCGGTGCTGGCACGGGTCTACCCCAACCTGCTCGGCGGCTTCGCCGAGGGCGTCTGGGTGGGGGCGTTCGCCCCGGTCGACGAACAAGCGGACACCCTTTTCGGACGCATCGTCTCGCGGCTGACGTCTGAGCGTGCGATCGAGCTCATGAACGACCCGGACATCATGGACGGGGTCAAGGCCAAGGGCCGCACGCTGACCTTGAACAGTGGCTCCCTGGTGCGCAGGCAAACCTGCCACCCGCGGGCGACGATCGAGGGCAGAACCTACCATTTGATCTTGATCGACGAGTGCCAGGGCGCCGACGACCGCATGGTGGACAAGTCGATCACGCCGATGGGTGCGAGCACCAACGCTACTCACATCTATACCGGTACCCCCACCTATACCAAGAACGTCTTCTACCGCACGATCCAGCAGAACAAGCGAGACCAGACCAAGCGCGGCGCCCGCCAAGACCACTTCGAGGCCGATTACCGGGCCGCGGCCAAAGAGAACCCCAAGTACCACATCCACTGCGAGAAGCAGAAGCTCAAGATGGGCGTGGACTCCGACGAGTTCAAACTGAGCTACCGCCTGGTTTGGCTGCTGGAGGCGGGCATGTTCACGACCTCCGAGCGGCTGGACGAGCTCGGGGACCGATCCATGCAGACCGTCAAGGCCTGGTACAAGTCACCAGTCGTGGTCGGCATCGACCCTGCGCGCAAGCAAGACTCGACCATCGTGACCGTGGTCTGGGTCGACTGGGACAACCCTGACGAATTCGGCTTCTTCGAGCACCGCGTCCTCAACTGGCTTGACCTCGGTGGAACCACTACATGGGAAGCCCAATACCACCGCATCGTAGAATTTTTGTCCGCCTATCACGTGCTGAGCGTCGGCGTGGACAGTGGCGGCGTCGGTGACGCGGTGGCCGAGCGACTGAAGATCCTTATGCCGCACGTAGAGGTCGTAGAGCTCGGTAGCCAGCGGCCCGACCAGTCCACGCGTTGGAAGCACCTCCAGGCCCTCATGGAGCGCGGCAAGGTGTCCTGGCCGGCGCATGCCAAGACCAAGAAGCTACGCACCTACCGCCGGTTCATTCAGGAGATGAGCGACCTGCAGCTGGTCTACACCGGCCCCTACATGCTGGCCGAGGCCCCCAACGAGGCCGGCGCCCACGACGACTACTGCGACAGTCTCGCGATGGCCTGCATTCTCACGATCGACCACCAGATGCCCGAGGCCGAGCAGAGCTCGTCTCCCTTCCACGGCCGGCGCTGAATTACAACCCGATCCCGCCCGGTTTCTACTCTGGTAAGTGGATCCCTTTAGAGAAAGCTTTCAAAATGGCTGACCCCACCCAGACTTCCCCCTTCGCCCCGGCCCCCCACTTCCCCGAGCGCATGACTCCGCGCTGGGAGGCCAAGTACGGACAGAACGATGTCCGCCGCGGCCCCCTGAGGTTCGAGGAGGGCTTGGGGACTGACAGCGACGTGCCCGACGGCTTCACCGAGGGCATCATGCAGGGCTACCGCACGAATCCCGGCCGCCCCAACCAGAACGCCAAGGTCGACACCAAGTGGCCGCACGAGACCCTGGCCGAGCGCGCCCACGCCGGTTCTGCCAGCTGGGTGGAGGCCCCCACCTTCCTCAGCGAGTTCTCCCACGGCTCCTACGGCGACCACGGCGTAATCGAGTTCGAGCAGGTGACCCGCTCCGGCGGCCATTACCTGCGCCAGAATCCCGCCAACATTAACCAGTAGCCCTTTCCAGGGCCGCCCCTCATAACTCCACATTACAATTCTCGGACGCACCCGCCATACGCTGAAAAGCGAAATGTCGGGTGCGTCCGCGTTGACGCGGTCTTAAGGAGGTGATGCCAGGATGAGCATCGCTTTCTATCCGCCCTCCACCCGCGCGGCCGGTTCTGATCTCGCTATCAGTATCTCGCCCCTCGGTCTTGTGGAGTTGGCGGACGAGTTACATCCGTAACTCGACGAATTTGAAGTTCATGGTTGAGCCCTCGGCTGAATCGCTACGCGATGAACTGGGCTTTCTACCTTGGCCATCACCACGCATACAGGCGTGAGCCTGGCGAGCCGCTCATGACGTTCAACTACGTCCGGCGGCTGACCGACTTCCAGATCAACTTCGCGTTCTCCCGCGGGGTGACCTTCCAGTCGGCGAAGCAGTACTCGCACATCGTGCCGGCGCTACTTAATCGCATCTGGGAGACGGACAACGACAAGCCCCAGGTGCTGCGCGAAATGGCGCAGCAGGGCGGCGTGTCCGGCGACTCATTTGTGAAGGTCGCCTACGATCCGGCGTACACCGATCCGGCCGGTAATCTCCACCCTGGCCGCGTTCGGATCCTTCCGTTGAACTCGGCATTCGTGTTCCCAGAATGGCACCCACATGATCGGGAACGTTTACTGAGGGTCAAGATCAAATACCGCTTCTGGTCGACTTCCCTAGAGGGGACCAGGCAGGTATTCCAGTACACGGAAATCGTGACGGATGACTGGATCGAAGAGTATGTAAATGACGATCTGATCGACCGCCGGCCGAATCCTCTTGGCGTAATCCCGATCGTCCACACGCCGAACATCTCGGTCTCCGGATCCCCGTGGGGGCTGTCTGACTGTCAGGACCTCATCGCCCTGAACAGGCAGTACAACGAGACGGCAACGGAGATCGCAGACATCATCTCGTACCACGCGGCCCCCGTAACGATCTTGCTCGGTGCCAAAGCGAGCAATCTCGAAAAGGGGCCACGCAAGGTATGGGGCGGCCTCCCGAAGGACGCGTCCGTCTTCAACCTTGAAAACGGCGTGGACCTGTCGGGGCCGCTGCAGTTCATGCAGCTCCTCAAGACGTCCATGCACGAGATGTCGGGAGTCCCGGAAACGTCGCTGGGCCAGGTCCAGCCGATTTCCAATACGTCGGGCGTCGCTTTGTCCATCCAGTGGCTACCGGCCACCAACAATCGCGACGCGAAGCTGGTCAATTTCACGCGGGGCCTGAAGAAAATAAACGAGCTCGCCCTGCGTACGTTGTTCATCTTCGAGCCCGAGACAATGCTCTACGATCCCGACACCGACGGCATCATTCAGGACGGTCAGCCGGTCATCATTGACCCCGCTGACCCGCTGGTTTATCGCACCGAGTGCGATTGGCCGGACGCTATGCCGACCGACAAGCTCATCAAGCTGAACGAGATTCAGGCGAAGATGGCGCTCGGTTTGGAGTCCAAGCGTGGCGCGCTCAAGGACTTGGGATGTGAGTTCCCAGACGAAAAGGCAGCCGAGATATTTGCTGAGATGGTCCTGGACGCCAAGGAACAAGGCGCACTCGACATTATCAATGCTCAGATCGGCGCTGCTATCGTCGAAGTGACGGGGATGAATCCTGACGGAACTCCCCTTGACAACTCAACCCCCGCAACTGGCAGCACTAACTCGAATCCTGCGGGTCCGGCGCCGAATCCAGGACCGATGGGCACTCAGCTCACGGGACTGGTCGGAGCACAGGAAAACCAACTCATTACCGAATTGGTGACACAGGCCTACGGCACGAAATTGCCGCAGCGCCGAAATCCGGACGCAGATAATTAGCAGGAGACGAGTTAGTGACCCGTACTATCAAGCCCGGTGAGATCATCGGCCACGGCAAGCGCGGCCCGATCTATCTCATCGCCGGTGGATCCGAGGAACACACTCCCACGCCGGCCGCCCCGGCCGCTCCGGTGCCCGGTGAGCAGTACTTCACCGCCGCCCAGGTCGAGCAGATCCGTGCGGAGGAGAAGGGGAAGCTCTACGGCAAGCTCACCAAGCAGGAAGAGCTGCTGAACGAGCTCCGCGGCAAGGTGGACACCTTCGCCGAGCGTGAGGCAGAAATCCAGCGCGCTGAGCAGGCGCGTCAGGCTGCAGAGGCCGAGGCCGCCCGTAAGGCGGCTGAGGAGGAGATGTCCGTACGGCAGCTCCTCCAGACAGAGCGTGCGGAGTGGAACTCCAAGTTCGCCGCTCTGGAAGCCGAGCGGCAGGCCGAGAAGGCCGCCCTGGAGAAGGAGCGAGAGTTCTCCGCCCTCCAGGCCTACGTACAGCGACGGGTCCGTGAGGAGCAGCAGGGCGAGACGATCGCCCCCGAGCTTCTGGACCTGGTCGACGGCTCCACCCCGGACGAGGTCGAGCGCCGCATTGCGGTGCTGCGCGAGAAGACCTCTTCGATCATCACGAACATGCAGGCCGCCGCCGGCTCGGTGGCCCCGCCTGCACCTCCCCGCGGTGTGTCCCCTGCCGGGTACGCCGCGACAGGGCCTATGGACATCGACTCGGTACAGAAAATGATCACCCCAGAAGAGCTCAGGCAGATGTCAATGGCTGATTACGCCAAGATCCGACACCAGCTGATCGGTCAGGCGGCGCAGCCGAATAGCAACCAGGGACTCTTCGGGTAAAGGACTGAGTAAACTCCTATGGCATTCAACGGCGGTTTTCCCACCACCTCCGCGATCACCGGTACGCCGAACCTCGCGACCAATGTTCCGGGCTCCATGTATGGCGCCGGCTCTGGCCTCGGCGCGGCCATTGCCACCATCTGGTCGAAAGAAATTTTGTTCAGCGCCATGCCGATACTCCGGTATGAACAATTCGCGGTAAAGCGCACGGAACTGGGCGTCCAGCCGGGCCTGACCATCAATTTCATGCGCTATAACAACCTCCCCGATGCGAAGCAACTCGTGGAAGGTGTCCGCATGGAGACCTACGCTCTCTCTGCGAGCCAGTTCTCAATCACGGTTGCGGAACATGGCATGGCTGTCGCCGTTTCCGAGATGCTTCTGAACGCCTCCTATGACGATATTCTCTCGTCGGCTTCCAGGCTCCTCGGGCGTAACATGGCCCTCTACTTGGATCGCTCAGCGAGAAACACATTGCTAAAGGGCAGTAGCGTGCTCTATGGCTACGACAAGCTCAAGCAGCCTGCCGGTGCCATCACCTCCCTCAGCCCCTATGACCTGGGCTCTCCGGCCGCCGGACGGTCCACTCTGACCGACCACTACTTCACCACTGCCCTGGTGAAGGATGGCGTCCAGACACTCGCGCAGAAGAACATCCCCCGACTTGGGGAGACCTACGTCTGTTTCGTTTCTCCGAGCCAGTCCAGGAAGCTTCGCGACGACCCTTCCTGGATCGAGATGACGAAATACGCGAGCCCCGGCAACTTCGCTCTCGGTGAAATTGGCCGAATCGACGACGTGGTTTTCATCGAGACCACTCAGGTTCGCCAGCTTTTCAAGACCGGAGAAGGTCCGGTGAACTGGAACACGGCCGACACCGCGGCCGATGTCGCAACCGGTAAGAGCGTTTACCAGGCGCAGATGATCGGAGACAACGCGTTCGGTCACGCCATTTCTCTGCCCGTCGAACTGAGGGATGGGGGCGTTCTTGATCATGGAAGGGAACACTCGATCGCTTGGTATAGCGTGTGGGGACTCGGGGTAATCACCGACAATGCAATCGTGACCCTAGAGACGAACTAATTCCTACGCCCCATAAGGCGTATCAGGGTGCCGGAGAAAAGAGCTAGTAAAGCCATTCTCCGGCACCCGGAACCCCATTCTTATTTAAATCTGGAGCCCAGAGCATGAGTGCTTCTTCCCGCAAGTCCCCCCGCGACGCCACCGGCCGCGCTGCTGTCGAGCTGGCCGAGCTGCACGCCGAAGAGATCGCCGCCAACGCCAGCCGCATCTCCACCATGACCCCGCCCACGGTCGTCGACTACGGCGACGACGAGCTGGAGCTGTCGGACACCGTCGAGGTTTCGGCGGCCACGAAGCGGCTGCGGGTCAACACCGACCTGGAGAACATCACCATCGGGCAGGGCACGGACTACACGTTCCTCCGCGGCCAGACCTACACCGTGCCGATCAACGTGTGGAACCGGCTCGAAGAGATCGGGTTCGTGTACCACTGATGGAAATCGTGATCGGGGCCGATTACCGGCTCACTGAGGATTTCGGCGTCGGCCCTGGCTCTCTGCCCGCCGGCGCGATCGTGAAGGCCACCGGCATCTACCCGCCCGGCACCCCCGGCATCGGGTGGGCCGAGGAGGACACCGTCCTGGCCAACTACTTCAACTCTGGCGGCGCGGTTCAGACCATCGCGCTCGTGGTGAGTGCGTTCGAGCAACTGTTTGTGGAGGCCTGATGGCTGGCAATCCGACGGCTACTGGTGCGCAGGCCCAGCTCGACTACGTCACCGGTCGAGCGCTCAAGTGGACCGCCCCCCAGGCCGTGTATCTCGCGCTGCTGACGTCGTCTGTCCCGGACAACGTCGGCCTGTCCTCGCTGCCTGAGGTGGCCACCCCCGGCTACGGCCGCCAGCCGATCACCTGGACGCCGGCCACGGCCTCGCGGCCGAGCACCTCGGGTAACGCGACGGTGGTTACGTTCGGCCCGGTGACGGCTGACATGGCGGCGCCGGTGACTCACTGCGCGCTCGTCACCGCTCAGGTCGGCAACACCGGCGAGGTTCTCTACACCTGGCAGTTGGACACGACCCAGCAGGCGGTCAACGGGCAGGCGCTGCAGATCGCCCAGAACAAGCTGACCGCCTCGCAGTCCTGAGGCTCCCCTGCTTGCTACCAGGGGATGGGAGAAGGCCCCCGCACCACCGCCCTGTGTAGGCGATCTCGTGCGGGGGCCTTCGCAGTGCCAACTCCCAGCGCTGGGAGTTACCCCTTGGCGATCGTCGCGATGATGCCGTAGATGATGAGCGCCAGGATTCCGATCCCGGGGATGATGCGAAACAGCATCCCCATGATCATGTTGCTGCGTTCGACGGCCGGCGCCAGCCGCTGCTCCATGGGGATCCGCTCGACCACGGGGTTTCCGTTGAGGTCGTAGAGGATTTCGCCGGTTTCGGGGTGGCGCACATATTGCCACTGCGGGTCCAGGGCGATTTCCAGCGCACGGGCCTGGACGTCGGCGTTCAAAGCTGATTCCACGACGGAGTGGAAGCTGTTGTCGCGCTGGTTGTAGGGGTCGCTGTAGCCCCCGTACTGCCCAAATCCGTTGTGGCCCATGGCGCGGATGGTACTGCCCAGGAACTCGAAATACCAGATTTACCGTGAGAAAACGGACACTTTTGTTATGGCTGTGATTGGCGATGTGCGTAAGAAGGTCCGATCGGCGCTGGGTGACCTGGGGGAGCGCTTCCGTGTGACCCTGCCCGGAGGCAAAGCGACCTACGAGATCGGCCGGCGCCGCGTCACGCAGCTTCTGGTGGACCTGGTGAGCGGATCCACGGTGACCGAGCTGACGCCGGCTGACTATGTGCTGGATCCGCTCGAAGGCACGATCACCTTCCCCGCGCCCATCCCCGCGGACGCGAGCATCCTGATTTCCGGCCTGGCATACAGCCTGTTCACCGACGCCGAGATGGACGCCTACATCACCACGGCCGTCGTCCAGCACACCCACGATGCCGAGACCTCAGAGCGCTACCGCGACACCAACGGCCACATCAGGTACAAGCGCGAGCCGATCACCCTGGCCAACCTCCCGATCGTGGAGGAAGAGCCGCTGGTCGTCCTGGCCACCATCGAGGCCCTGTGGGACATGGCGACCGACGCCGCCTCCGACACCGACGTGTGGACGGCCGAGGGAACGCACCTGGCGCGGTCCCAGCGCTACAGCCAGATCGTTTCCCACATCGGTCTGCTGCGCGAGCGCTACGCCACCTTGTGTCAGCAGCTCAACATCGGCATGGCCCGTATCCAGGTAACCACGCTGCGGCGCGTCAGCCGTACCACCGGCCGCCTGGTCCCCGTCTTCAGAGAGCGCGAGTACGACGAGTCCGGGCCGGAGTCCTACCCCAAGCGGTTGCTGCCGCCCATCGATGCTCCGAACGAGGACACCTCCGGCCTGCCCTCGCCGATCTGGGGGCCGTACTGATGATGGCCCGCCTGGACCGTAAGAAGGGGCGCTTCGATCCCGTCTACGAGTCGGACGAGATCGACGGGGCGCTGGAGGGCTATCAGACCGTCTACGGCCAGGAGATCACGTACTTCCGGTATGACCGGGCCGACTCGGAGACTCACGACGTCTACGGCGAGGCCGACGACGCCGGCCGGATCTACTTCGCGCCAGTCGCCGTACCGGTGCTCAGTGTGGTGCGCGAGGAAGGCCCAGCCGAGCAGGCGCCCGCGGGTCTGAGTTGGACTGACACCCTGCACCTGACCGCGTCGTTTTCGCACCTGACGAAAACCGGCCTGACTGAGCTGGATGTCAAGCATGGCTCCTACCTCAACGACAGGCTGGCCTATGACGGGCGGCTTTTCCGTGTCACGAAGGTCGCGGTCCTGGGCCAGCTCAAGACCCGGGACGTCGTGGTCGGTGTCGACGCTATCCAGCTGAAGAAGGAAGACATCGCCAACGACCCGCAGTTCGCCGCTTGGTGGACGGGGGATCTGGCGACCGCGCCGATTCAGGGCACCCCGTGGGAGCCCCTGCCGCCCGGGTCAGGTACCGCGGGGCCGCCCGGTCCCGCCGGCCCGAAGGGTGACACCGGCCCGGCTGGTCCGGTCGGTGCTACCGGCCCGCAGGGTCCGAAGGGTGACACAGGTCCCGTTGGGCCGACTGGTCCGCAGGGCGTTCAGGGAGCATCCGGGCCGACAGGTGCTCCGGGAGCCCCGGGCGCAGATGGCGCTACCGGGCCGGCGGGGCCGGCGGGGGAGACTGGTCCTCCGGGCATCCCTGGGTCTCCCGGCAGTACCGGTCCGGTTGGTGAGACAGGCCCCGCCGGACCCAAGGGCGACACCGGAGAGAGGGGACCGGCCGGCGCGGACGGCGCTCCTGGCGCGCAGGGGCCGAAGGGCGACCCCGGAGATCCGGCGAGCATCTCCGCCCATGAGTCGGCCGGCGACCCTCACCCGCAGTACCTGACACTCACCGAAGGAAACGCCGCCTACGCACCGATCGGCCATAGCCACCCGGGCGGCTCAGGCGGGGGGCCTGTTTTTCCGCTGAGCGGCTACGGTCTGCTCGCGGCCTCGGCCGACCCGATGGAGTACATGGGCAACAGCGGCGTGCTCAACAACACGTTGATGGGTGCCCGGGTGTGGATTCCGGCCGGAGTCGTGATCACCAAGTTGTGGGCGGCCGTACGCAACGGAGGCACCTACGCCACCAGCGCGACCCCCAACGTGCTCGGGCTCTACACCGACGCAGGCGCGCTCGTCTCCTCGCTGCCGAACGACCCCACCCTGTGGACCGCGGCAGGGTGGCGTGGTGGGGCGTTGCCGGCTCCGATCGCGGCCGAGGCCGGCGGGCGCTTCGTCTACATCATCGCCCTCGCCGGCGGGATGACGGGGCTGACCATTCCGTATCCCGCGGCGGCGAACGACGCCAACGGGGTGTGGTTCGCGATTCCCGCAACGGGTCCGGCGCACCGTCGCGGGTTTTATCAATCTGGGCAGGCGGCGCTTCCGGCGTCTTTCGACCCGACGGCAATCGGTGTCCCCTCGCCATTCATGCCGCTCGTCGGAGTGAGCTGACGACCAACTGGTTTTACCATTTGAAAGCGGCTCCGCCCTACCCTGAAATGTGACGATTGATTCCTTTCAGGTTTAGGTGATCCGATGCCGTGGATTTTGAATGAGGACGCCGCCATCAAGGCGAAGCTGTCCGGCATTCAGGCGTCCTCGGCTGCAGGTCCGGCGACTGTTCCGGCGCGTTTCACAACCCCTGAGCCGGAAAACACGTCAATGACATATCCCGTCATTGTTCTTACGCGCACCGCTGTGACTAGGGCGTCGGATCGAGAGCGCCGCGGGTTCACCGATTTCCGCTACATCCAAGAGGGCCGGCCCATGCCCGGTCCGGATGACCGGTGGGGCTACTACGGCGACCGGCCCATCCCTTACAACATCGACTACCAGGTCAGCGTACTTACGCGGCTGCAGGCGCAGCAGAGCGAGCTCATGGCACGCCTGGCCCGCGGAGACCTGCTCCCCGAGCGCGGCGGCTACATCCACATCGAGCCCATGGGCGTCATCGCCAGCCTGGATTTGCTGGGCGGCCCTGAGCTTTCTTCCCAGGTCGACTCTCACGGAAAGCGCCTGTTCTCCGTCAACTACGTCGTACGGGTGTTCACCGAATTCTCGCCGTATGAGGTCAAGCGCTTCGAGGCGGTCGAGAAGGTCACCGGGAAAATCAACGATTTCGATTACCAGTCCGACCGTGACGGGGCCGTCGTCGGGTCCTTCACCGCACCTGAAGTCTAGGAGTTTTTCTTGGCAACCTACTTGACGCCCGGAGTTTACGTCGAAGAGAATCTGGCGCCCGCGAATCGTGGCGACGGATCTGCTTCGCGTGCGATCGGCGCATTCGTGGGCCTGGCTCCCAAGGGGCCGACCATCCCGACCCGGGTTCGGTCCTGGGCGCAGTACGTCAACCTGTTCGGCGGCTTTTCCGGCTCGAACGGGTCCTATCTGCCGTACGCGGTTTACACCTTTTTCTCCAACGGCGGCGGCTCGTGCTTCATCGTGCGTACGACCCGTTCTGACGCCGTGGCGGCCAAGGCAGATCTGATGGACTCGACCACGGGCACCCCGCTGGCCGGTTTCCAGGTGACCGCCCTGGCCGAGGGATCGTGGTCCAACACCACGAGCGTGCGGATCCTCCCGACCGGCGCGACGCGGGGCCGGTTCGATCTGCAGGTGATCGACGACGGCCGGGTAGCCGAGCGGTTCGGCGACATGTCGAGCGACCCCAACGACCCGCGTTACGTCATCTCCATCGTCAACTCGCCGTACGCGGGATCGCTGCTGGTGAAGCTGACCAACAAGAAGATCACCGAAGCCTACGTCTACGACGAGGTCAAGGACATCATCCCGGCTCAGTCGGTCACCCTGACCGGCGGCGCCGACGGCACCGGCCCGTATGACTATGTGGAGAACACCAAGCTGCTGGCCGACGTGCCGGGCGCGACGTTCGATCTCAATCTGCCGGCGATCTCTGACCCCAACATCATCAACCCGATCGTCGACTGGGCCTCCAAGAACGGCCGCGTGTTCGTGGTCATCGACGGCCCACGGGCGGCCGAGGGCGCGACCAGTGCGCAGGTGATGCAGGGCTACCAGGCGCTGGTGGAGGGTCCGACCTCGCTGCTGGCCAACTCCTACGCGGGTGTGTACGGGCCGTGGCTGATGTGCTCGGATCCCGCGAGCTCGATGTTCGGTGCGGTGCGGCTGCTTCCCCCGGGCGGCGCGGTGATCGGCCAGATGGCCAAGACCGATGTTTTCCGGCACGTGGCCAAGGCGCCGGCCGGCATCGAGACGGTTCTGGCCAACGTCCTCTCCGCGGAGGCGCGCTTCACTGAGCCCGAGCTGGACATCCTGGGCGACGCGCACATCAACGTCATTCGGATGATCCCCGGCTACGGCCACTGCATTTTCGGCTCAAGGACGCTGAAGCGGGAGCTTCCGGACAAGTACGTTCCCGTCCGCCGGTTCCTCATCTACCTGCGCAAGTCCCTGTCCGACCAGTCGCGGTGGGCGGTGTTCGAGCCGAACGGCCCCGATCTGTGGGACCGGCTGCGGCTGTCGATCACTCACTACCTGTCGATGCTGCGCAAGGCCGGAATGCTCCAGGGCAAGTCGGATTCCGAGGCCTTCTTCGTCCGCTGTGACGGCGACAACAACCCGCAGAGCGAAATCAACGCAGGCCGGGTGAACGTCGATATCGGGGTTGCCCTGAGGTATCCGGCCGAATTTGTGGTCATCAAAATCGGGCAATTCGACGGTGGCACTGACACCAACGAGGAAGCCATTTTCTAAACCCCCGGAGGTAGGTTCCCCCTATGGCTACTCAGGCCACCCGACTGAAGGAAGACCCGCTGCGGTCTTTCCGATTCAAGGTCGTTTTCGGCGGCGCCGGTACAGGCGACCGCTATAAGTTTGGCCAGGCCGGCTTCATGAACGTCTCCGGCCTTTCCATGACCACGGAGGTAATTCCGTACCGCGAGGGCGGGATGAACACGACCACGCGGAAAATGCCTGGTCAGAGCGATTTCTCTCCGGTGTCGATGTCGCGCGGCCTCATGGTCGGCGAGCCGGCGATGATGCTTTGGATGAATGACCTGTTCGACGCCCTTCAGGGTTCTGCCGGGTCGAAGATTCCGGATTTCCGGATGAACATCGACATTTATCTTCTGGCTCACCCGTGGCCTGGTCCCGACCCGATCGCGCTTGCCGGTTGGCGTCTTCTGAATGCATGGCCCACGTCGGTTGCGTTCAGTGATCTTGACGCCGGCGCCAACAGTATTTCGATCAACCAGATGTCGCTGGCCCACGAGGGTTGGTACTTCAAGCTCAACCCGGACATCTCTGGTACCGGCGTCGTTCTCTAAACGCAATTTGGACCGTTCCAAACCGGTCGCTCAGGCGGCCGGGACAACCCCGACAAGGACACCCCCATGGACAACCAGATCATCCACGACCCGATCGTCCCGGCCGCTCCGGTACTGCCCCGCAACGACCCCGCAGGCTTCCCCAGCCTGCCCCCGCTCCCGCAGCCCGCGGTGTTCGACCCGATGGCCCCCGCGCCGTACGACCCCATGGCGGACGCCCAGCACCCGGCCGAAAACCCCGGCGTCGTCTCCGACGTCGCGGCGGTGATGTCCTCCTCCATCAACCACACCACCATCGGGGCGCCGGCCCCCGACACCATCACCCTGCCCGTCCCCGTCGTCTTCAACGGCGTCCTGGTGCGAACGGGCCGCGTGCGCGAGCTCACCGGATACGACGAGGAGGAGCTGGCCCGCGCCGCCAACTCCGGGATCCCCGAGCGAATGCCCGAGACCCTGCTGCAGCGCGGCGTAGTCGCTCTCGGCGACACCAAGCCCTCGCCGGCGGACCTGGAGAACTTGCCCGTCGGTGTGCGGGACGCGCTGCTGCTGGCCATCCGCACGGCCACCTACGGCTCCGAAATCCACTTCGAGAAGCTGCGCTGCCAGCGCTGCAGCAAGGACTTCGAGCTCCGCTACGACCTGGACGACGTCCCCACCACCAGCCTTGACGAGACGGTCCCCGCGGTGGTTTCCGTTGCACTGCGCAGGGGCGGCCGAGCCCAGGCCCGTTTCGCCACCGGCGCCGACACCAAGGCCATCCTCGCGGCCATCCGCGACCGCCAGATCAACCGCGCCGAGCAGGACACGATCCTGCTGGCCCGGACCCTCACCTCTCTGACCGACGCCCACGGCGCGGGGATCCGACTGCCCAATGGGGAGGCGCTCGACATCGCGCGCTCAATGTCGATGCCCGACCGCTCGGCCATCCTGCGCGCCCTGGAAGACCAGCGGCCCGGCCCCCGCCAGGAAGACGCCACGGTCACCTGCCCGGAGTGCGAGCAGGAGACGGAGGTACCGCTGTCTCTCGACGTGCTGTTTCGCGATTGATCGAGACCTGCTGTTCGACGCCTACGAGCTGATCATTTTGAGCTTCACCGGATGGACTCTCGCCGACGCCCGCGCCCTGACGGCTGCCGAACGCAGGTTCTTCCTGCACCGCGCCTCTGAACGCGCCCAACGAAGGAGTCTGGCCACCCTGTGAGCACCAACCCGCCCGACGGGCAGTCACCCATGCTCGGTCTCAAGCCGCTGCAGGACGCCACCGAGAAATTCGCCCACGCGACCTCCCTCATCTCCGGCGACCACAAGAAGTTGGTGACCGAGCTCGGCCAGCTGACCAAGGCGCTCAATGGCCTGTCGGCCGCGCTGGGCAACTCCGGCGGCGTCCGGGCGGGTAACGGCAGCGGTCCGGCCGGGTCGGTCTGGGCCAAGCTCAACAACATGGTGGCCGGCTCCGGCCTGCCTGGGACAAACCAGCACGGCCCCCAGCAGGCCGGCGGCCAGACCCCGCGGGGCGGAGCTCGCACCCCGACCGGCGGACACTCCTACGGCACCAACGGCGGCGGATCAACCTTCGGCGGCATGGCCGCCGGCGCGGCGCCGGCTGGCGGCCACGGACCGGGCTACTTCGCGCGCACCATGGCCGCGGTGTCCGGCACCACCCCCAAGTCCTGGGGCACCCAGTACAACCGGATGGAAGCCGGCCTCAACACGCTGCGCTGGGGCGCCGGCATCGCCGCACAGCGCGGTGTCGATCAGATGGACGCTCAGGTCGGCATCGGCGCCCACAACAACCTGCTCAACACCTACGGCTCCCACACCCAAAGCCAGGTCGACCGAAACGGCGTCCTAAGCAGCGTGCTCGGCGCCTCGCGCACCACCCCCGCAACCTACGGCGGCATCGGGATCAACGCCCAGGCGTCGGTACAGAACGCCCAGGATGCGATGGGCGGCTGGAGCGTGGCCGCGGCCTACTCCGGCGGGATGAACAGCAACTCCGGGCAAAAGCGCTACGACGCGCTGAAGAACGCCGCCGCGGGCCTGGGCTACGCCAACGTCGGCATGGGCTGGTCCAAGAGCACGCAGCTGGTCGGCAACATGATGAAGCCCTCCAACAGGCTCAACATGATGCTGATGGGCCTGCCAGACCCGGTGGCCTCCGACGGCTCCTACAAGGGCAATGCGGCGTTCTACTCCGCCTTCCTCAAGCGCATCTACCAGGGCCGCAAAGCCGTTCCCGAGAACGTTTTCTCTGACGACTTCCGCGAAGGCGGCGTCGGCCTGGAAAACCTGCGGATGATCGTCGGTGAGGAAGGCGCGCAGGCCATGCTGCCCTACCTGGCCGGCTACAACCGCGCCACGGCCCAGGGTAAGGACACCAAGGACTTCGACGAGGTCCAGTCCAAGTCGAACCTGGCCGGCGACAAGTACGACAAATTCCGCAAGATCAATGACACCAAGTACGGCATCAAGGACCAGTTCTCCAAGGTCCAGGAGCGGGCCAACGCCAAGTCGCGCGCCTCGGAGCTGACCGGCAACGAAGAGTACATGGACGCCCTGGATACCTCCTCCAGCGCCATGCACACCTTCTCCGAGGCGGTCGCCGCCTTCGTCAACGCGCCGATCATCGGCGACATCAAGAACTTCTTCAAGGGCATGGCCGCCGGGTTCTCCGGCGCCGGCGACATGCCCCAGCAGATGATGATCAACGGCCAGTCGTACATGCTCTCCCAGGGTGACGCTCCGGCCGGCGGCGCCTCGGCTCCGGTGCTGTCCGGTGGCCTTCCCCCGGGTGGCGGGGCCGGCAGCAGCGACATTGAGGCCCAGCAAAAGCGGCTGGCCAGCCTGGCCACCAGCTACGCCACCGGCAGCCGCAAGTACAAGTACTCGATGCGGTACCGCGACGAGGACGGTTATTTCGACTGCTCCAGTTTCGTGTCCCGGGTGTATTCGCAGCTGGGCTACAAGGTCGGTCCGATCACGACCAACATGTGGTCCCAGGGTGAGCACGTCGACTGGGACGATCTGCAGCCCGGCGACATCCTGCTGTGGGCGCGCGGCAAGCCCGGGGCGGCCTCCGGTGCGGCCGAGCACACCGAGATGTACATCGGCAACGGCAAAACCGTCGGCACGAGCTCGCAGGGCAAGAACGGCAACACCATCCAGATCCAGCAGTTCCGCCGCGGAGACTGGGACGACGCGCGGCGCATCGTCGGCTCCGGATCAAAGCGGGGTAAGGCGACCAAGGAGACCAGCCCAGACGGCGGGGGAGGCGACGTCGCCACCGCGGCCACGGACTCCGCGGACTCCGCGGACTCCTCCGGCTCCACCGCGAGCACCGCCGGCTACAGCGGCGGCGGGGGAGGCGGTGGCGGCGGTTCGATGGGGCTCGGCTCGCCCAACGCCGCGGCCTACTCCACCAGCGAACTGTCGGCACTGGCGGGCATCCTGGCCGGCGGCGGCGGCGGGGGTGGTGGCGGTGGTGTGGTCAGCGGCGCGGCCGGCGACGCAGCCACCTCAGAGGAGGAACTGCCGCAGGAGCTGCGCGGCACTCGCCAGGAGCCCAGCGGTAAGGACTCCGAGGTCTCCACGGCGCTGAGCTCCAAGGACAAAAAGCGGCTGGGAGGGTTGAAGGACGCCCCCGTCAACCCCGACCGTCACGCCAAGCGCCGCGGGGATCCCTCCCTGACCCGGGCGGGCAACAAGCTCGGCTTCGGCGGCGACCTGACGCTGAACTACGCCCCGGCCGGCCACCCGGCCGCCAACACCGGCCGAAACAAGGGCCTGGCCAAGCGGATGCTCAAGGCGCAGGGCTGGAGCGACAAGGAGTGGTCGCCGCTGGAGAAGCTCTGGACCAAGGAAAGCGGCTGGAGCGAGTGGGCTGACAACGACGGCTCCGACGCCTACGGCATCCCCCAAGCGCTGCCCGCCTGGAAGATGTCCAGCGCGGGGGAGGACTGGCGGGTCAACCCGGCCACCCAGATCAAGTGGGGCATGGGCTACATCAAGGACCGCTATGGCAGCCCGACCAAGGCCTGGGCGCACAGCGTGGCCAAGGGGTGGTACGACTCCGGCGCCTGGCAGGTGCCCGACGACCAGGAAGCCGTCGTCCACAAGGGCGAAATGATCATCCCGTCCGCCCAGGCCCAGACGATCCGTGACGCCCTGATCCAGCAGAACCTCGGCGGCGCGGTGACCGGCAACGGCGGCACGTCGTCGACCGGGGCGCCCGGCACGGGCGGGGTGACGCTCAACTTCGGCCCCGGATCCGTCGTGCTCACCTTCGGCGCCGGCACCTCCCCGGAGACCGGTAAGAGCGCCGCGTCGGCCTTCATCAAGGAACTGGAACGCAAGGAGCTGTATCAGCAGATCGCACGCGGAGGAGTAAAGACCATTGGCGCCCGTTAATCCCAACAGCAACGGCACGTTCGACCGACGGATCACCACCTACGGGTCCGTCGGCACTGTCGACTCCTACGGCCGCGGCGTCGCCGCCCGTGAGGTGGCGCCCGAGCGCGGCTACATCCGCACCGACCCCAAGGCGTTCGGAGCCGACGGCACCAAGCCGGCCTTGCGCTACCTGTACTTCCTGTATAACCCCGCGACGATCTCGACCAACTACGGCATGCAGTGGGACGCGCCGACCACTGCGCTGGCCGTGCGCACCGACTCCGGCCAGGCCGACCCGCTCACCCAGCTGCAGCAGGGCCTGGACTTCTCCCTGCTGTTCGACCGGACGTATGAGGTCATGGACGGCGACAACGAGGGCGCCTGGCGAGACGTGCGGGCAGCTTTGGCCATGACCGGAATCATGAATCGGGTCGGCGAGGAAGCCATGTACTCCTCAGGGTCGAATTTCGACACCGGGCCGATGTTGCCGATCCCCATGTATTTCCATTTCGGTAACCAGCGCAGCGGCCTGACCTACTACGGATACCTGACCAGCCTTTCGATCGAGTACACGCATTTCAGCAAAGACATGGTGCCCATCCGCGTGGGAATGCGGATGAGCGCGAACATGCTTCCCTCCATGAAGTCCAGTTCGCTGTACCAGCCGCCGCCGGTGCGCACGCTGGACGATTACCTGGGGTGGGACACCGGAAACGGTCAAGGCCCCGGCCCGTGGGCTGACGGGTATCAGTTCCCGTCCGACAAGGCCACCTGGGATCCGGCTGATTTCGACCTGGGAGACATTCCCAACCGATGGGTGCCCAACGGCAGCCCCTACCCGACGGTCTGGAGGTAGCGATGAGCCGCTACGACACCATGGCGCCCCAGATGACGACCTACCGGGGCAAGCTGACGCGGTGCATACCGCTGCGGCCCAACCCGGCGCGGGCCTTCTCCTTCACCTTCCACCAGGTGGACGAGGCCGGCGAGCGCGTCGACCTGATCGCCGCCAAGTACTGGGGAGATGCCCGGCTGTGGTCGGAGATCGCCGACGTCAACCCCGAAATCCTGTACTGGGGGACGTTGAAGCCCGGCACGGTCATCCGGGTGCAGTATGTCTGACCTGCGCGTTCACTATGAGGTGCGGTTCGCCGGCCGCAAACTGTCGCCGGCACCGTTCTCGGTCTCCTTCGAGCGGGCCGTCTCCCACAACACCGTGGCCACCGTGCGGGCGCTGTACCCCGAGGCGCTGCCGATGCGCTACCGGCCGCAGCTGCCGGCCGCCGGCACGCCGGTAGAGGTCCAGTGGGGGATCGCGCCGGCGCAGCTGCGGACCTGGTGGGGCTATGTCCACCACTCGCGGCCCGACCACGACCACCCCGAGGGGCCGGGCATGGAGGCCGTCTCCTACGTGCTGGCCGGCACCGGCCACGCGATGGAGACCCAGCGGACCAAGGACTGGCGCAAGATCACCGATAGCGGTATCGCGTTGAAAATCGCCGAGGACTACGGCCTGTCCGCGGTGGTCCACAAGACGACCCGCATACACCCCTACCTGCTGCAGCCTGGTGTCTCCGACCTGGACTGGTTGAGGTTG